GGGCGTTCATTATATGCTAACCCAGTTGCCATTTTTGCTTGTTCTTGCAACTTAAATTCTTTTGAACCTACTTCTTTTTCTTTTGCATTGGCAGCTCTTGTTGTATATTGAGTCTCTAAATTCGCAAAGCCAACACTCATAGACTTCTGTAAGTCTTCTTTACTTACTTCACCTGTCAAAACACCAGTTAGAGTTGAGAAAAAATTGCCAATGGTCCGGAGCTCCTTAGTTACAAAACGGTTTGTTGCGTTTAACTGTTCTATAGGTAGATTTTCGTATTCCGTTGCATCTGTTGCTGTACCAGCAGTAAGTCCTATACCTAATTTTTCTCCGAGGGAATTCATGCCTCCAGCCAAACTTTCGAGATGCGTCCCTAGCTGGGTTATACCAACAAGTAACGCTCCGTTAGCAAGTTCTTCTTTAACTGCGTCTATATTTGCGTACCCGAGGGTAACTTCGTCACCTTGTCCTTCGACAACTTGTTGTCCATCTGGACCCATCTTTGTTCTTACACCGTGTATATCTTTATATACAAGTTCCAAAGCGTTGGCAATATTGCCGCCTGCAACGCCAGTCTTTTGAGCAATCTCGTTAGCCGCATCTTGAATAGCATCGAGTTTAACAGATGTTTTAAAACTTTGCTTAAATGCATTTAATCCAGCGCCTACACCTGCAGCTGCTGAATCAGCAAATGTATCCCTTGTGTTTTCTATTGCGGCCTTTAATGCCGGTAAGGATTCTTCAAAAACATTAGCTGCATTAATACCAGCTGATTTCGTAGTTTGTCCCATATCGAGAAACGCCTGCCCCATTTCCGTTGACGCTAACTGCTTGGCTTCTGCAGATACTCCTTTAAACGAACCAGTAACACCGGCTTTGAATAGTTCGCCTGCTTGTGGCCCGCCAAGCGAAACTGCTTCTTCATAAGCCTCCATCATCGCTGTTTGTTGTTCTAGAGGCATTTTATAAATTGCCGCTTGGAATTGAGCATCGGCTGCTAGTTTCTTTCTTTGTGCTGATTGTTCTTTAATACTTTTACCAGTAAGCATACTTAATTGGGACATTTGATTAATATAGTTAGCGGTGGCATTCGCTTGCCCGGTGTCGTCAAGTTTCCGGAGATTAGTTGCTAACGCAGTTTGGCTATTCATATCAGCCATTAAATCAGCAGTATCAGATGTGCTTAAACCTAACATTCTTGTTACTTCTATATATGATCTTCCTGCATGAACGCCTTGGGTCATGCCTCTAGTAAAATCTCCCATAACTGCCATAGTTCTAGCAAATCTTTCAGCACCAGCATTAACTGTGCCGCCAAGAACTGATAATGCTTCAGCGTTGTTTCTCACAACAGAGTTGAATCCTTCAAAACCTAGTTTAGAAACACCAACTGCTTTAGTATACTCAACCATACTACCGCCAAAACTTGCACCCACTTTTGCTTGTTCTTGCCAACCTGCATATGCTTGATCACCAATATCTACCATCTGCTTCCCTAATGCAAATCCGGCAGTTCCGATGCCAGTTAATATCTTGCCCACTGGGCCAAGCTTGGCCATTAAACCCTTCATTGAGGCTGCCATTCCACTACCGCCTTTTGATGCTTCTTCCTCAATTGTTTCCATAGACTGAGCTATTCCAGCTGCCATTACTTGAGACTGTGCATTCATAACCTCAGAGTATTGTTGGGTAGCGCCGGCGGCAACACCTAAGGCGCCGGCTGCAACGTAAGATGCACGTGACTGTTGATCAGTTGCTGTCGTTGTGCCACCAAAACTTGCACCTAAATTATTAAGACTATCTTGTGCATAATTTGCAGATCTGCTTAACCCATCAAGGCTTGTTTTGGCTCTATTGGAAGATTTGCTAACGCTATTAAATAGTGCGTCTATGCTTGCTTTAGTTTGTTGTAATATTGCGTCGTCTGCCATAATTATATGCGTATATTATAAAATAGAGTAAATACCGCTACATTATTTATACATTATTTTTCGAGGATTCTAAATGAGTAACATACTAGAACAATATTATCGCCAACCTGAGATTTATATCTCAATTCCACATGAGGGAAAATTTTACCCTGAAGGTAGTTTAGATTTATCACCAACCAGCGAGGTGCCAGTTTATGCTATGACCGCAAAGGACGATATTATTTTAAAAACACCTGACGCCCTCATTTCAGGAGAGGCGGTAGCACAAGTTATTAAAAGTTGTATTCCTGCTATTTTGGATCCGTGGCAAATTCCTGCTACTGATGTTGATTTTATTTTAGTTGCTATTAGAATAGCATCATACGGAAACGACATGGAATTAGAATTTAAATGTTCAGAATGTGAGGAAGAATTTAATTATGCAGTCACTTTAAATCATTACATAGATCATTTAAGTCAAGCCAGTATGTCTGTAGAAAGTAATATTCTCAAATACGGTGAAGTTAAAGTTCATATTAAACCTCTATCTTATAAAGATTTATCTCTAATTCAAAGAAGAACTTTTGAAGAGCAAAGAGCCATTGAAGCAGTAGGAACTATGGAAGATAAGTCAGAGGAAGAACTAAAAGAAATATATAATGAAATATTAAACACTATGACTGAAATTAATATTAATAGCATATCATCTGGTATTAAAGGTATTGAATTACCAGATGGGACTATGGTTACAGATAAAGACGAAATTATAGGTTTTGTGAATAATGCTAGTGTAAAACTTTTTAAGAAAATTACAAATACTATACAAGAAATAAAAGATAAAACTGCACTAGAACCATTGCATATAGAATGTCCTAAATGTAACCATGCGTTTGACTCTCCAATAATTTTTGATTATGCAAATTTTTTCGCCTAAGGCTTTTATCATTAGGTTTTGAAGAAGTATTAGAATTAATTGCTAATTACGAGAAACAGGTAGAAGTCATTAAAAAAGAAATTTACAAATTTGCTTGGTTTATGAGAGGTGGCTTTACTATTAATGAAATGTTCAATACTTCTTTAAAAGAAAGACAATTGCTAACAGAGATTGTAGAAGAAAACTTAAAAATAACAAAAGATTCGGGGCTACCATACTTCTAATGGAACAAGAACTTATTAACGATTTAAAAGACTGGATAAAAACTTTCCTTGCTAAACCGCAAGCAGAGTTAGGTAATCTACCTGTGTGTCCTTATGCAAAGCCAACTGTAGATAACAATACAATTCGTTTTAAATTTGTATATGATGACTTAGAAGAACACTTGTTAGACTTAGGGCGTAACTGGACTGACGAGGACAATGAGGGCAAAGTAGAGGTTATCGCTATACTAACTCCAACTGAAAACTATTCTGAAGAAGAAGTTGCCAATATTACAGAAGCAGTAAATGACGAACTAATGCCACTAGACATTGTTATACTTGATGATCATCCGGAACGTGAAGAGCGTATAGGTAAATTAGTGTTAAACTTTGGTAAATGTATTTTATGTTTAATGGCAAGACTAAGTGTGTTAAACCATGCATCAGAACAACTTGCAAAAAACACAGACTATTATAAAAATTGGCCTAAAGATTATTTAGAGTGGGTTACGCTTTGGCGTTTTGAAGAAATTCCAGCTAGTCTAAAGAAGTTAACGCTTTAAAACTTCTTATTTTACTGTCACGCTTACACAACTCTTTATACTCAACAGTATCTTTACTCCACTCCATACCTGTCCACCATTCAAATCCAGAAATATTTGATTTATAGATACTGCTTTTCTCATACCCAGGACCTATATACAAATACTTAAATCCTTCTTGTTGTGCCCAATATACTTCGTGCTGTAGTGTTACTTCTCCGAGACGTAGTTCTGGATTTTTATAGTCCCACGCAAACATACATGTTTCAACACTTTTATGTGGATGCTCTACGCTTTGATCAATTTCAGGATAAAATTGCATCTTGGTAAACGCAACTATTCTACTATTATGATAGTAGATAAAAAACTTTGTTCTTTTAGTTTCGTTTAATGACCGTTCAAAGTCTTTGAAGTTATGTTTTTGTACGTATTGATTTAATATTTTACGCAGAATCTTAATAAGGTCTGGAGTAAGAGTTTCTACTAGTTCCCATTTTCCGTCGTATTCCTTCGCATCAACGCTATTAGTAATAACACGAGTGGATCGCGACATAAACCAATATTCATCATCTAAAACATCAATAAGAAATCCTTGCTCTATTGCTAAATGTTCTTCTTCTGCAGAAACATCAGTCAAAGATATCTCATTAATAATAATTTCTCTATTTTCTTGTTTTCCGAAAGATGTTTTTATTTGTTTCTGCATTATGAGATGAACTACGTTCATCTAGTTCTTCGCTTACAGCTCGAACTAAATTTATATAAATCACTTTTAAAAGAGTATAATACTATTTAACTAAAGTTCTTTTGATTAACTTTTTCCCGAAGTTCCGTTCACACTCCACCCGACTGGGTGAAGTGTGGTTAGACTTTTTCCTTCAGTCCCGACCTGTAAACTGTTGTGGATTGTTGTTAAACACGGAAGCGGTTGTCCTGTACTCCCTACCACAGTCTCCTGGCTATCACGCCAACAAACGGTATCTATTAAGTGCTACAGTTTCAACAAATAATAGACGCGAGGTTTTTACCCTCGTCTTTTTAGCCCTGAAATAATTAATACGCTAAATTTTTGTCATCATCTCCAGAATCCCAGTGTGCTTATGCTACACCGTCAAGGAGAGCGGGTCTTAACCGCATTGTAGATGTCTTGTGTCTGTGCCTAGTTTAGTTTTGTGTACTTGAGAGAAGCTTAACTTGGTCAGTGTTGTGAGCCCAAAAATTATCGTACTCACAAAAGTTCCAACCTTTATAGTTAATGTGCCTATTGAATTTTAGTGTGGTGTGCCTATCTTCTACTGCTATGTATTTGCCTTTTCTATTAAATTTCATTATTAAGATGTTAAAGTCTCCTTCGTCAGCAGGCTCTAACAACTGTGCTATCCAATCATCTAAAAGTTTTACGTCTTGTCCAAACAAATGATGAAATGGAAAGTCTTTATATGCCTTACACTCAATATTGAGTAAAGGCATACTTTGACCTGGAATGATATCTCCTTTAAAAGAACGTATTTGTCCTTCGTGTAAAAATTCCTTCCTTGCTTTGTTTACTCCACCAATGTAAGACCCGCTATGAGGTACGCGAATAAACGTCTCACTGTATAAATCAGATAAGTGTTTAGCAACGTCGCGTTCCCATGTAGAGCCTTTAATTTTTTGCTTACTGGGCATTAATTACATTGCGTTCTTTTTGTCTTGAATCTCAGCCCTGCGTGTTTTAGCTAATTTACCAATTTCGCCTAACGCTTTACGAGCGCGAGCGGCCGCGGCTTTTACACCCTTATCCTCAAACTTTGAAGATTCGCTAACGTATGTTTCGACTTGCTCTAAGATTTGCTCATGAATTGTTGACATATTGTTTACTCCTTAATGTGTAAAAATCTATTTACATGATTTCTATATCGTCACTGTAATTTGTGAAACCATTTTCTTTTGTAACTGTCAGAACGTTATGCACACGCCCGACCAGTTCATCTTTATGCGAGATAAGAAATACACTTTTATTTCTATCTCTACAAAATTTCTTAAGAATACTTATACTACCTTCTAACCCTAACGCATCCATACCACTATCAACTAATTCGTCAATAACTAGCAGGTTTATGTTGTCGTATAAGTGTTCCCAAACATCCCTAAACGCCCAAGATAAACTTAAAATAAGTCTATTTCGTTCGCCTCTACTAAGATTATCAAAGTCTAGATCACGCCCATACTCTGTAATTTCAACGCTTAAATCGTTCAAGAACATTACAGCATGTGGTAATCCAATCTTGTCTAAGTAATAACTTAGTCTTTTATTTAACAATGCTAAGTTTTGATCAATAATTCTTTTGCGAATAAATGAGTCCTTATTAACTAGCAATCGTGCTAAAAACTCTTGGTGCTCTCTAAGAGACACTAATTCATTTAATTTATTGTAATTAATTTCTTGTAAAACAGAATTTTGTAGATCTTCAATTTGAGACTTATACGGATCTTCTTCCTCTGCCTTCTCTACTAAAGTATTACGCAAATGCTCTAAACTACTATCATGCTTATAAGCACTAGCAATATCATCATAAAACGTTTCTTCGTACCAATCAATAGTACCAATTTCTTCTATTTTTTTAGTAACAGTTGCTAAGTTTTTCTCTTCTGCTTTAATAGATTGTTTATGCTCAGTTATTTGTTCTTCCAAATCCGCAAGCATCTTTTGGTGTATTTCGTCGTGTAATGCTTGTCCGCAAGTATGGCATGTTTTATCCTCGGTTTGTGATATATTCTTCTCAAACCGCGCTAACTCCTTGTTATATTTGGATAATAAGTTCTTAGAAGTTGACTGTTCTCTGTTATATCCACGCAGTTTAGACTCTAACTGCTCTATGTTTGCTTTTTTAGTGTGTAGTGCTATTTCCTCTTCAATCTCGACAGCTTCAAGTTCTTTAACAGCATTGTCTATTTTCTCAATATCTTTGTTGCGAGACTCTACCCACGCTTTTTGTTTTATGCCGAGACTTTTAATAGTGTTCTCAATATTCTCGTTTGCTTGTTGCTTACCTTTGATTGCGTATTCTTCTTCAGTAATAAGATCCTTTGTTTGTCTTATAATCTCTTTAAGTTTTTCTGCTTTCTCAGACAGCAAAGTAATACCGAGTAACTGCTCAATAACGTCACGTTGATCTGATACACGCATAGCAAGAAACGGCTCAGTGTATGTGTTAAGTGCCACAACGTGTTTAAACATTGTATGCGACATACCAACTGCTTCTTCTATTTGATCTTGCGTTTGTCTATTTTCGCCTTGTGCTTGATCAACCTCGTCATTGTTTGAATAATATTTTAAAATACCCGGTCGTCTGCCACGTTCTATACGATGATGTACACCGTCTTTTTCAAACTCAACAGTGACTAACATGCCTTTGGCATTTGTTTTATTGATTAAATTATCTTTTTTAATATTTGTTAATGCTTGCCCATACAACACATAACTCAACGCATTAACAATAGTAGTCTTGCCTGTACCATTACGAGCGCCGGCATCATCGCCGCCTAAGTCTAAGTTTTCACCTAAAACAAGTGTGAGATCCTGTCTGTCTAAACTAACTGCTTGGGTTTGGTTACCCACGCTCATAAAATTCTTTACTGTCAGAGATTTTAAGACTAACATTAAATGTTCCTATATATTTCTAACAACGTTTGTGGATTGTAATGCTCGCTTTCAATGTTGGCTAATTGGTCACTAACAATTGAATCGATGCTATCAAAGTTAAGTTGAATATCCTCATCAATAATGTCAAGGTCTTGTTTCTCTTTATTCGGTAATAAACTTAACTCGCGAACACTTTGCTCTTTTGTAAATGTTTCTTTGATAAAGTTTGCTTCTTCGTAACTAATGTCAATATCCATTGTTACTCTTGCGTATGTTTTACTATCTAAATACTGCGTAGGATTCTCTAACAGTTGCGATAGTTTTAGTGTTTTATATGATGGAGCATCAGGCCAAGCAACATACTCTGGCTCACCATCCCATTCCAACATCATCATGCCACGATCATCGTCCCACGCATCAGCATAGTTGTGTGGAAAGCAATTACCAATGTATATTACATTCTTTTGCTGTTGTCTTTTATGGAAATGACCACTAAACACGTAGTCTGCATGTCCCATGTCGTCAGCATAAAGTTCGCCGTGATCCGGCATTTGTACCATAGCGTTCATGTAAAAGTGAGGCAGTTCAAAGTGTCCAAAAATATACTTTGCTTTAATTTTTTTAATTTTCTTAAAGTCATCACCAACTAACCACGGAACAATAGCAACATTGCCCTCGTTAATTGTTTGATTTACAATAGAAATTCCAGGAAATCTACTAGCAAATTCAACACTGTTTAGATCACGACGATCTCTGTAGTAGAGATCATGGTTGCCTGTAATAAAGTAAAACTTCTCAAAAGATTTACCCAACTTTTCCAAACTACGCAAACTATAGTTTAACGTATGGACGTTAATGCTTGCTCGCTGGTGATGCCAGTCGCCTAAAAACATGCAAGTCTCGCAATCGTTTTTGTGCGCCGTTTCTATAAACCAGTCAATAAAGTCTTCACAATCTTGATTGTGTGTAGTTGAATTGCTTTTATTTCCGAAGTGTATATCTGTACAAACTGCTACTTTTTTAAATAGATTATTGTTACTCATATATAATTAAATATTATACTAAAGTTAAAGTAAATTGTCAAGTTTTTGCGTTTTGATTTTGCCTTGTGTAACTTGGCGCCATATCATTCATTTCTAATATATCATCACGAATGTTTTGGTTACGCTTTTCCATATTAAGAATCTTGGTAAACGAGTTAGTGACAATTGCTGTGTAATACGCAAATGGGTTTTGGCTTTTACTTTCATCAAATAGTAACCCTACTTGAATTAATTGTAATATCGCAGTACCGCGCATCTCATCATTATATGTGTATCCGCGCCAGTTAGATCTTGTGCCATAACGATCACATAACTTCATAAACATTTTAGCGAGGTTTTCAGTCATTTGACCATGATCCTTGTTAAAATATCCAGTTTCTAAGTCACCAATCCAGTGACTTTTGCCTACGCAAAAAAGTTCCTTATTGTCATCATAACGAAAGTGTTGATATGGCGGAAAAGGAAGTTTTTCATAGTGATCCGCTACACGCTTTGGTGTTTTAACCCTTCCGTGTTGTAAAGGAATATGGTCAAAAGTCATAACTCTAAACACAAGATCTTCTTTAGGAATCTTTTTCCAATTAATTTGAAAGTCAATAAGTCGAGGTTTTTTACGAGATGTATTTTCCTCTACTGCTTTTGCGTGTTCTATCTTGGAAAGTTTTGCCGCTCGATTACGCTTCGCTTGTGCAACAGATCTTATATTAATTTTTTCAATCTCTGGTACAATGATATCGTAATCAGCATCTTCTGGTGTAGTGTAACTACTGTAGGTATTCTTTGATTTGTGTATTTCTTCTAAAATATCTTTGTTTCTAAGGTAAACTGTTTTTTTATTGTTCATTTATGCTCCAATATAGTATTTATTATAATACACGTATATTAAAAAGTCAAATAAATAACAAGGCATACAGGAACTTTTTTATGGCAACAATACCATTTGGTGGAATATTATTAGGTAGCATTGCGGCGCCAATAGTTGCGTTTAGCGATGTAGGTGAGGATTGGAGAACAAGATTAACAGTCAACACTGACCTCTTGGGAGGACCAGTGCTAAGTCCATTGGCAGCCGGAAAAGGAATTATTTTTCCTTACACTCCGACACTGTTTGTTCAACACAACGCGGCTTATGGCGCGGCTGGACTTACTCATACAAACTATGATCATCCTACGTTTGAAAGTCATCAAATTGGCTCAATACAAATTACAGGACAGTTTACAGCAAATAGTTCTGCTGAGGCGGACTATTTAAGAGGAGTGTTACACTTTTTAAGAACTGTTACAAAAATGTTTTTTGGACAAGATGCGGAGCCTGTAGCAGGCACGCCGCCACCTGTACTAAGATTAAATGCATCTGGAGATTACATATTTTCAAATGTACCTGTTGTAGTAGAATCATTTTCGATGGAACTGCCAAGTAGTGTTGATTACATTAGAACTTCTGATGGTAAAACAATGATTCCATCAAGCACTACAGTTACTATAACAGCAAAGCCAACGTATTCAAGAAAAGCAACATCCAAACGTTTTGGACTGAAAAAATTCGCATCTGGCGGATTATTAGGAAGTGACAGTGAAGGAGGCTTTATATAAAATGGCAAAGACAAGATACAGTTATTTTGCAGATAGTCCTTATTACTTAACTCCCACTGTAAATAGTAGATTAGGCATAATGAGAAAGAGATCCTTTCCATTCGAAAACGACGATTTAGAATATCAAATTGAAGAGAGTTATAATAATCGCCCTGATTTATTAGCACATGACATTTATAACAATGCTAACCTGTGGTGGGTATTTGCGGTGAGAAACCCAGACACTCTAATTGACCCAGTATATGATTTTGTTGCGGGCGTAACTATATTTGTACCAAAAATAACAACTCTTCAAAAATCATTGGAGTTATAATATCATGTCAGGTGATCCAAACCTACAAATAGATCCTAACAAGCCCATTCCAGCACCTGATAATATTTTACATCAGTTCACAAACTACACTTATAAAATTAGTTTGTTAAGTTTTAAATCTTTTCAGATGTATAACGATTTGGCTGAAAACGGCAGTTGGGAATGGTGCCATGGAAATATTCCTTCTATATGTAACACATTAATATCTTCCGGAGGAATTGCAGACAGCGCCACAGAGTTTATACCAGCCCGGCACCCAGCCTTTGGATTGGATTTTTACATAGATTCTATGTCAATATCAGGAATGATGGGTATGAATTCCACCAGTCGTGCAACCAACGTGATGGATATGAACATGGCCATTGTAGAGCCAGCTGGCACCACATTGTTGGAAAGACTTCACGAAGTACTAACCGAAGACGGACCAAATTGGACAGAGAAACCGCTACTAATTCAAATTGATTTTCTTGGGTACGATGATGCAGGCCAGCCGGTTAGAATAAAACCAGCTACTCGATGGATTCCTGTCAGATTAGTAAGTTTAGATTTTAATATTACGTCAGTCGGTACTAGTTATTCAGTTGAGTTTATCGCAATGGCTGTGTTAGAAGGAAGTAACAATCCATTGACCCAAGCACTTAATTTAAAACAAGTTAAAGGAAAATCACTTCAAGACTTTTGTAAAATTCTTGAGAAAGAATTTAATAGAGAGCAAGTGGAAAGATCAACAGACAAAATAGGTGGTGCAGGACTAAAACCAAATTCTGCCGGAACTGTCGTCGCACCGAAAACACAGGAATTTCCTGATGAAATTGAATTTAAATTAGGGTCAGGTGGTGGCCCAATTGCTGAAAAGCTAAAAAATGCAAAAATAGAACCAAATGTTGCTAAACAAACTTTATTGAGGGTAGGCCCGGTTACTACAGCTCCTGGCGAGAGGGGGCGTCAAGTGCCTCCCGAGAAAAAATTTAAATTTAATAGAGACATAAGGTATTATGGTGAAGGTGAGAGAGGCGACTACAAGGTTGAGATAACAGCACCTGGGCAATCCATGTTAGCATTTCTTGAAAAAATAATACGTGATAGTACATACGTCACTGATCAACTAGAAGAAAACACCACGCTTGATAAAATGAAGGATGCTAGGTCAGTACTGAAAAATCCAGAAAACGGCCTAAATTGGTGGAAAATTACGTATGTTAAGACATTAAAAGATTTTGATAAAATACGAAACAAGTATGCTAGAAAAACAGTTATACAAATAGATCCTTACAAAGTAGTTGATCCTGAAGTTACTGGCGGGAAATCTAAACCTGGAGAAAACGGCCTTCGTAATCCTGCTAGAAGTTATAGCTATATCTACACTGGACAAAACTTAGATATAAGAAACTTAGATTTGACCTTCAACAATGCTTTTATAATGGCAATGTCGGGTATTGGAACATCAAACGAAGGTTCTGAAAACCCTATTATTGAAGAAACTGAAGCAAATGTGTCACCTGAGTCAGGGAATCAGCAAGATGGAGAGGCTGTTGTTAGTGGCGCACAAAGCATTAAACCAAAAAATAACAAATTTAATGCAGATGAACACGCAAACCAAAAGCAAAGAACTGGCGCCACGTTGATGGAAAATCTATACAGAACTCCTGGGTCTGATATGATAACTATTAGTTTAGAGATTGTTGGAGATCCTGGTTATATACAACAAGACGGTATTCTAACAATGACTACTCCTAATAAAACAGGAGCCCAAGGCGGCACCGAAGGACACGATCCAGCAAACGGAGCAATTCTTAGTGATCTTGACGATTCGCATTTTTACTTAGTGTTCAAAACTCCAAGAGATTATGATGAAGCAACTGGATTAGCAAACTTTGCTGAGAGTGATGGCGGTAGCACATTGTCAGGTTACTATAGAATTTGGGAGGTAAACAGTACTTTCCAAGGCGGTGAATTTACACAAGCTGTTGAGGCCACAAGAATTTATAATCAATGGCGCGAAAACATAGACAACCCTGAGAAACCAGGTCAAGAGTTAATGTCAGATGACGAAGCCGCAAATTATGATTTTGAAGATGCTAAAGCCGCGGCCGCATCAGCAACAACAACCGCGCCTGGAAGTGAAGCAGCCGTTGATAGCGCCGCTGGCGAATTTGACGGAACACCAGTGCAATCATTAGCCAGCCAAGAAGAACAAAAAGAACGCGAACTTGCATCAGAAGCAGCTGACAGAGAATGGGCAGGTGAGTTTGACTCAGTTAGTGGCCCTGTAACTGAAACAGCGTCAAATAGAAACAGTGTAAATCCACATGCAGATTTTAATACCCAAGCAATACAATCTTCTCCTCAAAGCGCACAAGAGTTTAGAGCGGCTGAAGCAAGATCATTTCAGTTAAATTCTTTAAACACAACGTCGGCGCAGTCAGGCACTACATCAGCAGTAATTTCCAATACTTCGCGAGGAACTACTCCTATGCGTCCAAATCCAGGAGACGCATCAGGATCTTTTACATTTAGTGCAAGTCCTGCTATTGAGAGTTATAGATCATCGCCGTCATTTGTAACTAGTACAGGAGGCACTGTTTTGACCGAGCCTACTGGACAATCGCTTGGCGTAGTTGGATTAAATCCAATTATTAATACAAGCAGTTATGCGTCCCAAGACCAAACTACTATATCAAATAATAACAATACTGAACGCAGTGCGAGAAAAGATGTTATTAATGCCGTGTCTGCAGGTGCGATAGCGGCAGCCGTAACTGCTTGGGCGGCCGGAAACTCAGCGAGTGAAAGTAGTAAGATTACACACGGTAAATATGGAAACGGTTATAATAGTTGGAAAGAACACGGATATTTGTCAGACATACTTCCAGTAAATCCTCTAACAGGACAATAGAACTTTAAATAACAATGGAAAAGCATAATGCCTCAAGCAAATCATCCTAAAAAGCCTACAGTAGGATTACCCACTGCTGGACGAGATTATACAGCGAAAACAGACCCAGGTCCTTATATAGGTATTGTCAAAGGATATGGTGATGACAGCGGTATGAATCGTATTGCGGTTTATATTCCTGCATTAGCACAACAGCGTAAATCCAAAGAATCAGGTTACGATAAGACAGAGTATGAATCTAACACTATACTTTGCTCATTAGCATTGCCTTTTTACGGAAGAACGAATGCATTAGCTGATAATAATGATCAGTATGAAATGACCACTAAATCATATGGTATGACCTTCCCTACACCTGATATTGATACCCAAGTTATGGTAGTGTTTGCAGAAGGCAAACTAGGAAGTGGTTATATTATCTCATATATTCCTGACGCATTAATGTTACATATGGTTCCGGGTATCGCCGCATCGCCAGCATTTAAAGGCTCAAGTTCTACTAAAGCAGCTGGTATAACTTCACCAAAGTTTGAAGTGCCTGTTGCGGAATATAATAAGTTAAGTACCAAGAAATTTGACAAAACTACTGCTTGGAAAAATGTAGAAAAACCTGTACACCCAATGTTTGATACTTTGCTTATGCAAGGATTAGAAACAGACTATGTTAGAGGACTTACAACTTCTAGTGTTCAACGCGAGAGTCCGTCTAATGTGTTTGGTATTTCCACGCCTGGTCCTTTAGATTATGACTTTGGAACAATTACGCAAGGACTTGTTACTGAGGAAAATAAAGAAGGATATGAGTGGCCTGTTAACAGAAAAAGCGGACATACTTTTGTTATGGACGACGGCGACAATAATGGTACTAGCCAGTTAATAAGATTACGAACAGGTACAGGGCATCAAATTTTATTAAGTGACGACGGTGGCACAGTTTATTTAGGAACTGCAAGCGGGAGTGCTTGGGCTGAGTTGAGAAATGACGGATCAGTAGATGTGTTTAGTGCTAAAGACGTTAGCGTTCATGCCGAAGGTAATGTTAATATGTTAGCAGATGTTGATGTTAATATACAAGCGGGCGAGGATATTAATCTACTAGCAGGGCATAACTTTAAAATAGAAACAAATCCAACAAATGCTCAAGGCAAAGGACACGCTCACTTCTATATAAATGGTAATTTAAAAGCAACATCAGTAGGCACTATGAACTTTAAGTCCACTGACTGGTTTAATATTACTTGCAAGGAAGCAATTAGCCTTACAAGCACAGCATGTATTTTTCTTAAAAGTGGCGGCGGAACAAAGTATCCTATTAAACTCAACACTGAAGCCGGAAACGTTGCTGAAGAAGCAGGCAGAGTTGCTATATATGAAAATAACTGGGTAAACAAAGGAGCATCCAACACGCACGGTGGTAAACGTTATGCTGTTGATGGCAGCTACTCTTATTATACCGCAATGCAACGAGTTCCAATGCACGAGCCAGATCCAAGAATTAACCAATCAAAGAAAAAGGAACCTAAAGCAGGAACCACCTCACATATTGCTGACAGTAGTAATTAATCTACGTAGGTTAATAGTAGTATATAATTAAAATAACTAAATATTAGTATGGCGATTACATATAAAGGCTTCAATACTCTGGGCAAAAACTTCTCTAATTCTTACACATTGACTGGTTTTGATATTGCAAAACAAGATCTTATGAACCATTTTAATATAAGAAAAGGTGAAAAGTTACAACTACCTGATTTTGGATCTGTGGTATGGGATATGGTTTACGAGCCCTTGAATGAAACCACAATAGAAACAATAAGACAAGACATACAGGATGTTATTGCTTATGATCCGAGAATAGAAGCAGAAAATATAGTGGTTAAACAATATGAGCACGGTCTATTAATAGAATTAAACTTAAAGTTTATTCCAGACCAGATAATAGAAAATTTGCTAATTGATTTTAACACACAAACAACTACCGCTACACTGAGTACAGCATAATGGCATTAACAACACGACAAAATAACATATACAACGCAGAGGATTGGCAAGTATTATACCAATCTTTTATTAACGCAGACTTTGAGAGTTATGATTTCCAAACATTGCGTAAGTCAATGATTGATTACATCAAAGCATACTATCCTGAAGATTTCAATGACTACATTGAAAGTTCAGAATTTATTGCGTTAATTGACCTCATATCTTATGTAACACAAAACATTAGTTACAGAGTAGATTTAAACGCTAGAGAAAACTTCCTAGCAACTGCTGAACGCAGAGAAAGTATTTTAAGACTTGCGAGACTCGTAAGTTATAACGCAAAGCGTAGTGTAAACGCAAGCGGAATGTTAAAGTTATCAAGCATCTCTACAACGGAAGATGTTTATGATTCCAATGGAGAGAATTTAGCAAACACTAGAATTGATTGGAATGACATTAACAATGATGATTACGCAGAACAAATTAATTTAGTATTAAATGCGGCAATGGTGAACACACAAAAAGTTGGTAATCCTAATAGTTCTAAAACGTTAAATGGTATCGAGACTCAAGAATACCAAATTAACATAGCAACTGGAACACTGCCAGTGTTTCCATTCCAAGCATCAATTGATGGCGTTAATATTGATTTTGAAATTGTTAGTGCTACTTTTGAAGGTTATGACTATGTTTATGAAAAAGAACCTAGCACTATCTCACCATTTAGTTTTTTATATAGAAGTGACGGCAAAGGTAACGGCAGTGTCAACACTGGCTTCTTTGCTTACTTTAAACAAGGTACTTTAAGAGCATCTGATTTTACTATTGACCAAGCAATTCCTAATAGACAAGTATTAATTAATACTAGTAACGTTAGCCAAAATGATGTTTGGTTATATGAGTTAGATTCTAACAATGACTTATATAGACTATGGACGCAAGTGCCAGCGGTAACAGGTAATAACGTGATTTACAATAGTTTATCAAGAGATATAAGATCATTATACAGTGTACAATCACGTGAAGCAGATCAAATTACATATGTGTTTGGCGACGGTATATTTTCTGATATGCCACGCGGTAGTTTTAGATCATACTTTAGACAAGGTAACGGATTGTCATACGACATTAACTCAGACGATATGCAAGGTGTAACGTTAAACATTAGTTACCTAAGCAAATATAATGTTCAACATACATTAACAATGGTTCTTGATCTACAACAGCAAGTTTATAATGCAGCCGAAAGAGAAACTATTGAAGATATTAGAACAAAGGCACCGCAGAGTTATTATTCACAAAACAGAATGGTTAATGGCGAAGATTATAATATTTTTCCAGTAACAGCAACAAACGAAATTATTAAAGCAAAGGCAGTTAATAGAACATCAAGTGGTATATCTAGATATTTAGATGTCATTGATCCTTCAGCAAAGTATTCATCCACAAACGTATTTTGTGAGGATGGAATATTATTCCAAGAATTATTTACTAACAATTTTGATTTTGAGTTTTCTAATGAAATGGATATATTGCGAATTATTCGCGATACTATTGAACCTATTCTACGTAACGTTAGTAGTAAACAATACTACTATAAAAATTACCCAAGAATATCAGTATCCACCACAACTTGGGAACAGTCAACTACAAGCACTAATATCAGCACTGGTTATTTTAAAAACAACATCGGCTCTCCAGTTCCAATTGGTTCAGGGGCACCAGACAACAGAGTGTGGTTAACAACAAACTCACTAGTTAAGTTTAATGCACCGTCTGGAAAATACTTTAAGTCAGATGGCAGTTTACACACTGGTGTAGTTGGTGCTCCAGGAACATTTAGTTCCATATGGGCAATGGTTAAAAACGTAGTAGGTGATGGCATGAATGGTGGCACCGGCAATCTATCCGACGGCTCCGGCCCAGTAACACTAACAGAAAAGATTGGTGATGGTGCAGAAGTAGCGGAAATTATTCCGCAGTTTGATACAGACTTGACTTCTGCAATTGAAACAGCAATGCTAAACAAAATATTTAATCATGAAGAGTTTGGCTTACGCTTTGATGCAACTACTAGAGAATGGATTATTGTATTAGCAGAAAATTTAAATACGACAAATGCATTTAGTTTTAGCTTTGCGGGCGACACTTCCGGACTACGTAAAGACTCAAGTTGGATGATACGTTTTAGTAGTACTGGCGTAATTTATACATCAACATATAGAGGTTTAAAATACAGTTTTGAAAGTGATTTGGAAACAAGATTTTACTTTGACGATTCAGTTAAAATTTATGACTCACGAACTGGACAAACATTAGCAGACCACGTTAATGTATTTAAAATGAATAGCAAGCCTGATTCTAATGACGCATTAGATCAAGATTACATTTGGCAAATTTACGGTTTAGACACAGAGTTTTCAGGAAGCACAAACACACGTAGAGTATTAGTTACATTTTTAGATAGCGATGACGACGGCATTCCAGATAATCCAGATCAGTTTACCACAGTAATTGATCCAACAGTTAATCCAAATAACAAATTAGTATTTTTTGAAAAGTTAACTGAGGCAGACGGTGGAGAACAATATAGATTAACTACAAAAGAAGTTAATTTAGATTACGATTTAGCAACAAACTTGCCAACAGACTTGTCAATTTTTAGTGACGGAGAAGTTATATACTTAACTCTAGATAAGAAGTTTAAAGTAAACAATTCAGCAGATAGTACATTGTTGGATAGCACAGATTATTTGGCATATATTGGTAGAAAAGACTTATACTTTAACTACAAGCATAACTCACCAAGCGACAGAAGAATTAACCCTGGGTTGAGTAATATTATTGATTTGTATATATTAACCCAATCATATAGTAACCAATTTATTCGTTACATAAAAGATAATACTGGTGTTGTTATTAAACCAGAAGAAAGTACTACAACAGAGTTATCGTCACAATTTAGTAATTTATTAGATTATAAAATGCTAAGTGATGAGATTATTTTCCATCCAGTAAAGTATAAAGTATTGTTTGGAAGCAAAGCAGATAGCTATCTGCAAGCAGAGTTTAAGATTGTAAAAAATCCACAGTCTTCAATCACTGACACTGAAATTAAAACAAAGGCAGTGAGTGCTATTAATGAATATTTTGATAGCGTAAATTGGGACTTTGGAGATACATTTTACTTTACAGAATTATCAGCGTATATTCACACTGAATTATCACCACACGTTGCAACAGTATTAATTGTTCCAAAGGGTACTGAGCAAACTTTTGGTAGTTTGTTTGAAATTGAGTGTACAAGCGATGAGATTTTTATAAGTGATGCTAAAGTAGAAAACGTTGAGATTATTGATGCAGTAACAGCATCTAAGATTAGAGCAAGCGGCACAATTACAACAAGTGCATAGGAAATAATATGGCAATAAGAAAGACTGTTAACCTATTACCTGGACAGTTTCAAACTGATGTTAATAAAAAGTTTTTAAACGCAACATTGGATCAGTTAATGTCCCCAGGGACTTTGGATGTTGTTAATGGTTTCGTTGGAAGGCGAGATGTTAACAACTTTGAAACAACTGATAGTTATGTAGTTGAAACAACATCTGATAGAAGAAACTATCAGTTAGAACCTGCAATAACAATTAAAAAAGATTTAGCAACGGCAAACTTAGAGCAATCTGCTTATGCCTTTGCCGCCACATATATTGACACAATTAACTCAGTTAAAGTAAAGGGCGGTAGTAGTTATAATCATAACAGATTGTTTTCTAGTGAATACTATGTGTGGACACCACCTATTGACCAAGATAAAATTTCCAGTTATACAAAATACTTTTGGTTACAAGACGGTCCAGATACTATAGAGATTGATCAAGAAATTAATGTAGAATCAGATTTAATAGGCAAAACAACTTTTACTGCTACTAGTGGCACACAATCAGTGGTGTTTTCCTCTGGACTAAAAGTTAAGTTCACTAACGCATCTACGTATCCATCATCATACCAAAACAAAGAATACCTGGTTGCAAATGTTGGAAAGAGCATTGAATTGATTGAGTGGAGCACTTTAGTCACACCTGAGTCAGCAGTTTATTCTCTAACTAAAGATTACATAACTATTAAGCCTGGCGCACTTGATGGCAACCAATGGAGTAATAATAACCGTTGGTTCCATGAAGATATTATTACCAAAACAGCAGAATATACAAACACAGTTCCTGTATTTGATTCAGCAGTTAGAGCAAAACGTCCTATTATTGAGTTTGATAAAAACTTAAAACTTTATGATTTTGGTACTGCTAAGTTAACAGATGTCGACTTAGTTGACACTTTATTTACAGATGCGTTCTCTGATTTAGAAGGACAGCCAAGTGCTGGTACTTACATAGACGGAAAGTTGGTTGAAGAAGGACAATTAATAGTATTTACAAGCGATGCAGATCCTTTTGTTAATGGCTTTGTATACGAAATACAAATTCTTAGAATTGCTGGTGTAGATACTATACACTTGGAAAAGTCAACTACTATCGCAGATCCTGTAGAGCATAATACACTTATTGCCAAATATGGCAATAATGCAGGAACACAGTGGTATTATAAAAACAGCAAATGGAATAAAGGACAAATTAAAGCAGGAGTAAACCAAGCCCCATTGTTTGATATGTTTGATGAGACTGGTGTTAGTTTTTCAACATATACTAACAGCACGTTCGCTGGTTCTCCAGTGTTCAGTTACGCAGTAAACTCAGCAGGAGTGGCAGACACTGAGTTAGGTTTTGCTTTAACATATAGAAACTTTAATAACATTGGCGACATTGTTTTTTACGATAATATTATTAGAGATAGTTTTACATATACTACTGATGTTTTAAACAATGTCACTAGCAGTGTAAGAAACGCAAAAGGCTTTTTACACAACTATAATAGTATTTCTGATTATACAGTAGAAAATAACTGGACAAAAGCACCGTTTGAGAGTAGACAGTTTATACAACAAACAATTTCAGTAGGATCTGAATTACAACAGTTTAAAATTACGACAACTCCAAAGGAAGAAACTAACGCAAAGAATTTAATTGTAAAAGTTAACGGAAAGTTGAAGGAGAAAGGAGAAAACTCCTCCACCACAAAAGATTTTTATATTTTAACAACTGATAATGTACAGTATGTTAATTTCACAACAGCCCTTACCACTGGTGACGTACTTGTTATAAAATCTTATACTGACGACACTACTGAAAACTTAGTAGATGGAGAAGTGTATAACATTCCTGTTAACTTAAATAATAACCCGCTTAATAATTTGGACGTAACAACAACATACACCCTTGGACAAATTAGAGACCATATCGGAACGTGCGTTGATAATAGTTTAGAATTTGAGGGCACATACTTTGGTTATAATAATACTAGAGACATTGGCGACATCAGTCTGTTAGGAACAAACATTGTTCAAAACTCTGCTAGTTTAGCAAAAGCAGGGTACATACTAACAAACAACGAATATGACTTTTTCACTTCAATTGACCACGCAGAAGTACAATACAATAGATTTAAGAACTTATTTTTAACTACTGCTGACAACCTCGAGTATGATTCAAATACATCTAGGTTTGTTGATTCTATTTTACAGACAATGTTCGCTGGTAAAAATAATACAATGGCATATCACAATAGTGATATGGTTCCGTTCTCAACAGATACAACAACTTTAACATATACAATTTTTGATATTGATAATAAGAAGTTTGAACTTAATAAAACTTACAACGACACAGTTCCAAGTGAAACTGGTGTATTAATATACAACAATGGTGTTATGCTGGTAAAAGATAGAGATTATACTTTCTCTACAACAACTCCGTTTGTTACATTGGCGGACAGTGTAACATTAGTTTCAAACGAAAAACTTGAGATCGTTGAGTATATTACTACAGGTGGTAACTTTGTGCCGCCTACTCCTACTAAGTTGGGATTATATCCAAAGTATGTTCCAAGTAAGTTTACAGATGACACATACAAGACATCAATTGATGTTATTCAAGGACACGATGGTTCCATCACACCAGCGTATGGTGATTATAAAGATGATGTTTTACTAGAGTTAGAAAAAAGAATTTACAACAATCTTAAAGTTGAGTATAATAGTAATTTACTTGATACATGTAACTTGATTAACGGTCATACTAGAAAAGTAGACTACACTACTCAAGAGATTAACAATATATTAAGTGCCTACATATCCAATTGGGCTAACAAAAACGGAATAAATTACATCACAAACTCAACTTACGACGTAAGCGATCCGTTTACTTGGAACTATAGTTTAATAAAGAATAAATTTGATTCGACACAATTATTGCCTGGCTACTGGAGAGGCATTTACAAGTATTTTTATGATACAGACAGACCACATACACGCCCGTGGGAAATGCTTGGATTTACAGATAAGCCATCGTGGTGGGAACTTACTTATGGCCCAGCACCTTACACAAGAGATAACTTAATATTGTGGCAAGACTTAGAGGATGGCGTGATTGCGTCCGGACCCAAAGCAGGCACATATGACAAATACAAACGCACAGGTTTAGTTGCTAACTATATTCCTACAGACAGTGCTGGTAACTTAATGCATCCTGTAGATGTTGGATTAATTGATAGAATTGATTCAAGTACAAGCGCAGATTGGGCAATAGGTGACGACGGTCCGGCTGAAACAGCATGGAAAAGATCTAGCAGTTATCCGTTCGCGTTACAGAAGTTGATGGCGTTAACAAAGCCGGCAAAATATTTTGAACTAATGTACGATGTGTCTAAAATAACCACAAACCTAGTAGGACATTATGTACACAAGGACACTGGGTTACCAATTGTTCCTAACGCAGTAAGCACACATGGGTTTGTTAACGCAGATGGTACTGTTGAATACACTGCTGGTTATGGTAACTGGATAGTTGATTATACAGTTTACTTGGGCGGTAGCACAATAAAGTTTAATGAGAATCTTAATAGTTTAAGTCTTAATCTTGCTTATAAAATGGCAGGGTTTACAGATAAAGAAAAGTTAAAGATTATACTTGAGCAAATTTCACCAACACGCTCTTCCAATGACGTGTTTATACCACAAGAGGATTATTCCTTTTATCTATTAGAAGGAAAGCCATTAGAAAGAATTAATTACTCGGGTGTGATAGTTGAAAGAACTGAGTCTGGCTACATTATTGATGGTTACTCTGTCGATACTCCTTACTTTAATGTTCTGCAAAGTATTACTACCTCAGGAAATAAAAGACAAGTTTCAGTTGGTGGAGTACAACTTGATACCGTTCCTTACGAGCCTAATAATGATTACGCAGCTGGACAAATATTAGAAACAACCTCTGGGTCATATTACATTGTTAATATTCCTTTTTCATCAACAGATGATTTTGAAAATGATAGGCAATATTTAACAAGGACTCAGCAAATTCCAACGCAAGGCGGAGTTACAGTATTACGATATGGAGATTTTAAAAATACTCCAACCAAAGTGCCTTATAGAACAGAATACAAAACTATACAAGATGTTTATGATTTTATTATTAGTTATGGTAGATATTTAGAGTCTACTGGTTTACAATTTGATAATATTAGCGATGATTTTGGACTAGTTGAAGATTGGGATCAGTCAGGAGTTGAATTTTTATACTGGACACAAACAAACTTTGGTCCCGGATCAATGCTTACAATGAGTGCTGGTAGCTCAGTTCTAAAGTTTAATCTAAGTAACGCACAGGTCGGAAGTTTAACTAGCGAGATTATTCCGTCATCAGTTATCAACCAAAACAAGCAAAAGATTTTAGTTCAAGATTTATTTTATAAGAGAGAAGATAACACATTTGAATTAAGCACTAGCCAAGAAGTAGATGGTGTATACGCTTGCGTCTTAAATCCAATACAAACAGAACATTTGTTAATTGTAGAAAATGAAACTGTATTTAATGATGTTATTTGGAACTTAACCACTGGTAGCAGACAAAACAGAATTAAGTTAGTAGGCTATAAGACAAGATTGTGGGACGGAACGCAACAATTGCCAGGCTATGTCTTATTAGATGACAGCGTTGATGATTGGGATGTTAACAATAATTATGAACTCGGCGAGATTATAAGATTTAAAAGTAAATTTTATGTCGCTAATATAAAACACGCTCCGTCGGATTTAACAGAACAAGGAAAGTTTGATTTTAGCAAATGGAAACTACTAGATGAAGTTAACACTGGCTTGCTTCCTAACTTGGATACAAAAGCAGATCAGTTTAGAGCCTTCTACGAGATTGAAGAAGATGTGAGGAAGTTTAGCACTGAGAAACTTTCTTCTAACCTAATAGGTTACCAAAGTAGAAAATATTTAGAGAATCTGCAGATTGACGAAACTGCTCAAAAGAAATTCTATCAAGGATTTATTAAAGAAAAAGGAACAACAGCGGTTGTTGATAAATTGCTCAGAGCAAAAGTTCCTGCTTTGGATACCTCAATTAACTTATACGAGGAATGGGCATTTAGAATTGGCGAGTATGGTTCTGTAGACAGCACACAAAGTATTGATTTTTACTTAGAAGAGAATAAATTTAAAGAAAGTCCTGACTTAATAGAGCTTATTAATGCTGACGAGCAATATAAGAATGAAAATATTACAGTTCGTCCAAGCGATCTTTACCAAAAGCCATTAGAACCATTACACTTTAATAAAAATATATTCTCTATAGAATCAGACACAATAGATGATAGACTAACCCTTCCAACAGCAGGGTATGTAAGAACTGACGATACGAAACATTCAGTTGTTAGCCTATCAGAGTGGGTTTCTTCTAACACTATTATAATAGAAGAAACAATTAATATCGAAACACAGTTAATTGGAAGAACAAGTTATACTACTAGTGGCTCTGTTACATTATATAATGGTGCCGTAGTAAGTTTTGATAGCACACAAATTATACCGTCCAGTTATAGAGGTAAAAACTTCGTAGTAACTGGAGTAGGTGAGTCTATAGTACTAACTGAAAAAACTGCGTATCTTAATTCGTTAGCAATTGGTGACAAAGTTTGGGTCTCTAGTGCTGACAGTTTCCCACCGCAGTTTAAAGAGGATTCAAAAGATTGGGCAGTATATAGAATTACTAACGCAGGGAATTCACCTATAAGTGTATCTAAAGATAACGACAATGAATTAACTGTTGCATTTTTGTATCCCATTGGTAGCATACTAGTAGGCGAATATATTATTTTAAGACGCTGGACAAGCACGTCAAACAGTGGAGTAGATTTTAGTGGAATTTACAAAGTAAAAGAAAACTTATCCTCCAACGGACTTTATGTACTAAAATTACACGCAACAACGTCACTGGAACCATACGCAAGTTTGGGTGATTCACAAGCACCTACTATAACACGCGGCGAGATGGTAGTATTATCCAATGCTCGATATAATAGTTCAGACAGTTTATACGGAACAGATGAACCAAGATATGGTTGGCAAGACGGTGATTTAGCATGGGTTGATGACTACGCTGATACAGGGAAATGGGCAGTATTAGAGAAAAAGAATCCTTACACGCTAAGAGAGCAAATATATCCTAACAGTAAAGCAATTAATACTGGATTTGGGCAGGCAGTTTCCACTAACAAAGACACTTCCACATTATTAGTAGGATCAGTGTACGATGGCACCTCAGCAGGCAACATTGAACAATGGACAAGAGACATCAAAACAGTATTTGATGTTAAGAGTATTTTTGTAAGTGGCGATGGTTCACTAACGTCAGGTTACTTAAACAACTCTGGATACTTGTTAACTGTTAATACTGACGGATTGCCACAGCCATCATCTTTTGGTACATTTCCAAATGATAGTAATTCTAATAGAGTTACACCAAAAGTTTTTGAACACACTATAAACATCCGTGTTGGAACAAATACCACAACTACTACTCCAAGAGAAATTGGAAGTGATAGTATTGGTATTACAGCAACTGGTGTTACTATTAAAAGTCCTATAGTTGAAGGAGAATTAACTAACGACACTGGCAGTGCCAAAGGAAAAGCACCATTAAATTGGCAATGGAACGCTGTAGTAAACAGAAGCAAATTAGGACTGGACAGTGGCGACGGACAACCGTTGGATGACAACCATTATAATTATTATAGTGGTAAGTTTTTAAGCCAATGGAATGACAGCGTATACTTAGAAAATAGTTATTATAATGATACTAATTACAGCGGCGATCATTGGAGACACGCGGATGGGCACTCTAAAATAATTGGCTATGCTTATGATGGTTATCCAATTTATGGACCTTTTGGATATCAAACTCCTACTAACTCTGCTACAACACCAGTAAGAATGACCTCATCATACTTGTTACATGACGCTCCTCTTGCTGATAGAGAATACAATTATACCCAATATTCTAAAGGATCTTTTATACAAGATTATTATTATTCAGATGGATCAGGCACGTTAGACAAACACAATGGACGTTATGGTGTAACTCCTGATTATCCAGACGGCACATACGCATACTTTTTGACAATTAAGGTAGATGGTTCTGTAGTTTATCCTTACGTAGTAGGACCAACAATGAAGGAATATCCTGTATTAGAAGCAGATACCGTTCCTAAAGATCCAGGAGGTAGTAATACACAGACGGTTGCCTTAGTGCCGGCAGACTTTGCTTTTGACAGTAATATAATTGACGGCAGTAAACTTCGCAACAGCGGACTTCTTGGGTGGCGATTTGATAATACTAAAGAACACGATTACGTTGTAACAACAGCACCAGGAAGTAATAGTAACGAAGGCTATGTTATTGTTTTAAAACAAAAAGATGATAAAACATATGAGGCATTTGATATACTTCGATCACCGGCGCCAGCAGTAAATGGATATTTTGGTTATGATGTTGCTCTTAGTAACAACGGAAACTATATGATTATTGGCGAGCCAGGAGAGTTAAAGGCACACATTTATGGACTAACAAATACTGTTACGACAACGAATAGTGAGTTCTTTAACGGAACAGGCGCAACTCCAACGTTTGCGACAACAATATCATACAGTGACAATAGAGAAGTTACAGTGTATGTTGATGGACAAATTAAAATTGAAGGATTAGATTATACATTAGGAGCAGGAACAATTACATTTGTTACCTTCCCACCATTAGGTTCTAACAATGTTGAGATGCGTACTGGAAATTATTTTTATCAGGTTCAAACTCTATCAGGAGCATCAGCAACAGACTTTGGTAGAAGTGTTGCTATAAACGATAATGGAGATTTTGCATTTGTCGGCCAGCCAGACAAAGCAGCCGGCGGAAAATTGCAAGTAGGAAGCACTAAAGTTTATGCTAAGTCACCTAACGAAACGTATAGCGAAGTTCAAGAACTTTCTAGTAACATAACAAGCGAGTTGGAATTTTTTGGTAAGCAAGTAGAATCAGGCGACAGTGGTCACATTGTCGCAGTTGGTGCCACAGGTGCAGATTACACCTACATAGGAGCAACTGCTGCCTTAGCGTATAATACAGGTGAAGTAGACTACTTTATTAATAATATGAAAGTAACTGGTACAATAACAGGAACAGTTGCTAATCCAACTGTTGGTATTGGTGATCAAATTGTTATTAACGGCACACAGGTTACATTTACAGGTACAGCATTGACTGATATTGTACAAGATATTAATGACGCAAGTATTACATTCATCACCGCAGAAAGCACTTCGGATAATAAATTAAAAATTACTAGTACTAGCACCACAACAAATAATAAACTTAGTATTACAGTAGGTAATACAAATGGTGTGGCAGTGTTTACAGCAATTGGTATTACATTGTATGAATTTAAAGCATCGTTAGTACATCCAGACGGTTTACAAAACGCTTATTATGGAGAAAGAATAAAGTTTAACGAAGACGCTTCTAAATTGTTAATTAGTAGTCCAGCAGGAAACTCAATTGTTGAGATAGGTATAGATGACGGTTTAACAACATTTGATCAGTCTAATACGGCAATTAGTGATATCCAATTAGAGTCAGGGTCTGCGTTAATATACGATATTAATAGCGATATGACAAACAGTTTAATTCAACGTTTAGATTGGAGAGAACGCAGACAGTATGACAAATACGGTTCAGGCATTACATTAACAAATAACACCGCGTTCGTTGGTGCTCCAGGAGATGATTACTTCGAAACAGAGACAACAATTGGAGATGGTGTAACTACAGCATTTGCAATAACTGGACAATATAGTACTGATAATATTGAAGTTACTATTAATGATAAAAAGATATTATCTGGCTTTACAAGCGACAATGCATCACCTAATAGCACAGTTACATTTGATAATCCACCGCTTGCGTATACTATTAAGTTTAGTAAGTATACGTCTAATACTGGTTCAGTACTAGAGGCGATTGACGCAAATAACAAAGGCTCCTGGAATGTTAAGCGACAACAAAATTCCAGAGTTGACATTGACACAATTAATCAAGTATTCACATACAATCAGAAAACTAATAAGTTTATAAACTATGTTGACTACTTGGATCCAGTAAAAGGAAAGATACCTGGCGTTGTAAACCAAGAAATAAGTTTCAAAACATTCTATGATCCAGCAGTTTATAATGTGGCCACAGATACTACAGTGACCACAGACTCAGATAACCATTGGGGACCTAACCAAGTTGGAACATTGTGGTGGGATTTAACAAACACCAAGTATGTTGATTATGAACAAGGTGATTTGGAGTATAGAAAAAAATCATGGGGTAAACTATTCCCAGGCACACAAATTAGCGTATATGAGTGGGTAGAAAGTGATACGTTGCCTTCAAGTTACGCTGTATATGATGGCGACGGAACTCCTAAGTTTGCGAGCGATAGTGCTTATGTTGAATACGTTAGAAAAGACGACGCAACAGGCTTACTTGAATCAGTATATTATTACTGGGTTAAAAATAAAACATCAATTCCACAAAAATCTAGAGCATATTTAGACGCGACAGGACAAATTAGATTTACATCACGTGGAAGAGAATTAGAGTTGCAAAGTTTTATACCAGCCGCAACAAGAAAACTTCCAGCCAATACAGTTGCTAACATGTTAAAAGATCCGGAAGGTAACGGACTTGCTTATATAGGTGTAGTTGCTCAAAACGCAATTGTTGGTTATAATTTAAATAAAAACCTAGTTAACAAGAATATTGTACTCAGCGTTAATTATGACACAAAGAAAAATAATATTCCTTTACACACTGAATGGCAGTTAATGCAAAGAGATAATAAATTGTCTAAACCAAATAGTTACTTGGTAACTAAACTATCAGATAGTTTAGTTGGTTTAGATATTACAGAAAAAAGTGTACCTGACCCAACAGTGCGTATTGGACAACGTTACGGAATATTAAATTATCCAAGACAAACAATGTTTGTTGACAAAGCAGGCGCTATTAAAATTTTAGTTAATTACTGTAATACAGTATTTGCAACTAATAAAATGGCGATAGACTTTGATCTAACTACTCTTAGCACCGCAGATCCAATTCCATCAACTGGCTACAATGAAATTGTAGAAACATATACAGAATTAACGTATATAAACACTAATACAGTTTCAGAAGGTTACACTGTAATAGTTAGGAAAGACGAAACAAGAGAAAATTATTGGACATCATATTCATGGTCAACAGCACAAGGATTGTGGAATTTTAATAAAAAACAAAAATATGACACAACCAAATATTGGGATTATGTAGATTGGTATGCTACTAACTATAGTAGCAACACAGTTATTGATCAAATTGTTCCTCTAAGAAACGATTTAGAAAAAATTACCACTGCTATAGGTGATGTGGTAAAAGTAATTAATAATGGTCAATCTAGATGGGAACTATATGTAAAAGGCTCTGATTCATATACTTTAATAGGCGAAGAAAATGCAACTGTTAAATTAAAGACAGAACTATATACATTAACAGAACCTCTACAAGAACTGAGGTACATCGTTAGTGCGTTACAAGACAATTTGTTTATTGATGAATTAGAAGAGCATTTTAATAAAGTTTGGTTTGAGTTAGTTCGTTTTGCACTACACGACCAAAACCTACAAATTGACTGGGCATTTAAAACCAGTTTTGTAAAAGTAATACAAACAGTAAGAGAACTTACTGAAATTACAAACTACAGTTATGACGTACAGGATAGTATAGAAAATTATATTAAGGAAGCAAAACCATATAGAACAAATTTAAGAGAGTATGTATATAGATATCCATACCTTGATGTAGCATTGACTGCGGTTACAGACTTTGATCTTCCAGGTTACTGGGATGCGACACAAGAAATATTCCGTTCACCAAATGTATATAACGCAGACGATGACGAAAGAATGCAGACTGGCCCATGGGTCAATTGGTCCAATCATTACACTAAGCATATTGAATCTATGACTGTTGTTGATGGTGGTAGCGGCTACGGCACAACTGATCTTTCAGAGTATGCAGAGTCATCATATGATACAACGAAGTATGATGGTAAAGAAACAACAACAACTCCTCCGGTAGTTATTATTGAAAGTGGTGCCCAATGGGAACTTGGATATTCATACACTAGCCTGGTAAGACCAGGAGAAGGTGGCGCGCAAGCAGTTTTAACTATTCCAACCCATAGCCCAGATACATTATGGTATTACAGTAGTGATATTAAAGACATGGGTTGGAAGGTGAGAGTACAGCCAGCATTACCCACTCCAGAAACAAAAACATTTGCTGTTACTGTAGTAGTTGATGGCGAAGGCAATCCAGATTTTTATATTGACGGTGTAGAGCGTCCTAATTTAATATTGTATAGAGGTTCAACATATACCTTTACGCAAACAGACGCAAGTAATGCCGCCAAAGGATATTTTAGATTCTCAGCATTAGAAGATGGTACACATAGAGACGGAAGCGGCGCAACCGCTGTTCCTGTAATGAAGTCACCAGGTTTAGATGAAGTAGAATCAGTCACTGTAACAAATCCTGGGACAGGTTATGTAACCACGCCTAAAGTTACAGTACAAGGCGGCGCAGGTAGCGGCGCGATAGTATACGCTAACTTAGAAAACTTTAAAGTAAGAGATATTTTAGAAACAATTAAGTTTGATCGTGTGGATGGCCCTAGACATGTTAAAACAATTGCTGTAGATACTGGCGGCACAGGATACACATCAATTCCAACAGTTACAATAACAGGAACTGTTTCAGAAATTACAGTAACAGAAAAGGGAATGGGTTACTCAGTGGCGCCATTGATTGTAATATCACCACCAGATGAGTTAAACGGAGTGCAAGCAACTGCGTCGTTGGTGTTAGACATTGATGGTTCAGTGACCAGTGTTACAGTAACAGAGCCTGGCAGTGGATATACTAAAACTCCATTTGTACAGTTTATAAAAAATAGCCCAACTGACCCTAATCCAATAACAGAAGCAAGGGCAACGGCAGTGAGCACCGGACTTGGTGGCACAGGCGCACAGGCAGTAGCAAATATTTCAAGCGGCGCAGTAGCAGGAATTACAGTCACTCAACAAGGCAGAGATTACCAAACAGCCCCTACTGTTATTATTAGCGGTGGCGGAGGTTCAAATGCTACAGCAACCGCAACAATTTCATTTACTACGTACAATAGATTAGAGCCAAATCATGAACTAACAAGTAAAAAGAACAGTGATCGTTTAACACTTTATTACGCAGGTGGGCAAACAGGCACAAACAGTGATAAGAACTGGAAAAACGAGCAGGTAAATACTCCAACTTATGAAGCGGTTATATCCGAATCAGGTTTGGAGTATAAAGCAAACAAGGTCCTTGGTGCGGAGTTTAGTTTAGAACCTGGTTATGACAGAGCCGCGTATGCTAGAAATGCTTTTGATGACTTTGCTATAACAGAAGAAGGCATTAGGGTTATCGCGTCTGTTGACACAGATATGAGCGGCGGTGATTTTAGCAGTACTGGCGGTGTTGACCCTGCTAATGTTGTAGTCGATGGTGATGGATTTGTTACAACATACACATCACATGCTCCTGAAGAACAAATTCCAGGTAGATTGTTTGATACACTGGATATGAAAGTGTATGAAATGCCTACTCCAAGAAATTCAGGTGTAACTGTTAGAAAGTATACGTATAATGGCAATGGCTCAACCACTGCTTACAATTTCAGTGACTTAGGCGGCTTACCTACTGCGTCATTTGGCGCAGAGGTATATGTTGATAACGTACTAAAAATTCGCTTAGTTGATTATACATTAGATTTTACTAACAACACAGTTAACTTAAATTCACCTGCGTTGAATGGACAGCTAGTACATATTGTTTTAGTTGAAACGGGCGGTGAAAACTTTAGTTCATTCCAGCAAGACTTTGTTGGTGATGAATCAACAACTGAGTTTATTGTCAATGTTCCATATCAATACGCGCAAAGTTTATATGTTACAGTCAATGGTGGCAATCAATCTTATACAGCAACTAGTTATTATAAGAGAACAAAAATTACATTTGATGCCGCTCCTATTGCTAATTCTAGAATAAGAGTACATACATTCAACATGTCTGGACTAGAAGTAACAAATCCAGGATCTAAATATGATCCTAGCAATCCACCAACAGTTACTATTAGTGGTGTAGGCTCAAACGCAGCCGCAACCGCAGTAGTTAACGACAACGGAGAAGTTGAAGGATTTATTATAACAAACGTAGGCACAGGATATACTAGTGCGCCAACAGTTACAATAGGCACTCCTGGAGCAGGGGGTGTGCAAGCAACGGCAACCGCATCAGTTTATGATGATAAAATTGGTATTCCACAACCTTATATTAGAGTTGACTCGGAAGAATTTACTCTTCCAACACTAACAACATGGCCTACAGATTACACATTAACTTATCCAGCACAGTTTATAGAGCAAGGTCCGGATTATGCTAAAGTAGTTGTATACTTAAACAAGACTAGACTAGCACCAGGTGACACAGAATATTACACTGGTGATGGTAGCACAACTGTATTTGCGAGTCCATCTAATCCAACAGTAGACTACGCATTAGCAACTGATGCAGACATTCAAGTACACGTTGGCGGAGAGTTAAAGACACTCACAACAGATTATACGTTTACAGGAACTCCAGCAAGAGCAGAAATAACATTTGTCACAGCACCTGCAGACGGCTTAGAGATTGCTATATCTGTTAGAAACGGGCAGTACTGGATTGAAAATGATCAAAGTATTATTTTAGAAGATGGTACAGGGTTATCAAGAACTGCTAATGCATCTACTAGTGATTCAGTTTTTGTACAGTCATATATTAATCAAAAGTACAGCCAAGGAAACACTATTACTATTGAGGGATCATCAATTGCAACCTCAACAGGACTTGAAAGGTTTGACACAGTCGTATATGATGATATTGCGTACGCCGGCGATATTAGCGTTTCTATTGCTACACCAGTGTACGATATTAGAGTAATGATGGAAGAATACAACACTAACTATGCTTGGGTATGGTTAAACGGAGTTTATCAAATAGCAAACCATGATTACTATATCACTAGTGATGGTTATTTGGTAATGACACCACTAAGTGGGTTGATATTAGCATCAGATAAGATCACAGTGACTACTATGCGCGGAGCCGAAGCTGAGCAAGGACAAGGTATTGGATTTAGAATTTGGAAAGATATGTTTGACCAAGTTGCATACTATAGAATTTCCACAGCAAATACAACAACATTATCTACAGATCTTGCATACACAGATTTAACAATTAGTGTTACTGACGCATCCAAGTTATTAACACCGCAACCAACAAATGGTATTCCAGGTGTGATATTCATTGGAGGCGAGAGAATAGAATATTGGGAAATTGACGGAAATACATTAAAACGAGTTCGTAGAGGAACTTGGGGCACAGGTGTCCAAACAACTTATAACGCACAAACTGAAGTTGTTGATGGAAGTAAGCAACAAGCAATTCCAGGTAAGACTGAAGCACATACTAATGTATGGTATGATCAAGGCACAAGTACAGCAACAAACGGCCAAGGTTTAGGTTTAGCAACGTCAGCACAGGCAAAATTCCTTAAGGAAGCACCGTTAACTACTCCAAAGGCATATTAATAGGATAAATACTTCAGATGGAAAATGAAAATAAACAAGTCAACGAAAGTGAAGAAAAACAAGATATGGAAACAAAACAACCTAATGAAATTCCTAGTGTGAACATTGAAGGTCACATTAAAATCTTTGATCCCGAAACAGAAGAGGTTTTTGTAGATAAGCGTAACGCTATTCATTATGAAAACTTTTCTTTAGCACTGGCACAGAGCGTCGCTAATAAGACAACAGGGTTTATTCACGAAATGCATTTTGGTAACGGTGGTACCTCAGTATCTACTACTGGTATCATTACATACCTACCTGCAAATAACTCAGGCAGTTCGGCAGACTTATACAATAAAACTTATTATAAGGTTGTTGACGATACTAGTAGTTCCAATCCAGATCCAACACGAAACAAAATGACTGTCAGTCACGTTGCAGGCACAGTTTATTCCGATATTTTAGTTTCATGCTTGCTAGATTACGGTGAACCAGCAGGTCAAGAAGCATTTGATAACTCTGCTTCACTAGACGGCACGTATGTATTTGACGAATTAGGCCTAAAGAGTTGGGAAGGTGTGTTAGGCGAGGGTAACTTACTTACACACGTAGTTTTCCACCCTGTACAGAAGTCATTAAACCGTTTGATTCAAATCGACTATACAATACGCATTCAAACGCTTACAAACCTAAGTTCCGCAACTTAAGGCACCGGAAAAGCCACTTTTCTTGTCTATTATTGAGTCTTTCTATAAATAGAATATAAATAATAGTAGCATATTATATGCAATGCCAAACATTTAACGGCGTAGTGCCGTGGCAAACATAATCGATTATAAAATGGAGAAATAAAGTGGCATATACAGTTAATAAAACGGATGGGTCAGTCTTAACAACAGTTGCGGATTCGACTCTAGACACAACTTCAGATCTTACCCTCATTGGTAAGAACTATGCCGGTTACGGTGAGATTCAAAACGAGAACTTTGTATACTTACTAGAAAACTTTGCAAATACAACTGCACCAAGTTCACCACTTGCTGGTGAATTATGGTGGGATACAGGAACGAGTACATTAAAAGTTTATACCGGAACAAATTGGAAAGGTGCGGGCGGTTTAACGAGACAATCAACTGCTCCTACTAGTCCCTCAGAAGGTGAGTTATGGTTTGATACCGTAAATGACCAATTATTTGCTTGGGACAACACATCATGGATTCTTGTTGGTCCTTTATACGCAGCTGGCGTTAAAACAGGCCCACTTGTAGAAACTATCACAGATACATTGGCGGCAGATCATACTGTAATTTCAATGTATGTAGCAGACACAAGAGTTGCTATTATATCTAAAGATAGTGTCTTTACACCAAACGTAGCAATTGGTGGATTTGCTACAGTAAGTCCTGGTTATAACCTTAGCACTACAGTAACAGATGCTAAATGGCACGGAACAGCAACTGACTCTGACTCACTAGCAGGAGTAGCGGCCGCCAATTACATGCGATCTGACACAAACGAAACAACATCAGGTTCGATTAGTGTTTTAAATGATAATGGTGTAGTAATTGGTGTTGACTCTGATATTACATTATCAGTGTCGGGTGACGATGTAACGTTTAAGAATAATACTAGCAATGGTAATATGTACATGAACGTTAACGTAGGTGGTGTTCCTACCAACGCCATTGAAATTGATGGGTCAACTACTGCTGTTACAATCGCAGGCGACCTAACAGTTAATGGCACAACATCAACAATTGACACTACTAACTTATTAGTAGAAGATCCATTAATTGTTCTTGCTAAAAATGTTGCAGGTACGCCTTCTTATGACGCAGGTATTATTGTTGAGCGCGGAACAAGCGCAAATACTGGTATGATTTGGGATGAGACTGCTGATGAATGGGCAGCCGTTACCACAACAGAAACAGGTAGCACAGCAGGTAATGTAACAATTGATAGTTACGCAAACATGCACGTAGCCACATTAACAGGTTTGGCAACTTCAGCACAATATGCTGACTTAGCAGAAAAGTTTGAAGCAGACTACGACTATGACGCAGGTACTGTTGTACAGATTGGTGGAGAGCGTGAAGTTACAATGTGTGAAACAACAGCATCAGAAGATGTGTTAGGTGTTGTAAGTTCATACCCAGCATACTTAATGAACAGTGAACAAGAAGATGGTATTCAAGTAGCATTGGCTGGTAGAGTTCCAGTTAAAGTTACTGGTTCGGTTACAAAAGGTGACCGACTAGTGTCAGCAGGTAATGGTACAGCAAGAAAAGCAACTGATAGTGAAATAACTGCTTTTAATTGTATTGGAAGGGCGTTAGAAAGCAATAAAAATGAAAACGAGAAACTAGTTCTTTGTATTGTACGAGTAGTATAATTAAGGAAAAGTATAAATACTGTTGTTACTTTTATAAAAGGCAATTATTCCTTTGTACGCTGTACATAACTTAACAAATGAATAATACTTTGAATTTAATTAACAAAATCTCGAGAAAAAACAGTAAAACCCTATAGGAGAATATAAGAAAGATGGCATACGTAACAGGTGATACAATTCTCGCTACACACTATAATGACTTTACTACTAGCGTTAACGCTATATGGGGGACTGGATCAGGTGATCATGGATACGGGCAATCAAACACAATTGCTTCTACTTCCGCATCATCAACCGTTACAGCAACCCAGTGGTCAACATTGTTAGCAAGAATTTCCTCAGCCTCATCCCATCAAGGTAGCTCAATTACAGCGATTAGCTCACCCAGCGCAGGTGATACAATCAGTGCATACTCCGCTCTATCAGGTAATATTACCACAATTGACACAAACAGATTGAACATTACGTCCCCCAACTATACAGACACATCCAGTACAGGCGATGGCTCTGCTAGTTGGACAACAAGTACAGTTCATGAGTTTACACTTACATGGGCAAGTGGCGACGAAGCAAGATACTATTTTAATGCAGGTGGTAGCACACAGTTCACATTTAGTAGAACAGGTGGCACAACACATACAAAGAATACTGAGTGGTCAAATTTAGCAACCGCATGTGGCACAATTATTTTTGCCGCACAAGGTACAACTAAGTCTGGCGGTTCTGGAACAGCAGATACAGAAGCAACAACAGTTGGTTATCATGACATGTCAACCTCTAATCAGTTGGTATTTAGACAATATGAAGGTGACAGTCCTTATACATCAAACTATATTTCTGTACAAGCAAAATCAAACGGTGCTCAGGGCGTAAACGGCGACAGTGGTAGTGTATTAACATTCACTATTACATGGGCTGATGCAGCCGCTGATAACTTTGATGATAGCGTTGACGGTACAGTAACAAATACTATTACACACAGAACACCAAACACTACAGCATTGAACAATGCAGCCTGGACAGGTGCACCAACATATAGTAGTACAGGCTTTACACAATCTTAATTAATTAATATTGACAATTAGAAGCATTTGTTATATAATGAGTATATGAGTGCAAAAGAAATTGTAAAGAAAAAGTTTAACCAAAAAGTGGCTCATGCAACAAAGCGTGAGACCACTTTGGGGTTACTCTCCCTCCCATACAACGGCGGTTTATTCAAAGTATCCTATGAATTAATTAGTTTTTGCGAACTAATGTCTTTAAGGCAACAAATTGCTGAACGAAATGACTTAGAATCAAATCCAACTGTTGTATTAGATCAATTTGAAAATCCAATTATAATTGAGGATCCAGTAGACTTTACACAAAAACTATGGCAACGGTATTACGAAGTAACCAACGAATACTATGCCGAACTAAACAAAATTCGACAAATTAGAAAACCAGATCAAATTTAATGCCCGATGATAAAGGCGTATTATTATTTGCGTATGATAACGAATCAATAAGTTACACAAATCTCGCCATTATTTGTGCTTTGTTAGTACGCAAACATTTACCAGGAACAGGAATAGCGTTAGTTACTAACAATCCTGTCGATGGACCGTTTGACCACGTAATACATATTGATGCTGGCAATAGCGGAAGAAGAACGTTTAGAAACCCCGAGGGAGAAGTCGAAGAACTTACATGGCACAATAAAACTAGACCATTAGCATACGAATTGTCTCCATTCCAAAAAACTTTACTATTAGATGTAGACTATCTAATGTTTAACAATTCGTTGCAAGGAATATTCGAAACACAAGAAGAGTTAGTATGCCATAAGAATGTGTTTGATATAACAGGTAAGAATAGTTTTATTGATGATAAGTTATTGCATTGGAGTAGCATACCCATGCTGTGGGCAACCGTGTTATACTTTACTAAAGGAGAAACTGCTAAAACATTTTTCGATTTAGTGAGTACGGTAAAAGAAAATTATATGTATTATTACAATCTATATAATTTCAAGAAAGGGCCATACCGCAACGATTATGCTATAAGTATTGCATATAACCTTTTAAGTTTAGAAGGTTATTTCGACAACTCCCTCCTTACTTTACCTTCTCAGCATACTTTAACAGATGTTAGAGAAGATGGTATGGTAGTTTATGAGTTTGACAACGAAGTATCGATGATACGCAATGCTAATTTACATATTATGAACAAGTATAGCATACTCGAACATGCTAATAGTATTATAAGATATGCAACACAGCCTACTTTAATCCATACACCAAATGAAGAGAATTAAAGATCACAACGAACAACTAGGATATTTTACTTTTGTTCAAAACAATGAGACAACAGACTATTTAAAACTTGCTTACGCATGTGGATTAAGTTTAAAGGCAACGCAACGTATAAACAAATTTGCCGTAGCAGTAGACGAAGCGACTAAACAGTGTTTAGAGGATAAGCACCACGAAGTGTTTGACTACGTTATAGACATACCGTGGGGAGATGAAAGCGAAGAAGATAGTTGGAAGTTAGGTAACGAGTGGAAAGCGTGGGCAATAACACCATTTAAAGAAACAGTTAAGATAGACTGTGACTTAGTGTTTACGAGAAACATTGACCACTGGTGGACGTTTATGCGTGAGCAGGAAGTGCTTATTGCTACAAACGTTCGCAAGTTAGATGGAAGCATTGCTACATCGCGCAAATACAGAAAAGTATTTGATGAAAACGAACTGCCTAATGCGTATAGTGGGTTTATGTATTTTCGTTACGGCGAGGAAAGTTTAAAACTGTTTAAAACACTTAAATGGGTTTACAAGAACTGGAATACTGTAACAGAGAATATTAAAAACTGTAGAGACAGTAAACCCACAACAGATGTTGCGTTAGCCATTGCGTTAGTATTACAGGAGCAAGAGTATACTGCTACTAACAGCGTATTGGATTATCCAACGTTTGTACATTTAAAGCCAAGCATTTTAGAGTGGCCCGAACAGCATAAGATAGAAGATGTTGTTAACATAAGTTATAGTGATAGCATTGGACTACTTATTGGTGTTGAGCCACAAATATATCCAGTACATGGTGCTGAATGTAAGGAGTACTTGGCTGATAAAACAATAGAGTACTATGAAAGGACTTAATGAGTTTTTAGAAGCATTGGAAGGCTTTGACTATAGTGAAAAGGAAAAGCCAGACTATTGCTTATACTATGATGACGCAGGTAAAATATACGAGGCATCGCCAGAAGAAAGAGAAGAATTAAGTTATATAAAAGTTCCATGGAACTGGCCAGAGAATAACTTTATCACTGACTGGACTGTCGAAGATGGTAAGTTAAAGCCTATAGAAAAACATAGCAGTTCAGCGTCAAAGTATAGACAAGTAACACACGCTTCGGAGTTAGATCATAGTCAACCAGTTTTAGTAACAGAGAAGGATCATAGGTTAATTAAACATGTCATTGATCCAGATCAGGTGATGTTTAATAGAGACGAAAGTTATTATCAATTACAATAAGAGAAACAAAATAGGAATCAATAATGGTAACAAAACACGCAAAATATCCTTGGGAAGCACAGCAAGGAGAAGTAATTAAAAACAAAGAATTTAAAGAAGCAGTTAAAATTTACAGGACTGTTAAAGAGTGGTGCCAAACAAACTGTAAAGGTGAGTTTAAAGTAGACGATAAAGTTTACGCTGATGGAGTTAGAGTAACATTTAGGCGTCCAACAGAAGCAAAGTTATTTGAGGAAACATTTAATGACTGAGATAGTTGATGTGGCAGATTTAGACTGCATCTACTTAACATATGATGAACCACAGAAGGACGAGTTTTGGGCTAAGATACTTAACATGGTTCCGTGGGCAAAACACGTAGATGGTGTTTATGGATCCGATGCGGCACACAAAGCGGCGGCAGAGGCAAGTGACACAGAACGTTTTGTTTTAATCGACGGAGACAATATGCCTGACCCGGAGTTCTTTAACCTGCAACTTACAATAGATGACGCTACAAAGGATTGTGTTTTTAGATGGAAAGGACGCAATATTATAAACGGACTAATGTATGGCAATGGTGGGTTAAGTTGTTGGCCAGTTGAGTTTGTAATGAATATGAAGTCACATGAAAACACTGATGGCAGAGATGAAACATTGGTTGAATTTTGCTTTGATGACAATTACAAGGCAATGCATAACTGTTATAGCACAACATATCCAAATGGATCAGAATTACACGCATGGCGAGCAGGGTTTAGAGAAGGCGTCAAAATGGTGTTAGACCAAGGCAAGCGTCCTGATCTTGACACATTTGAAAAAGCAATTCACGCACGTAACTACGACAATCTATGCATCTGGCAAACTGTTGGACGCGATATTGAACACGGCAATTGGGCAATATATGGAGCACGTTTAGGCACATTTTTAACTATGCTTACAGACTGGAACTATGTAAATGTAAGAGACTTTAAGTATCTCACAGAAATGTTTAACGCAGAATACGCATCTAAGGATCCAGAACAAGAAGCAAAGTTACTAGGCGAAATACTACAAAACAAACTAGGTATGCCTATATGCGAAATGGATGCTGAAGCAAGTAAGTTTTTCAAAGCACATTATAGCACACATACTAACTACGACATTATGATACAAGAGTTGGATGTAATACGTCAAATTGAAGGCTGGTAATGGAACTATATAAAGACAATAAGGGCGACAAAGTAGAAGTAAAAGACGGAAAATTTAAATCCGACTTTTATAAAAGTGCCGAAAATATTAAAGAGCAGTTAGACTCTGTTTCGCCATCCTTTTGTCTTGCTAAATGGAACCAAGTTAGTTTACATTTGCCAACAGGATATAATAATAGTTGCTATCATCCTCCACTCCATAAAATGGATGCAGAAGCAGTTAAAGTAAATCCATCCGCACTACACAACACGCAACACAAAAAAGAAATGCGTAAATTGATGATCAAAGGCGAACGTCCAAAAGAATGTCAGTACTGTTGGAACATAGAAGATACAGGACATATGAGCGACAGGCACTACAGAAGTGGTGAACCATGGGCACATATGGACTTTGAAACTATACTTAACACGCCATGGGATGCAGATAAGAACCCACGCTATGTTGAGGTTAACTTTAACCATAACTGTAATCTAAAGTGTAGTTACTGCTCACCTCAATTTAGCACGTCGTGGGAAAAGGAAACAAAACAATTTGGAGCATGGCCCACTAAAACTCCACATAACGCACCTGAACACTTTACAGGAAGCCGTGCTTGTATTCCCCACAGTCAATATAATCCATATGTAGAAGCATTTTGGAAATGGTGGCCTGATCTATATAAAGATTTAAAACACTTTAGAATGACAGGCGGCGAACCTTTGATGGATAAAAATACTTACAAAGTATTTGATTACATTAACGCAAATCCAAAGAGTGACCTACACCTCAACGTAACAAGTAACTTCTCTGTGGAAGATAAACTGTTTGACAAATATATTGAAGCGATTAAACCCATTTGCTTAGATGAAAAAGTAGAACACTTTATGCAGTACATTAGTGTTGATAGTTGGATGGAGCAAGCAGAATATATACGAAATGGCTTAGATTTTAATCGAATGTGGAATAACATCAATAGATTTTTAACAGAGATTCCATATAGAAACAGTGTTACATTTATCATTACGTATAATAATTTGAGTGTAACGGGTTTAGACAAACTGTTGTCAGCAATACACGGATTAAGACAAGCATATAGTGATACGTATCAACGTATATGGTTTGATACTCCGCTACTAAGGCAACCAGCTTGGCAGAGCGTACAGTTATTGCCAGAGTCATACCAAATGATTCATGATGATAATGTATGTTGGATGCTCGATAATATGGAGGACGAAAGCACAAGATTTAAAGGTTTTAAGGATTATGAAGTCCAACGTATGCAACGAGATTTAGCATGGTGGCAAGAAGGCAGTAAACTAGATGAGCAATATGTAAGAGATTGTAAAGCAGATTTTTATAGATTTTTTAACGAACACGATAAACGCAGAGGAACAAACTTCCTAGAAACTTTCCCGGAGATGGTAGATTGGTGGAAAGAATGTAAGAGGTTAGCACAGGCATGAGAAATGACTTTAACTGGCCATTATGGCATTGGCATTTTGAACTTACAAGTGCTTGTACATTAAAGTGTCCGCGTTGCTCTAGAACAGAAAAACCAGAAACATTAGTAATAGATAATTTAGATTTAAATTTTTTTAAAGAAAACTTTACTAAAGATATTTTACAAGAAACGAAAAGAGTTACTTTTTGTGGCTATGACGGCGACCCAATTTACAACAAAGAATTTATAGAAATATGCGAATACTTTAAAAGTAATAATCAAAAAGTAGAGTTAAATATTGTAACCAATGGTAGTTATAAAAAAACTGACTGGTGGTTAGAGTTAGGAAAAACCTTAAACAAATACGACCAAATTCATTTTAGTTTAGATGGCTATGATCAAGAAAGCAATGAGAAGTATAGAGTAAACAGTAATTGGAATAGTATAATAGAAGGAATAGAAACATTGCGTATTGGTCCCGTACGACTAGTGTGGGATATGATTTATTTTTCTTTTAATTATAAACACGTAGACCATATGGTAAATCTTGCACAGGAATTAGGCTTCGATGCAATGCGACAAACTAAAAGTAATAAGTTTAATTTCTTTTACGAGCACTACGACGATTCTTTAGATCCTATTAAAGAATATATTAGTGAGTCTGGTAGATACGAAAGTAATACAATACGTTTTACTGATAGAAAAATATACGACGACAGTTTTAAGACAGCAAGAGAAATATATAAAAAGCAAACACCAATTGGAGATATAACCCCGTATTGTTTTATAGGCACAAAGGGGTTGTTTGTAGACAGCAGAGGGTATTTTTATCCGTGCTGTTGGATTATAGATAGATATAATGATAAAGCATACGCAGAGTGGCAAACAGAAGATAAAAATATAAAACAAAGTGGATTAGAGTCCGTTTTAAACACTAATTATTGGACACAGTTTATAGCCAATATTCCCAAGTTAGATATATGCAAATTAAAGTGCAAATCAACAGAAATTAACGAAGAAACAGTAATGAGGTTCTAAATGACATTAAGAAAACCCGGTAGAGAGACTGATTTAGAAGTAAAAAAGTGGCTAAATACTAATGTAAGTCCATCTTTTTGTATGGCAAAATGGAGGAACGCTACAATATGGTTAGGCAGTGGAATGACGACAAGTTGTCATCATCCGCCCGCCCACGAAATAGATGTAACAGAACTTCAGTCAAATCCAGCAGCTATTCATAACACATCCCAAAAAAAGAAAGATCGACACAATATGCTAGTAGGACAGCGTCCTGCAGGTTGCGAATATTGTTGGAAGATTGAAGATATTGGGCCTGATTCGATTTCGGATCGTGTCCATAAGTCAGTCATTTATGACGAGGAGGATGTTAATTATGTTAAAAATAAGTTACCTACAGAGAATTTTGCTTTACGTACTCTCGAGGCCGCCTTTGACCGGACTTGTAACTTTGGTTGCTCTTATTGCAATCCTGCTTTTAGTAGCACCTGGGTAAAAGACATCAAAAAAGACGGCCCTTACGAAAATCTAATTAGCGATGGCCGTAATCATTTCACTCATTCCCACCCTTCCGCTCAATTATATAAAAAGGATGAAAACAATCCGTATGTTGAAGCGTTCTGGAAGTGGTGGGATGAGGAATTACATGAAACATTAGACGAACTCCGTATTACAGGTGGTGAACCATTGATGTCCGATGATGTATGGAAACTATTTGATAAGTTCAAAGAGGGCTCAGTTAAGCCAGACATGCGTCTCGCTATTAACAGTAACCTCGGAGGAAAAGACGATTTAATAAATCGATTCATAGAAAACGCACAATCTATTAAACATCTACATTTATACACGAGTTGTGAATCAATGGGTCCACATGCAGAGTATATACGTGACGGATTAGAATGGAACAGGTGGGTAGATAACTGCCACAAAGTTTGTACAGATGGAAATTTAGAAGGTTTCCATATGATGTGTACTATTAACGCATTGTGCTTAAACTCATTACCGGAGTTTTTACAACAGCAAATAGAATTTAAAGAGACATATGGATCAGATCGTCCTACGTTTACACTGAACATTTTACGTTTTCCAAGTTTCCAATCTCCGTTAATATTGCCAAAAGAAACACTAGCAGAGTTTAGGGGAGATTTACAAAACTGGTATAGTAAAGCAAAAACCAATCCACTGTTACAGGAGATGGAACGCAATCATGTAGAGCGATTAATAGACTACTTGGATGTAGTGGAAACGCCGCACAGTGATACATTTGAAAAGCCTGCGTTACACAATGACTTCTATCATTTTTATAAACAATACGATGAGCGTAGAGGAAAGAACTTTACAGAGACATTCCCACGCCTAGCAGACTGGTATAATAGTTTAAATGGATAAAGGATATCTAAGCGAGGATACACCTCACAACAGTAAATCATTATTGCTTGATAGAAATAAACAAAAACTAGAGCAACACCAATTTACTACAGAGCATTATAATTTACTAACGAGCAGTAAACACTTTTGTATGTTGCCGTGGTTACATTTACACGGCTGGACTGATGGTAATGCTTATCCTTGCTGTATGGCTGATATGGAAATTCCAGTGGGCAACTTACGGAAAAATACTTTTGAGGAAGTATGGAATGGCGAAAGCATGAAGCAACTTCGTCTCAATATGTTGCAAGACAAACCCAGTGACACTTGTAAAAAATGTTACGAATTAGAAAAGTCTTCTCTTTTTAGTTTACGTAATGAAAGCAATAGAAACTTTGCATATGCTGTAGATTATATAGACAACACATATGAAGATGGCAGTGCAGATCCAAACATTTTTTATTGGGATATGCGATTTAGTAATCAATGTAATTTTAGTTGTAGAATGTGTGGGCCACAGTTTAGTAGTAGTTGGGCAAAAGAATCAAACAGTATGTACAATCGTAAAGTTCCAATTATTAATTATACCCGCGGTAGTAAACAATTAAACTGGGAAATGGTAGAGCCGTATATAGATAACTTACATAAAATATACTTTGCTGGTGGCGAACCACTTATGATGGAAGAGCACTGGCGTTTAATAGATGAACTACTAAAGCGTGGTAAAACAGACGTAGAACTTATTTACAACACGAACTTTAGTGAGACAAAGTATAAAAAGCGTAATATATTTGAAACATGGAAGGAGTTTGAACTCGTGTCTGTGGGTGCAAGTTTAGATGCAATGGGAGCAAGGGCAGAGTACATACGTAAAGGAACTAAGTGGGACAATATTGTGCGTAACAGAGAAGAAATGTTATCTATATGTCCTACAGTAGACTTTTTTGCGAGTGCTACGCTACAGGCATTAAACGCATACCATATAGTAGATTTTCATAATGAGTGGATACAACAAGGATTAATAGAAACATACGATTTTCACGTTAATGTGTTGCAAGGGCCAGAGTGGTACAGACTAACTATTTTACCACAACAAATGAAAGAAGAAGTAGTACAATTATATGAAGACCATATAGAAAAAATAAACTTTAATGATGACATCATGAGAGCATCAAACGGGTTTACAGGAGCAATAAACTTCTTAAAACAAGAGGATAGAACAGACTTGCTACCAAAGTTTAGAGAAGAAATACGCAAGTATGACCAATACAGAAACGAAAACTTTGTTGAAACGTTTCCGGAACTAAAGGAACTAATGGATGGATTATAACGAGAAAGCACCGCTATATGTTAAACTAGAAGATTTAACAGACAACGAGCGTATTGCATTAACAGAGAACGAAGCGTTTTGTATATACCCATGGACACATATACACGCCTATCCGGACAGCACTGTACACTTATGCTGTATGTCAGATATGGACATGCCACTAGGAACACTTAAAGATACTACACTGGAAAATATATGGCATGGTGAGAAGATGCAAAGCATACGGCAAGATATGCTTGCAGGTAAAAAGTTAAAAGAGTGTAGCAAGTGTTACGAACAGGATCGCAATGGCTTTATGAGCGGTAGAGTAAGTGCCAATAAACACTTCGGGCATCACATTAACAAAGCAAACACAGTAGATCCAGAGTTTGAGATTATATATTGGGACGTAAGGTTTAGCAATTTGTGTAACTTTAGATGTAGAACTTGCGGCCCATTGTTTAGCAGTAACTGGTATCAAGACTATGAGAAGTTACACGGCAGTAAGCCTGACCATCCAAAAATAATCCGCTGTGGCGATACAAAAGACTTTTATCGAGAAGCAAAACGCCATATGCCATACGTAGAGCAAATATACTTTGCTGGTGGCGAACCACTTATGATGGAAGAGCACTGGAAGATCATTGAAGAACTAATACGTTTAGAACGCTTTGATGTAAAGTTAATTTATAATACAAACTTTAGCGAATTGCGTTATAAGAAACAAGATGTATTAGAGATGTGGAAGTTGTTTAATAGTGTAAGCATTGGAGCAAGTTTAGATGGAATGGGACCACGCGGTGAATACATACGCAAAGAAACTGTATGGGACCAAACAGAGCGTAACAGAGAACGCATGTTAGAAATATGCCCTAACGTAGACTTTTATATTAGTTGTACGTTAAGCATACTAAACAGTTTCCATATGCCGGACTTCCATAGAGATTGGATGGACAAAGGATTTATTAACGCACAAGACTTTAACATTAATATATTAATGAATCCACCACACTATCGTATAGACAATCTACCAAATAATCTTAAGGAAAAACTAGTCGCTAAATACAAGGAGCATATTGAATACATTAGACCGTTGGACGGCTTGCAACGAGCAACGAACGGTTATGAAAGTGCTATTAACTTCATTAATCAAACTGCTAACGAACAATTGCTACAAGACTTCTTAAAACTTACAGCACAAATAGATGCAATACGAGATGAGAATTTTAAGGAAACATTTCCGGAACTAATCCAATTATGAACGAAAAACTGAGGCAAGTTATAAAGCAAGCAGAGTCCTTTGAAAAAACTCCTACATTGTGTTATCTTCCTTTTATGCATATGGAAGCAGATGCTAAAGGTTGGCTCAAACCTTGTTGTATGGCAGAAGGGCCTGTTTATAAAGAAGGCACGGAAGATCCATACAATTTAAACAATGGCGATACTATTACGGATGCGTTTAACAGTACTGACATGCAACAGTTACGACAAGAATTTTTAGATGGCAAAAAGCCTGAGATTTGTAAGAAGTGTTGGGATGAAGAAGGCGCAGGTTTAGAAAGTAAGCGCATAAACTGGGCTCACTATTTCTCACATCACCTACCACAAATAAAAAATATATTTGATAAAGATGTAACAGAGAAAGATATTGCGTACTTAGATTTAAAATTAGGAACCATATGTAACTTAAAGTGTAGAATATGCGGCTCTTGGAGTAGCAGTAAGTGGGCGGAAGAAGAAATAAAAATGGGTATTAAGTTTTACGGTGCTAAGAAAGAAGATACAAAGAAAACACCCGCATACTATTATTTAAAGCAAGGTGAATGGCCGCGTAAGAACCCACAGTTTTGGGAAGATCTTAAAGAGATATTACCTAACGTAAAACATTTGGAGTTTACGGGAGGAGAACCGTGGATGATTAAAGAGCATTTCCAAGTATTAGAAACACTAATAGAAAGCGGCCACTCTAAAGACATTAATATACATTACAACACAAACGGAACACAATTACCAAAACACGAATACCATAATATTCTGCCACATTTTAAACACTGTAGAATTTCTTTTAGCATTGACGACATCGGCGATAAGTTCGAGTATCAACGTTACGGTGCAAAATGGGATGAAGTAAACAACAATATTCAGTATATTTCCGGAAACAAGCCAAGTAATATAGAAACAGAGATTTGCACTACTCTTAATTTATTTAACTTTCATAATTTACCAGATGTTGCTGATTGGATCAAAGAAATTAAAAATTTAGACTCTTGGTATTTGAACTTGATGCACTATCCGTTACATTATAACATTCAAATGCATACTCCTGAAATAAAGAACATTATAGCAAATAAGTTGAGAGCATACAACTGGCAAGAGTTAATAGACAGGAAGTTTGATAATGTTAAAGAAATTGATTCTTTTATTAACTACATGCATAGCACTGATTTGAGAAATATTAAAGATGATGAAGACCATACGGATCGTATGTTAACTGACACTGCGAGAGTAGACAGCATGAGAACTAAGACGTTAAACGAAGTAGATCCGGTATTATCAGAGTATATTGGTTACGAATACAATAAGTGCCTGCCACCTATGAATAACCAATGAATACAAAGCCCGAAAACATGTGTTTGGCGCCATGGGTGCATACTTACCTAAGTCCGCAAACAGAACGTAGATTGTGTTGTGCTTCGCGAGAACCCGCACAAAGTTTTAAGCAGTATATAGACACTGAAGCAGGCACAGGAGAATACAATCCAATAACGTTAGAAGAACATTGGAACAGCGAGTATATGAAAAGTGTGCGTAGAGCACATATGGCAGGAGAAGAGATAGATGCTTGCCAAGTATGTAACAAGAAGTTACTAAACACAGACGTATATAGAGATTACTTTTGGAATTTGTTTAAACACAAATACGACGAAGTAGTAGCAAGCACGGACGAAACAGGCTACACTACGATGAAGCCAGTAAGTTGGGACTATCGCTTTAGTAACCTATGTAACTTTAAGTGCCGTATGTGTGGCGATATGTTAAGTAGCAGTTGGGAAACAGAGCAACGTAGCAATGATATGATTAACTATAGCGATCCAAAGAACAATTGGATGGATCCAACTGTAAGAAAACAAATAAGCGAATTCCAATCGCAAGTAGTAGAGAAAGAGTTTGCCGATGCAGTAGCAGAGGGCAGAGTAGAGGAAATATATTGGGTAGGTGGTGAACCTCTAATGTTTGAAGAACATTGGAAGTATATGAAACAGATTATAGAACAGGGAGATGGTGGTAAAGTATACGCAAGATATAATACAAACTTATCTCGTATAGAGTATAAAGGCGTACATTTATACAATGACATATTATGTAACATACGTGATTGGCAAATATGTGCCTCAATAGATGGCACTGGTCCTATAGGAGAATATATACGCGATGGATTGGAATGGAGTAAGTTTTTAGATTACTATAAACAAGGTATGGCGGCACAAAAACATCCAAACCAAATGCGTTTAGACTTTACTTTAACTTTACCCGGGCTATACGAAGTAAAAAATATGTTTGATTTGAGTAAGGAGTTAGATACAATGTTATTAGCGAAGGTGACTTTTGCTTTTACGCCGGACATTATAATGAGTCCAATGTGTTTACCGCGTAACTTATTAAACGATAAAGTAGATGAATTATTAGAACAATGCAGGGAGGCAACATGGAAACAACAACCGCTAATAGATGTATTAAAAAATCTAAAAGAAAGACCAACGTTCGCAGAAGAATGGCCTAACGAATACGAGGAAGGCCTTTTAAAAGGCAAGCAACGCATGGAAAAAATTGACAATCTGCGTAAAACCAGTTATAATATTAATAATATTCTTCAAAGGGATATTTTAAATTGGTGGAACACTATATGAAAAAAGACAGTATCTTAAATTTACAAAAAATTAATTCAGTAATTGATATTAATTTTGATGAATTAAATAAACTCAATATGCCATTTTTACCTGAGATTAATTATATTTTCCATAAATTTTTTGACAAGCCCAATTTACAGTTTTCTGATTATGATACATCTACAGCGTCATGGGAATTTCCAGAATGCTATAAACTTCGATATTATTTGTATTATATATTATGTAAAAACATAATTAAAGATGCTACAATACTTGATCTTGGATCCAATCTTAGTTTTTTTTCTGTGTGGGCGGCGCAGATCGGTGCGAAAGAAATAACTTCAATTGAACCAAACATGCGTAGATCAACACTAGGAAAGGAACTTGCTAGTATATGTAACCTAACAGATAAAATAACTAATCATACAATGTCTATAGATTCTACACTAACTACCGTTGATAACGAATTTATTACAGTAGATAGGCACATACCAAGAAAGAATATTAATTTAGATAGAGTAAATGTAGTGTTTATGCTTGATGTATTATATTATTTAGAAAACGGTATTCATGTTATTAGGCATGTTAAAGAAGTGATTAGACCAAAATACTTATTTTTAGAATCAACGGTAAAGGATGATATTTTTGAAAACGGACACTTTGAGGTATGGAAACCTAAACAAACCGACGAATCCATGGAGTCATATACTTCAGTTACTGGTTTAATGCCATCAAGAAACGCTATTGATTTTTTTGTCAAAGACCAAGGATGGAAAGTAAAAAAATATTATGATTACCAGTCATTTATTGGCCGCGGAGAATCTCCACCGAGAAAAGCAGGACGTAAATCTTTTTATCTATTAGAAAATACATAATAAAAGAGAAACTAATCAATGAAAAAACTAGATGAAATTGTAATGACGTTAAGAACCAGACATTATAATACTATGGATGTCTATATTGATATATACGACACAGGGCTAAGCCGCAAATGGCTCACAGCATTAAACGGAATACTTAACGACAATTTAATACTCGAAAAGAACTATTGCTTTATGGGTTTTATGAATAGTAAACGCAACGGGCAATTAATACTTGATGAGATTAACGATACAGTGTTGTCTATTAATAATAGTTCATTAGATTACCATATAGAAACAGAACCATTTACAATGGAAAATTGTATCAACTATGGAGAAGTAGGATTCGGGCATTCTGGACTAACAATTAATCATGACAGATTTAATTGGTTACATAGATGGTTTGAAGAATTACAAGGAATAGACACTGGCGATTCATCCACATCAATGACCGAGCATTACCATAACGCAACTAAGGAAGAGAAGTATCACATTAGACAACTTAATTTATTATGCCATGAGTTTGAGACATGGGCGTTGACTAACCGTAAGTTAGTTCAAGCACCTGAATGGATGCAGAAGTCACAATTAATGTGCTGGCTGAATTCACCAAGATTTGATTTAGTAGATGAAGCGGACTTTGAAGGCTTCGGCATCGACTCATTACTAAAAGCACCTGGTGGTGTATATGTAGGTATAAACAAGGCAATCGGAAAATCACATTGGGAAGTTTTTACAGACGAAGGACCGGATAGTATGTTAGACGATGTGGTGACTACGTCGTGCAGAACACAAACAAAAGCTGCCGGCGATTTCGATATTAGTTGGTCCAGAAAGGCAGATTTTCCTCAGTCAATGGACCAGATTAACCAATTTGTCGCCTGGTTAGAGAAGAATGGATTAGATCCTAAAGACCCAACATTAACACTAGGACATCCACAAGTAGGACAGGTTAACTTACAAAAGTCTTTTAATACAGACATTCCATATTTAATTTGGTATGTAATGAATGATTATTTAGATGTTTATAAAATAAGAACATCAGACGCTAGTGCCACGTATGACTATTTTTGGCATGATGAGGATTTTAAAAATATGTCAATTAAGGAAATGCGTTAAATGTTAGTTATATCCGGTGGTGACAGTTTTACGTTCGGTGCAGAACTTCCGGATGATGCCGGAGGCCCTAGTGAATTATGCTGGGCTAATTTAGTTTCTAAAAAATTAGATGCCCATATGCATATCAATACAGCCTCCAGTGGTAGAAGCAATTCTTTTATTACTCGACGTATATTATACACGGTCAATAAGGCATTAGAGAATGGGTATTTACCAGAGAATATTTTTGTTCAAATTATGTGGACATTTGTAGCAAGAAGAGAATTTAAGTTAATCAACGGAACGTTAAATGATCTAATGTATAAACAAGATTCGGAATGGTTGGCTTTGGATCCATATTGTGCCACAAACGAGGCAAAATCAGACTGGTTTAAAAAGATACACCCCGACACGCCCAATTACGCAAGCACCAAGTTTTCCTTAGAAAACAAGTATAATATTTACAAAGGTGCGGGCGTAGTAGACTTTGGTAAAGCATGGTATAATATTGTTAGCGACGAAGATGACGTATACTCAAGTTTAAAAGATATATTCTCACTTCAAAACTTCTTAAAAATTCATAATATTAATCATATATTTGCTTATACTGGGTATCATGTTCCTAAACAATTATTTGAAGATGAGACTAACGAATACGTTACTAGTTTGAGAAAAACAATTGACCAAGATTCTTGGTATCATTTTCCCGGAGACTGGCCGACAAGCAAGTATATTGGTTTTAATGACTGGGGACTTATAAATAATTATGAATACGCTACATCACATCCTTTAGAAAAAGGACACGCAGATGCGGCAGAGTTAATTTATGAACACATTGAAAAGATATTATAAAAAAGCAAAGTATCAAGCCATGCGCCCTATTAACGCAATTAAACGCGAAATACGATATAGAAAGCGTTTAAAAGAACTAAAAAAGAGAGATCCATTTATATATAAATGATTATAATCGATTACCACGGTTACACCGTGCAAGAAGCGTATGAAGATATTCAAAACACTGTTAAAGATTGTCACGAAGAACGAGTTAAAAAACTTAAAGTTATAACAGGCAAAGGAGAAATTTGTAGAGAGTTTCCTTTCTGGCTTGAGCGTAACCCACTAGTTAGAAAAATAGAACAAACAAATGATGGCGGGTGTTTTCACTTATGGATATCAATCAAGAAAAAATAATATTTACTAACGGTGATAGTTTTACTTTTGGTGACGAGTTGGAAAAACCGTATAGTTCATGCTGGCCTTTTAAGTTAAGTGAGTTAACTAGAGCACAAGTTATTAATTTTGGCAGAAGCGGAGCATCTAACACTCGAATTGTTAATACAACTAAAAACTTTTACAATGATTTAGAAATGATTGGCTCAACTGGTGCAATCATTGCTGATGAGTCGCGATACAATCATAATCCTAACAATGCAATTGCAATAATACAATGGACCACTTATCTTAGAATAGCACCCGAAGAAGTAAAAACGCTACCACGCGATATTTCATCTCTACCAAATAAAGACGATATTGATCAATACTTATTAGATAAATTTTTTGTACAAGTAAGAGAGTTGCAGGAATTTTTCGAAGATAGAAGAATACCGTACTTGATGTTTAATGCGTTTGAGAATGAAAAAATAATACCTAGGTGTAATTCTAAATTTAAAGAACTTGTAGACGATAAGTACTTTATAGGATGGCCAAATGAGGCGGTAGTAAATTGGGTATATGGGTTACCACATGGTCCTAAAGGCCATCCATTGGAAGATGGCCATACTAAAATAGCAGAGATTATCTATGACAATATTGGGAGTAAGTTACGGATTTCATGACGCCGCAGCTAGCTTAATTGACAACGACGGCATTATACTTTTTGCAGGACATGCTGAACGTTACAGTAAGAAAAAACACGATAAGAATTTAAACCCCGGCCTAATAAAAGATGCTTTAAGTTTTAGTAATAGTCCTTTAGAAATAGTCGCATACTACGAAAATCCCTGGCTTAAGAAAACTCGCCAAGCATATTCTGGGCAGTGGGCAGATTTTTTTGATTTAGATAATATTAACATACGCAAGCAGTTACAAGAACAAACTAATTGCGTTGTGGGGAAAAACTGTAAATTTAAATACTACGGACATCACTTATCCCATGCGGCCGCCGGGTTTCAAACAAGCCCATTTGCTGATGCAACTGTAGTGGTCATTGATGCAATAGGAGAATGGGATACCATTACCATATGGGATGCAGAGTATGACAGAAACGGCAAAGCACAATATAAGAAAGTGTGGGGCGCAAAGTATCCAAACAGTATTGGTTTATTTTATAGTGCTATGACTGATCGCGTAGGCCTGCGCCCATTAGACGAAGAATATATCTTAATGGGAATGGCGGCATATGGGTTACCAATGTATACAAAAGATTTGATGGATACGTTTTGGGATATTAATGGTAAGAATATTATACGCATGAAAGAAAACTTACACGCTGGAACAGGCTGGCGCTCCGACGAGTTGATGGAAGAACAAGACAATTATGATATTGCCGCTTCATCTCAACAAGTATTAGAGTTTGTTGTAGGGCATATTATGGCCCATGCAAGGATAAGTTGTAAGTCTAAAAACTTAGTTTACATGGGTGGAGTTGCATTAAATTGTGTCGCTAATTCAAAGATAGCGAAAAATTGGAGCGACATTTGGATTATGCCTAACCCAGGCGATGCTGGTAGTAGTTTAGGAGCCGCCGCATTAGCATACGGTAAGAGGTTAAGGTGGGAGAGTCCATATTTAGGATATAACATACCAGGTCAATACCCTGAAGTAGAGTTGTTAAAAGAATTATTAGAGGGTAATATCGTAGGTGTTGCTAACGGTAGAGCAGAGTTTGGACCACGCGCCTTAGGTAATAGAAGTTTGTTAGCAGATCCGCGTGGGAAACATATCAAAGACAAGGTAAATGAGATAAAGCGTAGACAAAAGTTTCGTCCATTTGCTCCAATGATACTAGAAGAGAAAGCAGACGAATACTTTGAAATGCCCGCAACATTTGAATTTACGCCCAATCCAGACAATTCTGATTACGTGGTATTACACGGTATAAAGTTATTTCGTAACAGAACAAAACTTAGCTCACCTTATATGCAATATACAGCAAAGTGTAAACACCCAAAAGACTTCCCTGCCATAGTTCACGCAGATGGCACCAGCAGAGTTCAAACTGTAGGTCCTAATGATAATCCTGAGATAAGAAGTTTATTAAAAATGTGGGAATATTACACAGGCTGTCCTATGTTACTTAATACCAGTTTAAACATTAGGGGAGAGCCGGTAGTAAATAATTTTCAAGACGCAAAACGCTTTGAAGAAGCATACGGTATAAAAGTATTCACAATGGCTAAAGCGCCACCCCCGCCAACAAAATAACGCACCGCATAGTTATATGCTACTATTTAATATATCGTATATATTTTAAATATAATAGCATATAATAAAGTTAAGTAGGTTAGTGGAATTTCCTACTTAAATCAACGAGCGGGAAGCGAATGTCTATTGAATTTAAGATAGGTGTGGATTATAGTTGTAATTTAGATAAGAAACCTGATTTAAATGTTTCTGTAATTGACAGTAACGATAATCAATTACCTATAACAAAGTTAGACGACATCTCATACACTGTAGATATTCATGACTATGAACCCAACTCTTATGTTCTAGAACTAGAGCACACTAACGCAGTTTACCCACAAGATTATTTAAATGGTGATTTTGGTATTGACATAAAAAGTCTGTACATCAACGGTGTTGATTTAAATGATTTAATTCACAGACGCGGCCATTGTTATATGGATTGCACTAATAATTCTTACTATATTTTAGAGCAAATGAATAATAATAACTTTATTGTTGATGATTATAAACTATTAAACTATAGACACAATCACGTAAAGTATAATAAACCAAAAGTGTTTGACCATACAAATAACGAATTTATTGAATATAGTGGTGTCTTTATTACTGACTCTGGCTATGTTATTAAAGGAAACAAAATGTATTATGATGCAACCGCTGATATAAACTTTATTAAAGAACATTCCAATAACGACTACTTGTACGTATACGATAATAAATTAATGCACCATGTGCCAAATAGTTCTTGTTTAAATCTAAACGGTATATGGAAGTTTAAGTTTGAAACGCCACTCTACGGATGGGTCGTAGATAATATTTTTGGCAATGACTTTGTTTGATTGCGGACATGATGGAAATACTCTACAATAATCAGCATCCTGATGTCAATTCGTCTGGACACAATAATTATGGATTTTTACATTTTACTGGTATTTTGTTAAATCTAAAGAATGAAATTGAAGATTTATTAAGTTTATTGAATGACAATGTTGATCAGTGTATAGAAGCAATTAAGAGTTTAGACGGCCAATTTGCATTAGTGTGGAAAACAGAATCATTTTGTCTTACAGTAACAGACTTTAGTCTAATGCAATTCTTATATATGTCAGATTCTCATATTACTACAGCCCCTATAACTAATACTGCACCACTTCCGTCTAACAGTATACAAGTTTATGACAACGATCTAAATCTAAAAAGATCAATTAACTTTTTTGAGAATTATAGTAGTGGGGCAACAAAAGAAGATTTTAACTTATTATCCGAGTCTGTAGTACAGACAGTAACACAATTGAGAAAAAAAGGCTCGTTAACATTGTTACTGTCTGAAGGTATTGATAGTGGTTTTTTACATTGCGTATGTTTAAAAAATGGCGTCACAGTTGACGTTATTAATTACCAATGTTATCCAATATACGAACCTGATTTTGCTTTAGTTAAGAAAAGAAAGCGTATACACACACGATATGATAAATCAGAGTTTAAAATTATAATTGATAACAAAACGCATTATGATGGTGGAGAATTTGCACCAAATGTTGACACATGTATAAAAAATATTTTTTCTGAGAACATTGTATTGGCTGGGTTTAGTGCTGATCGCATGTTTACTGATAATGGGCATGAGGGACAGGAGTTGGATACTGATAATTCTTCTCGATGGGGAGGAATATTTCCGTTAGATTTGCACAATTACGAAAACTACTGGGTTAACGAAGATAACATTAAACTTATGACTAATTTCCAAACAGTGTTTGGAAATAAAAAAATTTTTGATGTATTCTGTACAAAAAACACAGTGATAGAGTGGTATAAGATAACTTCTTTAATAAAGAATACTCAACGTTATAAGCAGTGGATGATAGAATATAGCGAACAGATAAAGGGATATCCTAACTTAGTTGACAGAAAGAATGGAATTAGAATAAGTAGTTAATATGGAAAAGAATACAATAGTAATATACGGTGCAAAGCGAAGTGGTAATCACTTACTCCAAAGTTATTTAAAAAGCAAAGGAGAGGAGTGCGAGTTTAAGCATGAAGCGTCCACAGCAAAAGAACTGTATGACGAAAAGGGCAAGCATTTAATAATATTAGTGCGTTCTCCACGTGATCAACTTATCTCAAATATGTACTCTATGCAAAATGCATGGAGAAACGGCTATGATGTTGGGCACGTAAATAGACCACTCGAGGTATACGAACCACATGAAATTGCCGCAGATCATATAGCAAGAGCGTGTCAATATTTAAAAGCCTTTACAGATGACATGATACCGCTAGCGGCGAAGTATTCGTTTCAGTTCATATTATATGATACCATGGTAAAGAAAGAGTTAAATACTAATTATATAATGCGCGGTTCCGAATATTATAAAAAAACAATTAGTAACTATTCTCACATCACAGAAATGCTAGATAACACAGATTTAGAAAGTTACTGCTTAAATATTTGGAGAGTATTTAATTTACAACAGAAAGTTTTTTATCCTGAATTAGCAAACTAAATGTATGATATTATAAGCAGGGATGACGTCAATGATATTTACGAAGCAGCCAGCAAATGTAAAACGAGATATTTTTGGTACGTTGATCATGGTGTTGATTATACTGGGTTTGATTTCAATTGGGTTCCTGTACCATGGGAGTCCCAGTTCGTACATATCTTCCCAAGTAAATGGCAACGTGACGGCGGAATAAGATTAGTCAACAAACAAAGTCCTGAAGGCGAATTAAAATTCCATAATACAAAAAAGGTAACGAGAGTACCAACTACAAGAAATTGGGTACTTGAGGATAATACTGACTATACAGATTTTGACTTTAGTTGGCATCCGGATAGTCTAAATAAAGAATACACACACGCATTTCCTTCCCAGTGGCAAAGAGAAGGTGGTACTTATTATGTTACTAATCCAAGTGCGCCTAAAAAATATGTTTCTGACCAAATAACAAAAAGAACAAACTGTTTAGATAATTGGCAAATACCCAAAGGCGTTGATACAGATAATTTTGACTTTAGTTGGCATCCTGATCCCTCACACGGTGATTGGACATATGTTTTTCCTTCCTTATGGCAACGAAACAGTAACGTATTATACATTACAAATAATGATGCACCTAAAAAATATGTAAGTGACCAAGTTATTAGGCCGTTACCTAATAAAGAAGATTGGATTATTCCTAAGAATATAGACGAAGATAGTTTTGATTTTAGTTGGTTACCAGACCCAGATGATCCACCATACATATATGTATTTGGCACACAATGGCAGAAAGACGGAGGTCCAGTATATAAAGTAGAAGGTGCGACTGAAACAAGTTATATAGATACCCCGCAAGCAAAAGCGTTGCCCACTACAGAACATTGGCATACAGACAGTGAAGCAGATTACAGCACATTTGACTTTAGTTGGCATCCGGAAGAATCACAAAAAGACTTTAAGCACGTATTTGGATCACAATGGCAAAAGACTAGTAAAACGTTTTACTACACTGGCAATGATGCTAATCCAAAAGTAAACTACGTAACGGACCAACGTGTAACAAGTAAAAGCGATACATTACCGCGTTACAATATTGAAACAACATTAGAGAATTTAATAAACGAACATCCTACTGAACGCTTTTGGGCATTGAATCCGGAGATGGATTATAAGGAGTTTGACTTTAGTTGGCATCCGGATGCAAGCCAAATGGAATATGTTCATGTGTTTGGATCCCAATGGCAAAAGCATAGCCAAACATTCTACGTAAATGCTCCTGCCTATTTAAAAGGCAATAACCACTTGAATTTTGTGGGAGATCAAAGGGTAGTAGCGAATAGCACCTTGGATATCTTCTATATAGACAAAGGGGGCTCTGCTAGTACAAAACGCTATGATTCACTAGTGACGAAACACTCTCAGACGCTCAAGACGCGCTTCTTTGGGGATACCCGCGATACACTACTGCGGTGTGCTAAGAAATGCAAGACAGGGCGATTCTGGGCGGTATCAAGCGAAAACGATTACTCAAATTTTAACTTTGATTGGCATTGCGAACCATGGCAGAATGGTATGCTACACGTATTTGGCAGTAAATGGAACAAGTGGAGCAACACATTTTTAGTAAATGCAGACGACTTTATTCGCACGTTTGATTGGGCAGAGAATATTGAGGATGTTTATAATTTAAACTTCGTAGAGGATCAACAAGTAGAATTATTTGATGATAATCGAGAAATATGGTACGTTGACTTTGGAAATAACGAAGAATTCTCACCCAATTTAAATTATAAGAAAGCAAGATTCTTTGGAACATGGTTAGATACTCTTAAACGGATCGTTGAACGAACAGACGAAGAATATATATGGGTATGTGGTAGTATTTGTGATTATACTAGTTTTGATTTTGGATGGGAACCAGAGCCGTGGCAACAGAATATGTTGCATGTATTTCCGAGTAACGGACAAGTTGAAGGAGATACTTTCCTCGTTCCAGTAAAACTATTTAAAGAACAATTAGAAAGTTTAAAAGTGTTAGGATGGTTTGACACTGTAAACTATATTAAAGACGTCAGTGTTCCTCGGTGTAGTTGGCCAACAATTAAAAGTTTACAAGATTTAGATACTATGTATGGATGGATACTGCACAATAACCAGTCTCCGGTAACATATGACCCTCCTTTCTGGAAAAAGCCAGAACTTCACGTTTTTAACACAAGTGGCAGTGTATCCTTGGTGCCGCGGGACTGTAAAAGTGAATTTCGGACTCAATTATATGACTACCCATATATCTTGCGTCATGATGGCTTTAAATGTGAGGATAAACCACTAGATATAGTGTTTATTTCAAATGGCGAAAAAAACGCCAACGAAAACTGGAAACACCTTGTAAATATACATAAACAAAACGGGTGTGAAAACCGTTTATTACGTAGTGATGGTGTAGATGGTAGAACGCAAGCCTATCAAGCCGCCGCACGGTTAAGTGAAACAGATTGGTTTTATGCTGTTTTTGCAAAAACCGAAGTATTGCCGGATTTTAAATTTGATTTAAATCCTAATTACCTTGAGGAAACTAAACATTACATGTTACATAGTCGAAATCCGTTAAACGGATTAGAATACGGGGCAATGAATATTAACATGTATCATAAACAATTAACTTTAGATACTAAACCTGGATTAGACTTTACTCTTAGTAGTAATCATGACACTATACCAGTTGTTGCTAGTATTAGTAGATTTAACGAAGATCCATGGGTAACATGGAGAAGTGCTTTCCGTGAAGTTTTAAAACTTAAACGTGAAGTTGATCTAGGTGATCCTAGACCAGAAATTGCCTTCCGGCTTAAAACATGGTGTACTGTTGCAGAAGGATTAAATGCTGAATGGTGTTTAGCAGGAGCAAACGATGCTTTGGAATACTATGCTCAAGAAGAAGGCCAGTATAGTGCTTTATTAAATAGTTATGACTGGCCGTGGTTAAAGTCTTACTTTGAAGAACGCTACAATAGTATTACTGATCCATTACCTCTTGATACCGAGGAAGCGTTTTAATAAACGGTTGCTCTAAGAGCCAATCTAAATAATTTGGAATTCCAGCATCAATATCTTCAGTAGGGTTCCAACCAGTAAACTCTTTTAACTTATTACTGTTTAATGTATCTCTGTTAGGATAAAAACTGTCGTGCGGATAAATTTCTATGTCACCACCCAGTCTTTGCTGGATCATAGTAGCTGCTTCTAAGATAGTTCTTCCATTGCCTCGCGTACAATTAAAAATTTCGTTAGTGGTAGTCTCGTTAGTGGCACATACAGCAAACGCATCAGCAACATCAGTAACCCAACTAAAATCTAACTTATTGTCAGGACCTTGAACACGAATATTACCATTAGTTAATGAACTTTCTGCCATCTTACTAATTACTCTAACAATCATATCTCTAGTTCCGTATAAAGCACTAGGACGAAGTATTGTATAATTTAATTCTTTTTCCCTGTGCCAAATTTGACACATGCGTTCACCTTGTAGTTTATAACTTCCATACAAAGTTTTAGGATCTGTTTTACTATTTTCATCAGGTGCATCACTTTCGAAGTTACCATATACCATACTACTGCTGGAAAATAAAATCTTTTCTACATTGTGTTCTGTGCATAAGTCTAATGTTGTTGCTGTCGCTGTAATCATATTTCCAGTAGCATCAACTACATTACGTTTTACCATATACGCATTGGGGTAAGTTGCTAAGTGAATAACCACGTCTGGTTGAAATTCTGCAAAAACAGATGCCATAAAATTAACATCTTCAATCTTTCCAACAAATACATGATCTGCATTTGCATGTTCTTGTCTCTGATTCAGTATACATTGATATTCATCATCAGGAAAAATATAATACTGATGATAACAATCTACTACGCCCACAATATGGCCTTGTTTGCGAAGTATGTTACTGGTATGTGAGCCAATAAAGCCATGGCCTCCTAATATTAAAATTTTTTTAGACATTCTAAAACTCTTTCTATTTCATCATCTGTCATATAGGGACAGTTTGGTATTGTTAAACTTTTTTCTTGCAACGTTAAACTATTCTTAAAATCACTATAATTTACATCAAATATTTTTTCTTGAATAGGCAAAATACTGTAGTGGATTTGTGTTTGAATATTATTAGATCTAAGGTGCTGTGCCAGTTCGTCTCTCTTGTCACACTTAATTACAAACTTACTATACGTGCAATCTTGTGTATAGTCTGGAAACTCATATAAGTCTCTAAGTTCTTGTTTATATATATTAGCAATTTTCTGTCGTTTAGATTGGTGTTTTTTCATTAGGCCTAATGTAATATATAATGTAGCCGCTTCAGTACTGCTAATCATACTGTTTACGCCTAATCCTATACTAGGTGTTGAGTTATTGGATTTACCGTGTAATCTTCCTAACCTGGCTAATTCAAATACATCTTTATTTTTTGTAATTAATGCGCCACCACTTCCCATTGTAGTACAGGGTTTTGAAGGACTAAAACTTAAAACAGTAAATTCAGCATCATTTAATAGTGCTCCTAGACTTTGCGCCGCATCTTCCACTAACAAGAGATTATTTTCGTCACAAAAAGTTTTAGCGTATTTGTTCATTGAATTACCCCACAATGTAACATATAACATTACTCTTGTATTGTTTGTAATTTTTTCTTTGGCGTCAGATAAATCAATGCAATAATCATTACCAACATCAACAAAGACAGGTTTTAATCCCGCAAGTAAAATACTTGTTGCAGTTGCGATAAACGTATAAGCAGGTACAAGAACCTCACTGCCAGCAGGCAAATTTAAATTACGCAAGCCTTGCGTTAGCGCGTCTGTACAACTATGGAAGATTACCGCATTGTGTAATTTACTATTAGTTACTACTTCTAATCTTGCCTCAGCCAATTTGGTTATTTCACCACCTTGGCATATACCATTAGACAAAGATAAATCAGAAGTTCTTTGAACTTCATCTCTTATTTCATTCCATAACCTGTTAAGATTATTTGCTTTTACAATGTGCATCTTAGTAATTCAAAACTTTCTGCATAAGGGTAATTTGTATTAGCACTACGTAATATAGCAAGTGCGCGAGTTGATTCTAATATTTTGTCGTCAACGTCCCAGTATGAATTGCACCAATCCAATTTGTCTTGAATGTTATCCATTCCAACGAATACATTTGGATTATAAGATTTGTTATTGTTTATATAAGCACTGATTTCATATTGCAATATAGTGCCTGTAAACTTACGACTACTTGCAATTGCTAACTCGTTTACAATTTTATGGTCTTGGTGACTGTCGCCGTAATGTGGTATTAACATATAATCATATTGCTCTTTACCATAGATAATATCATCTAATCGGGCCACACTATTGTTATTTAATACTGGTCGAGTTTCAGAGTCTGAGAAGAATTCGTACGAGTAATTTAATTTAGAAGAGTTTTCAGTTACACTTGTTACTTTTTCTTTATAAAAGTAAACAATTTTAACAAAGCCTTTCTTAGAAAGTTCATTTAAAATGAACCCACCTGCTCCTAACTCCGCGTCGTCCGGATGTGGACTAAGTGCTAGAATAGATTTCCCTTCATTTTTTAAAGACTCCATTTTTGCTTAAACTCATTGAGATCACGTTTGGACATGCCGTACTGCTCTGCCACTGCTTCTTCAGTTCTCCAATCCTCTACTAGTTCATTCCATCGCTTTTTATCAATTAATCTGTTTATTAGATCAACTTCCATACGACTAGCAGTATGAGCGTTTTCAATAAAATCTTCATATGCTTCACACGACAAAGGAAACTTATCTTGAATTAAACTATACATTGATCTTGCTAATTCTTGTATTTCCCATTGTGCGTGATAATCTGCTCTTAATTTAACGTAGTGGAAAAAGTTGTTTAAATCTATTTTCCAATATAGTTCTGTATAGTTATTAAGAGGCAACACGGCACGGGCCAACTCTCTTGACAAACCTTGACGTTGATCTTCTTCAATGTTATAATTGTCATTTGGGTGTTCTCCCAATAAACTTAAATAATCATTGTAGTTTTCTCTACCAATTCGTTTAATAGTATTATGGCACATCGTTTCTTCAACTGGAAGTAATTTACCATCTCTTCCCTGTTTGTTGATTGAACTTTGTGGTTTAAGGTTTTCTTTATCAGGAACGTAAAACTCATCCGACATAATACTATATCTGCCAGAATATTCGTTCAAGTTTGCTGTTCTATGCCTAACGTGTTGCCTCATAACAAAGATGGGCATCTTTAAATGGAATTTTACCTCGCACATCTCGAGCGGTGATGTGTGTCGGTGCTTAACTAGATAGCGTATTAATGCCCTATCATTACTAGTGCCTTTGGTGCCGTCACCGTATGACACTCTTGCAGCTTGGACTATCGCATTGTCAGATCCCATTGTGTCAACGAGCCCAACAAAGCCATGATCCAAATACTTTACATAGTTTTCGTCTGTGTTAAAATTTATGTCTGAAACTTTAGTCATATTTACATTATATAATTGTAACTACTTTTTGTCAATAAAAATTAAAGATTTTTTAATGCATTGTTTGTTGATAATTGAATGTCTGTTTTAACCTTGTCAACGTTTAAAACATAGTCAATTGAAAGTACACCGCCATAGGCATCTATGCGGTATGTTAGTTCTTCTTCTAAGTCTCTTGGATCTACGCCTTCCTCTAAAAGATCGATGACACTTATTACAACTTCATTGTCATGCTCGTTGCGTAATACGAGATGATCTATATATTCGACGGGGACATTAGTGATATCAACGTCTTCAATAATGTCCAACCATCGATTCTTAAAAGAGTCTGTTAAGTAAACTTCTTTATGCTGAGGCACGGGCTTTGGAAGCCTTCTTCTTAGTAGTCTTCTTTGCTCTTGCTTTCTTAGTTGGTGACAACTCTTCTGCTTCAGCAAGTAACCGTTTCGCTTCTTTTTGCATAATAGCTGCCTGACTACGCAAGCCTTCTGCAATTTTTGAATCAGTTAATACACCGCTGTCGTCACTTTCTGGTGCTGATACTTCTTCTCCGCGAATAGCGGCATTAACATCAGATAGCGTAATAGCAGTGTTTGTGTCTGGTGTGAGAGCAACATCACTAGCAGGTAGTTTTAGAATCTTTTGACTAACATGTAAACTTTCTAAAATCGGGCGCCCTGCACCGTTCATTTTTACATGTAAAATTTCTGCTAGTGTGTTGGCTTGTTGGCCTTCTTCACTCTCTAAAACTGTAATTAGTGAATCATGATCATCTTGTGATAAAGATGCTGTTCTTGCTACTAAACAGTTATCTGGCTCGCCGGGGACTTCCCTAAAAAGTAAAATGATTTTGTCTTTAGTTGATATTTGCTTGCCAACGTGTTTCATATATTTCTCCGTTTAATATTGATTATTCAGCAGGTGCTTCTGGTGCATCTGCTTGTACTTCTTGTTGTGCTGGTTCAGTGGCAGGTAAGTGGTGTCTTAAGAACCTCATTAGCCTGTCATAAGTAACGCCTACAGCAGACATTTCTGCCGCGTTCCATGCACCTCTTCGGGCACCAACTTCGACGATCTGCTTAACAGCCAATAAATCTTTTAAATTAAATTCTGGTGCATCTCCTGCTTCTGGTAATGCTTCAGATGCCTCATTAGGTACTTCTACTGGCGTCTCTTCTGCATTTTCAGTATTTTCCGACATTGTTTGTTCTCCTGATAATTAATTGTATGAAAAGAATTATATTAACTACAATCCTTACTATAGTATTTAGTTTCACAGGTTATGCACAGGAAAATTCCGAACAAAGTGATCAAAATGATGGAAGAAATGCCGCACTGATTTGGTTTGTAAAAGAAGGTATAGAGTGTACATTGGCTAATGAAGAATTAAAACGCTTAATGGCGGTTCATTATGCTATGAATGAAATATTCCAAATAGATGTCACTAGTAACTCATACGGTCTAGTAGATGCAAGATTAGAAAATAACAGAGAACTATTTGATAGTTTAATTTTTCGCTCACTTGGAATTTTAGAGCAATCCGGTATACCAGAAGATACACTAGTGAAAATAGTAACTGAGCAAAGATTAGCCACATCTGCTAAGATAGCAGAGCGCAGGGCAGTAAAAGATCCAGCAACAATAAACGATGTTATTATAAAAACTTTTACATATGTTAAAAAGTGTAGAGCGTGGGCTAAAGAGCAGACTGGAGAATGATCTACTATTTGAGATCTTGTAGTACAGGACAAGATAATACGAAATAACTTGCCTCGCTAGGCTCTTCAAATCCAATAACCCATTCTAAAGACCAAAGCATATCAAACGCATTTACGCGCCCAATAATTGGGTGTTTTGGATCTACTGTTTTATTAATAGATATTTTGGTATCAAAACCAACCATTATCTTTTTAGCAATGCTATATCTTCCATCTAATGAAAGATAGATCCACTTGTCTAAATCATCAATTATTTGTTGTTTGCTCGACTCTATTTGGTGAGAGCGAATAGGAATAGTGATGGAAGTAAAATACGGAGGAGTAGTCTTACATCGTCTACTATTTAAGACGTTGTGGTGATTTACTGTTCTTGTATTATAAAGGCCCATTGTATACTATATATAGCAAAAATATTATAGAACCTGTTAATAACGCCATAGAAAGCGAAAAAAGAAACTTTTCAACGACGTTAAACACCCGCCAAGTCATTTTTAATTTAAAGTAGTCTTTCATAATTTAGTTTTTATCTACCACAACATTCCTACAATATATATTACTGTTAAGCCAGCGTTGAGTACAATAAGGCTAGTTTCTTTCCATAGTATGCCCGTCAGTGTCCACATACTATTAGCAATAATAAACATCCAGACGTACTGAGGATGTACATTAAATGCCGCTAATGTAGCCGCAAGTATTAATAACGCGGTACTTGTCCAAGCAAGTTTTTGATAAGGTTTTTTATTTTCCATGGGTTAATCTTCTCCAAGTATCTGTCCAACTAGTAACGTGATGCAACATGTCTTGTTCATTGTAGCGAATTCGTATTGCCTCTGCCAACGTGTAGTCGTTACCGCCGGGTTCCATTCTATCGCCAAAGAAACTAATGTCATAGTCATCGAAGTCCCAAATAATCTGCGACTTATCACAGCCTAACTTGGAAATATCCAAGCCAGTTTCTCCTCCTACAACTGCTTGGTATTCAGGAAACAGTCTATTAAATTCTTCTGCGATCGTGTGTCGTTCATTTGTTTTAACGTCCCATCTAACATAATCCGCACGTTCGTTAAGATTAGCGTTTCTACCTACCACGCTAAAGTTAATCATTCCAGGTCTGTTTTCAAAATGCATTCCTGTGCGTAATGGAAACTTACTAGCAACTAGTTTTTCTGTTAAGAAGTCGTGTGCTTTATTTTCAAGTTTCAACTCGTCTCCGTATATTTCGTCACCTTGCTCCCGCACACTATTACCGGAACAGTTATAGCAACGTTGGACTGTATTACAAATCTCCTCTCCTAACTGCTCTACTGTCTTAGGATAGTCACTACCCGTTACTAAAAATACATGTTCTTGTTTAACCCAATCAGTAAACCATTCGCTGAATTCCGAATTTATTTTTTGTCTGCTAGGAGTTAAAGTACCATCAACATCAAAAATGTAAGCACGTCTGCTCATTCGAATAACCTCTCAAATTGTGTTAAAGTGTTTTCATTGGAAGAACTATAAACCCATATGGGCTCTACAAAACAGTCCTGCATATGTTCTTTGTCACCGCCTTCTTCGTTCTTTGGTCTTTGCTTCATACGCATACCGATGACTTCTTGTAGCGGCATACCAATACTATCCATAAAGTTTGTCATAGGATCGCATACATAATGTCTCTTGTTCTTAATATTAGCATCAATAATATTTACTGCTATAACGCCTGTTTGTGGATTAATTAGACTTTTAGTTTTCTCTAGCGTTACAAACAAAAAATCATTTAACCAACTATCAAACTCTTTATACTTAAACCAACTTTGCGTTTCCTCTTTTATACCTTCTGCGTAGCGTTCTGTATTATAATATGGTGGACTAGTAAATGCTAGATCATAATTTAGTTCTGGAAAGTCTTTAATATCTTCTGCGGGTGCGTTAAAAATAGTTACTGTTTTAGCACCTTCATATCTAAACCATTCTAAACCATTGCATGCATTAAACTCCATTAACAGTCCGTCGTTGTTAAAAATATGATTGTCATAAAACTTACATTGCTCCATATATGTTTTATAAACGTTCGGATTTGGATCACACCCTACATAAGTTTCTGCGTTACTTGTCCAAAAACCTGCTAATCTATCTCCCCAACCACAACTAGTATCTAATACTGTTTTAGCGTTAAACCTGTTATAAACATACTTGGCAACTGTAGGTTTAAACTGTGTCGCTACATACGCACCTAGTCTAAATGCTTCTCTATACTTGGCTTCGTCTACATACTTTACAACGCCTTCGCGCCAAAATGTCCAGTTAAGTTTCTTTAATGCTTCTTCACTGCTCCATATATCTAATGGACTTTTATGTGACCAACCACTACATTTAAGTCTGTTCTGTTGCTGAAAGTAGTTACTAATATCGTTATAGTAGTGATTAATGTCTATAACGTCTTTACAGTATTTTTGAACAGAGTATTCGTAGTCATTAAACTTGTCTGTAATGGCAGTAGTATAACCATATAACAGTTTGTTATGGTCCATACCTTTAAGTTTTCTAAACCTATCTACTACATCGTTTTCAGTAATATCTTGAAACGGAAACGGAATGTTATTGTTGACAATGTAATGTGCGAACGCCTCTATTGCTTCTTTCTTTTCATATTGCCCTTTAAACTCTTGCCATTCATCCGCGGAAAAAACAGGCAACCCACTAGGACTTGCCTGCTTTTCTAATACTTTAAGTATTTTGTTTACCATGAAGCCTTATACTTTGCTATAGCGCGAACATCGTCGTTACCTCGTAAATGATCCACGTCATTCATGTAACTAACACTAAACTCAATATTGTTATGCTTATTGATGCCCATGTCATACTGTAGAGTATAGTCAATATGTCGTCCGTCAGGCTCCATATCTGCAATAAAGTCCGCAAACATCATCCCGCCCTGTTCAATGCGTAGCGGTTGGGTGATACCAAAGTTTAATCTGCCGTAATTTGCGTTTACACCAAAGCCCATTGCGTGGAAGTCCTCTACGTCTTTGACATAACCATAACTGCCGTTTGCTGTACCAAATGCGTAAGTGGCATTAGCACTAAAGTTCCATTCACCAATGCTTTTCTTACGGCTAATATTAATATAACGAGTAGTGGGATCATCGACATGCATCAGGCTTTGTCCAGGCGCCCAACCCATAAGGCTGTTATCAATACCAACCGCCACATCAACTTCTCCGTATCGCAAACCTACAACGGCGTTATCGATTTCCCCGTACTCGTCTGCTTTAGTAGCACCAAACGTCAAGGCAGTATTAGTATCAAAGTTAAATACGGGAACCATATTAATGTCGTTAAAAGACATTAATTTACTGTTATCTATAAAGTGTCCCTGCATGTTAAGGATCTGGTCTTTTACAAAACTTAACTGCCAAAAACGAGGGTCACGTCCTTTGATAACATCATGCATTGCGAACCTCGCATACCCTTTTCCAATTTGCTCTTCCTCTTCTTCCTCTTCTTCGCCTGGTACAGAAATAGTAGCCATTGGAGAGAGCAGTGTTCCAAAGGAACCGTCTTCATAAACAATAATCCAATCCATGCGCCCGTCATTGTTGGCGTGGGTTGGAAACAAGGCTCCCTTTGATCCTGCATTAGGCACGTTAGCAAAAATTGCACTACCGAGTTGGCTAAACGTTCCGTTACCGTTGTTCAACCAAATACCGCCATGTTGTGATCCAACACTGCCAGCATAGTTTTGATAATGATTGACATAGAGATCGTTTTTGCCATCACCGTTTAAGTCAACGAGCATTGGTGCTTGTCCTTTAGAGTGCGGAACAGTTCCACTTATTCCGAATTGCTGTTTCAAACTTACACCACCTGCACCAGTAGCAAAAACACGAATCCAACTATTGGTAGCACAAACGTCACCACATTCGTCATACACGATGATGTCACGTCCATTGTTATAAACCGCTCTCAGTCCTGCTACTCCTGGAATCGTATCTGAGTGTATCTGCATTAGTGAGAACGATTCCCCACCATTGTTCTTGTATACGTTAATAGCACCGCCTCTTGCTGATACGCCATCAAGAGCAAATGCTCCTCCTGCTCCGGCAAACCCTCCTCCTGATCTAACATCCATATCTCCAGAAATAAGTTCGGGATATCCGTCACCATCCAGATCCATAAGTGTTCCTGCGAAGGCACTATTTTGCATACGAATCTGTCCAAGATCACTAACTTCTCCGTTTACGTTTTGTCCTCGTTCACCAGGATTGAAGCCAAGATAAACCACCGTACCACCAGAGAAGCCAACAATATCCAAACGCCCGTCTTTATTGACGTCACCTACTGCCGATCCGTGCCAGTTGAAAACAGGTCCAGGCGCCGCATTTATTCCGTTGTAAATAAGAGCAGGATTCGTTGCTCCACCGCCACCATTACCTAATGCAATTGGACCTTGTGCAAAGTAGTTACCAGTCCATTCATTTACTGTTTCACTAGCGGCAACACCACCTGCGCGTGTAGGACTATAAGAGCCGTCTGGATTACTAAGAAATACATAAGGTTGGATTTTCACATCCCATCCCATTGGGCATCCATTTTGACAATAAACTCCATGAGCGGCCGCAAAAACCATAACATCAGTATTACCATCACCATTCCAGTCTCTTGCTACAGCGTTACCGTTGTCAGCAAAGTGCTCTACCCATCCAACCGATCCGTGCCCTTGTACAAAGTTATAGGTACTGTCCAATGCGTATGCTGAAACGCTGTAAACAGTTGCGATAGCCGCCACTGCTAATTTACTAATATTCATTTCGACATTCTCCTTAACTATAGATTGTTTCGTAATATGCATGAGCACCAAACGGTGGCTTAGGTGCACCTTCAATTCTGTGAGTATGTATGACCCAACACACATCACAGTAATTCTCATCTCCCCATGAACCCCACGGATAGCCATCTGTAAATACTAAAAGTTTTTTAGGTTCAATGCCATTCTGTTTCATATACTCGTATACCACTTCAAAACTAGTACCACCACCGCCTACAATTTCATACTCATTAATCTCGTGGAGGTTGTCAGCAGTAAAGTCTTTGATGCTGTATACATCAGTATCAAAACAAAATATTTTAACGTTGAACGTAGTGTAGGCGTCCATAATGCCTTTAACTTCGCTAAGGAAGTCGCGCACCATATCTTCGCTGATACTACCACTAACGTCAATAGCAACAACCAAGTCGATTGTATCATCAGGAACCATACCAGGCAACATCACGCCAGTGTGCCACGCCTTACGGCTAGGACGCATAAAGGAGTAATCACTCTTTACAAGGCTTTTGATCTGCACATCAAGTAACTCACGCCAGTTCATCTTCGGCTCAGTAAGTTCTTTGAGCATACGTCGAACACCAGCAGGTACATTGCCTGCGCCGGCATTTTGCGCCGCTGACATAATCGCTTCCTTCATCTCATCACGAATTTCTTTACGCTCTTCTTCGGATAGTTTAGGGCGGCCGCCTTTACCGCCTTCTTTACCTTTTCCTTCTCCGTCTCCATCATTACCTTCGTCACTGTCATCGCTATCCAAGTGATCATCGAGAACCGCATCAAGCAGTTCGTCGATATCAATTTTCTCGGCGTTTTCGTAGAGATCGTCATACACCTCTTCAAACGACATGTCGTAATACTTTCTGTCGTGTACAATAGGAACTTGATCAATAGCCTCGCCAATGCGATTAACAATCAAGTCGCCGTTGACACAATAGTCAGCGGCAATGTTAGACAGTTTAGGATCACGATCACCACGGCGTCCAATATGGTCGTATACAATATGAAGAACTTCGTGCCCAAACAAAAACTCAATCTGTTTAGGGGATAACTGCTCTACGAATTTCGTATTGTAGTAGAAACGACGGCCATCAGTAGCGGCGGTAGGCAACCATTCATCAGCATTTACGAGTGTCAGGCGTGTAGCCAGATTACCAAAGAACGGCTCTTTAAGCAGAAGCCCAATTCGGGCGGTTGTGAGTGACTCACGAACCTTTGCGTCAAGTTCGGAATCAGTCTCAAAGCCTACCTGCAAAAGCGGGTATTTCTCAGTTTTACTATTAGCGGTTGTATTTTGTGACATTTGTGTACTCGAGTTTTTACTTTCTATACTAATATTATAGCATTTATCTGCTGATCTGTCACGGAAAATAGTGCTGTAAGTGCTTGATTCGAAAAAGTTTTCTAAACATACTGATTCTTAGGAGTCATTGTGTCCTCGTTGAGTACTGTCTTGATGGCATGACAGTCTAAACAAAGAGTCTGCAGATTATCATCGTCATTATTCCCATGATCACCATCTATATGATCTACTGTTAATAGAGTACGTATTAGTCGATTTTTTATCTTAAGATCTTCTATTCGCTGTACACGGCTATCAGTTAGTGGAGTATAACCACAATGTTCACAGTGAGTTTTACGTTGGTGGCTATATACTTTTTTAGTAGTAGCCAGTCCTCCATATTCTGCTAGATTTTTTTGGTGATCCCTGCACAGATGCTCACTTCCAGGGCCTTGATAGGCTGTGAGAAAATTCTCACAGCCATCAATACTACATCGTGTTTTTCTGGCCTTTCTTAGTGCAACACCTTCTTTGAGAAGGTCTTTGTTTGGGTCACGTAAAGTCATTAACCTAACTCCTTCTTTTTAAAGTCATACTGAAATTTACCAGTGAAGATTGGCAACTTTTTTGAAAATCCTGCTTTAGCAATTGCTTGACAAATCCAAGTAGGAGCAACCTCTGTTTGATTGCATCGCTCGTTATATGCACTCTTAACCTGTGCATACTGTCTTTCATACCAACTCTGGTACGCTTCTTTAATCATCTTAGACTTTTTAGATGTATGTTTCCTCCAAGTATTCTCAGTAACGGCACCCAAATACTTTCCAAATTCACGCACATAATCATCGTCTACAGTAATTCCCTGTACGTCACATGCACGAAAAATGTGTGCCATGTTGTCAATTTCCAGAGGTTCTATAGGCTTGTCTGAAAGAAACATATTGTGATACTGAAAAACCCGACGTAGCACACTACTCTTCCACTTATTAACATCGCGCCCTGTTGCAGGAAATATTTCTGAAGGACGGGATACTGCGCCCGGCTCATCTGTATCTCCAAACTTTTCATGTGTAAAGAAACAGTTGAATTCTTCTAAAGCACTCTGAATTTCTTCGAAACGCACACTCCATGGATCTTTATCTCCGTTATTGCGTACAGACCAGACGTGTTGCATATACAAATCAATCTTGTCCAAGGGCTTAGTCATAGTGTCATCGTGAACGCCAATAAAACGTTTTCGCAATTTAGAAATGTCACGGCCTGGGTAAATGGCTACTGGTATCTCAAGTTCCATTGCTTCTTTTAAACTCATACCAAACGCAAACATAGCGACAGAGATCAACGCTAATGTCGTATGCTGGCCGTCCCAAATAGCAAACAAACCCTTGCGTCGATACTGAGTCTCAGCATCTGGATCTATGTCATAAGGGTACAAGCGAACAATGTTAACAAAGAAAGGATCAAATTTGCCAACAATATCTAGTATCCAGTCAGAATCAACTACACGCTGGATTGATGCATTAATGAGCATGTTCTTGAGTTTAACACGCTCTTTCTTATTAGCAGACATTTGTACCATGTCTGCATATATATCAGCAAATTCTTTATACTGTGGGTTACGATTGCGGAATTCCTCGCCTAGTTCTTTAAGAAAGTCTGGCAGGTCTGGATCTTTCTCAATGATAGCATCAATAAAACGTTCAACTAGTTCTACAATTGTATCTTCAGTAGTATTGAATTTTTCATTGAACTTTTTAGCGTAACTCCAATCGGAATGGTAAGCAGAGTTAGTAGGAGAAAGATGAGAAAGATCTTCGATATTCTCAGGTCGGGATTGCCCGACAACTTCTTGTTTTAGATGTGCTGATTGCACACCACGAAGGTGTAAAATAGTCATATTGTTTTCCTTGTTCCGGTTAATAGAACGATTAAAGTAAGCTCTAATACGAGCGTAACGCTCGTTTAAACGAGCGTTACTTAGTAAGACATTATTGCCTTACTATCTAAATAGTGTACTAAAAATTGTACAAATTGTCAATCTTTTTTTAATATTTTTTAATAATTAAAAGTCCCCCCGGAGTTTATCCAGTATTGCACTGGCTCCGGGGGTTCCCAAGTACTCTGTCAGCCTTCCATCGCCGAGATTACATACTTGCCGAAGCGTTTATGAAACTCGTCAAACGACTTGAGTTTGCCCGGCACCAGCGGAAGGTTATAGTTAGTGAGTGCCATCTTAGCACCCATCACCGTAACTTCTGTAAGGAAGTTATCCATCATAAAGCGGAAGAAGTTATCGCACATTTCGTGCCATTCTTTGCTCGGGTTAGCCTTTTTCGATTTATTAAAGGAATCCCGTAATTCGTAGCACATTGCGACAGTCAGCGAGTACATTGCTGATACTTCTTTGACATCCAGTTTCTTAACACTACCGTTAAGAATGTCAGTCGGATTAGGCAGTTTGCCGGAGTGTTTGCGATGGGCGTTAAACTTAATAGCCATCCCCTCGCCTACAGTACCAGCAACCAAATCAGTCACTTCGCCCTCAGACATTTCAACGTCATCTTCTTGATCGTTGAGTAACTCGCTCACAAACGTCCACGAGCGCGGAGTAGCAAAGGATCTCTCGTTAGAACCAGAATCGAAACTGTAGAGATCGTTCTTAGCGAACGTTAGATAACCTAAAACATCCGGATGAATCTGTCGCTCAACTGCCCATTCCTGCCAAGTGTCAAAGTCGGCAGTCACTTCAATATGTACGAAGCGGTTAGCCAACGGGGCAGGCATACGGTATGTCACACCGCGGTCAGTTTCACGGTTACCAGCCGCCACAATAACGACATTATCAGGCAGTTCGTAAGTACCAATTCTGCGATTAAGCACCAACTGGTAAGCGGCGGCCTGTGTCGCCATCGGAGCAGAGTTCATTTCGTCCAAAAACAAAATAATAGTTTCAAACTCCTTGGCAAGTTCTTGTGACGGCAAATCAACTGGTGGCGCCCAAGACATATTGTTTTCAGTCTGGTTGTAGTATGGAATACCGCGTAAATCGGTCGGTTCCATTAGAGCCAGTCGTAAATCAATCATGTAACCGTTGACTTCACCAGCCAACTGATTAACCAGATCTGACTTACCGACTCCGGGAGGTCCCCAAAGGAAGACAGGTCGCTTACGAAGCATCGCGCGTCTAATAGCCTTCTTGGCTTCCTTCAGGGTGTTAGTTCTGTTTTCTTGAGTGCTCATTGTACTTGGGTCTCCTTAAATTATCGAAGGTACTTCGGGCCATGCTCTGTGATAACGCTCTCACCACAGTCATCGCTAAAAATGTTACCACGTACACCGTTTTTGACAGGCGCTTTCCACGAGCCTTTTAAAATGTCACCGTTTTGCATATTAACAAAACTGTGAACACACTGGCCATCACGGAATATTTCTTTTCCGTCATTATCATAACCGCGGCTTCGCTTGATAACTTTCGCATACTTGCTACCGAAATGAACCTGAATATAATCTGACGGAGAATGAGTAAAGCCGGCCCGCTCAAAATATTCGTCCTGCAGTTTTTGGACCACATCCATATATTTGTAAAGTTGGTCCTTCATTTCTCTAACTGGTTTCATATCTTGCGTTCCTTTGTTTCTTTAGTGTATATAATATATTATACAGACTTTTATTGAAATGTCTAGAAATTGGCACGTCTAAGTTATTGATTTATAAAGGATTTTAAAAATATATTGAAATATATTGAAATATAAGGGTTTTTTAACGATAAAGTATAAAAGATTCGGGGGGCATTGCGCCCCCCGTTATTCCTTTGCAATCAGTGAGTACTGATTACTGACCGGCTAGTGCGCGGTAGCCTGCGGCTACTACTGCTCGAGAAGGAGTACCCAATCGATACTTGTTCACGACGCGACCTTTTGTGTCGGAATGTGCGTTCAAGTAAATTGCGTGACCTTTGAATCGAAGATTCTGAATCGTCGCACCAGGGTTACCTACACTATAGCGCGATGCGATCTGCGCTGAAGAGAGTTCCTGTCCATCTTGAAGAGCGTTAAGTACTTTTTCAGTCTTAGTCATTTTACATTTCCTTAGGCGTTATGCCATTATCAAGTTTAGCAGTATGGGACTGCTGACCCCTTCGTGATAATCACGAAATTCTTTAACAATGTATACTACTCTACACTACCATTGGGTTTTTGTCAACCCTTTTTACTAACTTTTTTGTAAGTTTTTCAACTTGTTTTCTAACTATGATACACTCATACTCTATATTTGTCAAGTATTTTGGTCCATTATTTTTACATCGGCGAATGGTACTAGAAAAACCCAACCTTTTTCATGGTCTTTGACTTCGTACACTTGGGTTTCCCTATCTATTGCTCTAATGTACCCTACTCTGGTCAGAGTTTTTTCTCCTACTACTGGCAAGTCGATTGTAGAGAATGAACCACCTGGCCGGCCGAATTCGTCTATAGGAAGCAATTTCTTATACGTGCATTTAGGATCGTTATTCATTTAGTCTAAATTCCCTGTGATTAATAACACTATCAATAAGATAGCTATACCGCTTATCCAAGCAAAGGATTGAAACAATCCTGTAAAAAAATCTGACGGATGGTTCGACAAGTAGTGAATATTAACGCCAATACTTAGCAGTGGAACCAAAAATAAAAGCCAATAAAACATACTACACTTCCAAGTTAGTATTAGGCACGGTCCAAGAGCCATATTGACCACAGTCAACTAACACTCTTGATCTCTTCACTTCCTTAATATACCCTGCCATCTTAGGCGGTACTTTGCCTCTGTGAGTCTTGCGTCCAGTTCTTACTACGACCTTGTCGCCTATCTTTAGTGACTTCATAATACCACTACCTTTCCGTCTACGGTGCATCATGATAGTCTGTTGGGCTGATTCAAGTTCTTTTAGGGTCATTTCTTCAAAGTCTATATTCATAAACTTTTTATAAGTGTTGCTCATCATAATTAATTACCAAGCGTCGTTTTTCCAAGTGTAATAGTTAAGCCTTAATTTGGCTACTTCCCCATCAAAGTTTTCCGTCAAATATTTGGTAAACTTCTTTGGAGTCATTTCAGGACAGTCGTCCGCAATCCAGATACGATCTACTTCAAAGTAAAGATCAACGTCTGACATTTTTTTGGGGTCAATTTTATTCATAATTTTTCTGCTAACGTTTTTTAACTGGGCCGCCTTTCATAATTCCAGATTTCATAAATTTACCGATCCAGGTACCAATTAGCGCACCTAAGCCAATGGAAACTGCAACCCCAACTCCATTTTCGACGGCTTTTTGCCGTTCTAATTCGGCTTTTTGCCGTTCTAATTCGGCTTTTTGCCGTTCTAATTGTTGGAAACGTAATTGCTCCAAATACGATCTTTCTTGTTCTAGTTTCAACAATTGTTGTTTTTGAATTTCCAACTGTTGTTTTTGAATTTCTTGTTCAATATCGTTACTCATGTTCTCCTCCAGGTCCTCGTCCATATCCACCAAAATATTGTGGCCTGCGTCTGGCAGTTTCAAACGTGCCAACGGTGATTGCAATTGCTCCAAGTAATGCTACATGAGCAACGGTACTAATACCAAATGCGGTCCAACTGCCCGTGATAATACCAAACACAATACACCACAACCATGCTAACAATTGCATAATCGTATGCCGTGTACGCAGGTCTGGAATTTGACTTAGTGGATTTTTATTATGATTCATTACCACATTCCAACAATCATATACCCATTCCCTCATTGATCTCACCTTTTTGAATATCACTTTGATAGGATAATAAGCGTCAATATCATCTCGGTATTCAATTGCATCAAAGACGTTATGAAACTTTTTTGATATCTTTCTGTCTCTGAAATATGCGGTAACTCTATACATTAGCAAAAGTTTCCTCTTGATTTATGACCACCAGCACTGAGTGGGGTACCTGCCCGATCTAGGGCATAGTGGTAACATGGATGCACCTGCTGAATTTCTTGGCCGTGCATACGCAATTCGATCTCGGGTATCATGGCAAGAATGTAATCGAGAATACGCTCATAACCGGTGTAGGAGCAATCTTCGGGGTTCTCAAAATGTTCTCCGTTCATTGCCTCAATTGCATACTTTGGATCTCCCATCACCTTCTCAATTGACTTGAGCAGATTGTAAGGGTGACCATCTTCAGTCTCAAGGTCAATAATCCAATCAGGGCCACTGTCACCAAATCGTTTTGGGTAGGGTGTCATAGTCATTATTTTAATACTCCGGAGATATGTGGCCATTCGCTCAGTTTACGCATAAATTTAGCAAACTCATTCGGATCTTCTGACCGAGTATCTACCCACTGATTCCAGAGAAACGCATCCCAGAAGGCAGGAACTTGAGGACAGTCCTGACTCATAAGGTGTTTGAACTCGGCCTGACTCATTGGAACCTTATATTCTTTCGCCATGTAAGATTTATTAATCATTACGCTGTCAACTCCTGAAGCATATTATACGCTTCTTGTCGTGAAAGACTCATGTTACGATGGTCCTTCTTAGTGATACAAAACAAGGCCCATAACTGCTTCTTGGTTGCCTCGCCTTCGAGATTGGTCCACTTCTTCGTAGACTTCTTTTTAGCCTTAGGCTTAGAGCCTTTCGCAGTCTTAGCCGGCTCGTATACATATGGCTGATCCCACTTGCCGAGATTGATGTCCACATACCAACCAACATCAAAGTAGTCCGTCATAATGTCGGAGTTATCGTGGTTACCGGTGTTGAGCAGTTTTTTGGCTTTGAGCAAAAACTCCTTGGCTTTACCAGTCCAATTATTTTCAATCCAGTATACATTAACCTGTCGGTTATAGTCATCAGCATTGCTGGATTTATTGAAATCAATGGCACCGGACTTAATAGTGAGCACTACAGATCTGTGATCGCGTACGGATAACGATCCTTTTAGTCCATACTCTTTCAGCAATTTCTTCATCTCTGGTTGGACTGCCTTTTTCATTTCTTGACTGTAGTATGCCATTTCTTTTCCTTTGTTTCTTTAGCGTATATAATATATTATACAGTATTTGGCAGAAATGTCACGAAAAAAGTTGCTCTAAGTGCTTGATTTATAAGGAGTTTTAAAATATAGGTGTATTTTTAGCCAAATATGCCCAAAATCAGCATTAATCCTCACGCTTTCCGGTGCCATAATCAATGACTACCGGAAATCTCGGGACACCGTCATTACTTAATTCAAAGAATCTGCAGGTCGCCCAATCTGGCTTTTTCTTAGATTCGAGCAATTCTCTCAATTGATTCTGCGAACCTCTAACGCCACTGCTAAAGGTTCTGCCATCTGGCAATTTCAGCGTAAACTTTTTAGCATAGCCGGTCCATGACCCTTGTCCTTCCTCAACTGCTACGACATCAAATTCTTCAGTAATGAATTCCTTTCGCTTCAGTAATCCGTTACTTCGTTTACATTCGTATTTGACATTCTGTCGGATCATTTGGCCTTCATACCCTGCCTCTGTATATTTGCCATACATTTCATTAATCTTGGCAGTGTCCTTACATTTGGTAGTCTTTACTAAAACAACGCCTGGCCCTTCAACATTGTCTACGAGCCATTTTGCTCGGTCGGTAAAAATCATATTCTCATTGTCACGATCAAACATGTCATAGATATGATACTCAACCAACTCAGCACTCTCAGCAATTTCCTCTGGGCGGCATTTTAGTTTCCTGACCAAACTGGTGATCTTCTGAAAGTCTGCTTTCAGTTTATGATTGTAAAGTTCACCATCCAGGACAATGTTTGGATTGGCTTTGATTATATGCTTTAAACTTTCCCAGATATGCGGGCAACTATTAATAGCCTTGCCGGCTCGAGTATGCATACCGTTCTTATCAACAATACATCGAATGCCATCTAACTTTGGTTGGGTGTACCCGCTATCAACTGGCTTCTTTGTGAAGTCGTGTGCTAACATAGGCTTAAACAACTCGTAACTATCAACGTCTTTTTTCTTGGCAAAGTATTCTTTGTCTGCCTTTTTGGTCCATTGTGCCTGCGCTTCAAACTCGGCCTGTCCCTTAGCCGTCGTTGCGTTTACTTTGCCAACGTTTTTAGCCACGCACATATTCCATCCACTAGTGACCTTTTCGCCGTCGACTAGTCCACTTACACTTCGAATGCCGGCGACATTTTCATTGTCAAATCCGACTTCCACAGTCCAAATACGGAGTTTGCCTTTACTGTCGCGTTTATATAACGGCTTTAGGCTTTTAACATTCTTCATGCCACTGCCCCGTATATCTGTTCATAGGATTTTTTACTACCATCCTTATAAACATACATGGCAGTACCATGCTCTGTTCCCCCGTTACCATCGAACACCTTGGTGTGAACAACACCAGTGATGTCAGCGTCGGCGTTTTCGTTCCAAGACCAATCTCGAGGAATATTCATCGTCGCTTGAAACCCGTCCTCGGTTTCGATTATTTTCCACGGATGTTCCCACTCCTCGCCAACGGGCTCAAAATCATCAAGGAGTTCCCAAGTGACCACATACTCCTCAAACGCTTCATTGGCGGTAGTTACCGCTTTTTCTACACGTCCAAGAATACCACCTGGCTGGGTAGCCATAATGGCGTCATTGGGAGACAAGTGTTCGACAAGATAAATCTCGCCACCCTTGTTTTTCCAACGTTGGGGGCATTCACCCTCACCGTCCCAAGCATGGGCGCCATAATTTTCGAGAATCTGTGTATAAATTGCGAGTTTCATATTTCTACCTGTTTCTTTAACCTGTATACATATTATGGCATAAAGCCGCAGAAATGTACAGAAAAAAAGCGCTCTAAGTTATTGATTTTAAAGGGAAAATAAAAACTTTTAAGAATTCAATGAAATTTTCATTGATTCTACTACTTTCGCAAGGGATTGTCCGCTTAGATAGAACATTGTGGCCAATTTTTCATCAAAGATTGAGATCTTCATTGCTTTCTGCAATTTACCCAATTTATTAGAGTGTATGAAATATGGGCTTGGAAGGTAATGGTCTAAGTCTAGATACAGATGCAGTTTTCCTTGATAATCATCTATGTCTAAATCAAACATATACTCTTTTAATTGCAACTCTTTTGTAATAGTTAGATAACCGGGTTTAGTGAGTCTCAACCCTTGGGTAGTTTCTTCTCTAATATTAAACCACCAAAAGTCGAGATATTTTTTTCTATTTACTTCGTTATCTTCAATATTCAACAAGTTAAAAAATTTTAATGTATAATCAATTTTAGTTATTTTGTTATTCACTTGGCTTTACTTTTTTGCCTTTGGACAATAAGAAAACTTCAAACTTGTCTGTTTTAAATTGGGAATTTAATTTTTTGGCTAAGTTGTGTGCGTGACCTGGATTTCCGAATGCCATCCGTTTATACTTTGGTCCAGGGTAATTAACCAATAAATTGCTTGTTTTAAGATTGATTGGCTGACCATTATAAAACACTGTCCAAATTCCTTCTACTTCTAATATTTGGTCTGATTTATATGTGTCTTTGTTAATGTGTTCAAGTAGAACAGTAGGTTTTGGCCTGCTCATAATTAATCTGAATCTCCATAATATAATATGTATACATTATATTTATCACAGATTAATTAATTTTTTACTTGAAGTCTCCAGCGTCAAACCTAACATCTATTACATTGTCCGCAAGTTTTTCTTGTTGCAGTCTGATAATTTCTTCTTGGCAAGAAGCAATGTGTGTTAAAAGAACAGCCAAACAATGCTCTAAATCTTGACAGTGTTGTTTACCTATTCTTAACTCACTTTGCCCGCTATGGCGAATGCCTGCTATCTGTTGTAGCAAGTTTTCAATAGGTCTTAAATTAAGTTGAGTGCTTGGCATACTTTAGTGCTTCCTTAGCATCCTCGGCAGTTTTGTAAGGGCCTTTATAACCATATCGATCCAACGTAATAAGTTTGGGACAAGAGGCAGTAGTCCATCCAATCTTAGTAAAATTAATAATGTAATGTCCCGCGCAAAACCAACACTTGCTATCTTCTCTTTTATTAAACATAGGAAGTTTTCGGTTAAGGTCATATATTACATTAAACGCCTTTTTGGAATTAATTGGATATCCGTGTACCTCTTTTTGAGTATATGTAGCCGCAACATCACTTGCTTGATGCTTAATAAAACGGATCGGATATTTGTCTAATAATGTTTTCTTAGAATTAAACGCAATTTTTCGGCCGTGGTCAGTAACAACATAATGAGAATCTCCAATTCTATTAAGTAGTCCTACGCTTTCGCCGTTTCGCGATAAAATCCAAAATCTGTCCTTAACTAATGGTTTTGCTAGTGTGTCTTCAGTCATTGTGTTCTTCCTTTGTTGGTACGCATCCAATAACAATATAATAGATAAAATTAACAAGCGGAATGAATACCAAAATAAATGCCCATTGGCTCCATCCTGCGTCTCGGTTGCGTCTTGCTAATGTTGCAATTGACGGAATAAAAACCCCCAATATTAGTATAACATAAAACGGGCCTGTCGCGACCGTGGGAAACAACATCAAATCGAGAATGGTTACAATAATTGAAGCAATAATAACAAATAAAAACAATCCCCAATATTCTTCTCTATTCGCTCTTCCAGTAAAGTCTGCGTATTTTTTAAGTGCTGTGAATAACATATTATCTCCCTATGTCCTTAATACAATCCTTACTAATAACTTGATAAGCACCTTTGTTATAAGCAGGAGCAATTGTGTGTTGTGTGGTTTTCATCGAATCTCTCTTAGGTGCCATTGCAACGCGAGAATTCAAAGAGGGCCAGTTATTGCTTCGCGTTTCATAGGAAGGAATAGTTAGGACTTTTGACGGTCCAATTTTTGTTCGCTTTCTACCAGCCACTGCTTGTCTACGCTTCTTACGCGCGGCCTTCACTTGTCTTTCTTGGTATGTGCTCATGTTTTAATACTATTAAATATTAGATACATTACTAGTATAAATGAAATATAGAAGATTGTCAAGATAAACGGGTTATCTTTTTCTTTTTAATCTTTCTTTTTATTTGAGGGAATTCTATGATCTTCATCTAGATGGCCAATATCTGCTTTAAGCACATCTCTATACTCGTCCCAGTATTTCTTGTGTGCTTCTTTATGGATTACTTTAGCAAGTTCTGCTTGGCGATCACGATACTCGCCCTGCTCAAGCCAGTACTCCTTGTCCGTGTATCCTGATTTATTAACCTTTGCCATGAACTCTCTTTGCTTCTTAATAAGTTCTTCGATTGCTTTTTGCTTTTCTGTTTTCTTCTTCGGCATTATGGATAACTTGCATTTAGTAAATCGCCAAACTTTTGAGATTCATCTCCTAGTTTTTGAAGATTGTGTTTACCGCAAAATTTCAAAAAGTGTACACCAACACTACTATTTTTCTTAGACTCTATCTCTCCAATAGTCTCGTCTATTACGCCACGAATCTCTTCGGGCTGTGCTGTAAGATCAACTAGTGTGCGATTACGCTCATAGTCGTCTTTTACACGGTGTTCTTCTTCGTTATGATCTACCCAACGTTGAAGCATCATATTGTTCCAAACATAACCTTTGTTATGTCTGTCCTCAAACGCCTCACGTAATACTGTTTTACGAACACGCGGATAAGCAGTGAAAACGTTATCGCTTGGATCACCTCGCATACATTTTTCAAACAATAACCATTCTGGATTAGGTATCTCTTTAGGCTCTTTAGTTTTCTTATCAATTACCATATTGCCTTTTTTATCAAAGATGCCTTCTATAGTAATTAACTGATCGCTAATGCCGTTATATTGTTTAACATTAGTGCCTAACAGTTGATAAAAGTCGCTGTCACTACTAATAATGAAGTGTTCGTCGTTTGGATGTCCTTGTATAAAACCAGCAATAAGATCATCCGCTTCAAGCACTGGATTTTGTATTACAGTACAGTTAGTTTTGTTTCGTAGGAATGTAGTAAAATCTTCGTACACTTCCCAAAATAGTTTATCTTCTTCCTGCTCTCTTTCAGTGAGTGCTTGTCGTGCTACTGCTCTATTCTTTTTGTATGGCTCATAAAAGGATTTACGCCAACTTCTACCTTCCAAACAAAATATAACGTGATCAGTGTCAAACTCTCTCCATACTTTGGCAACTGATGCTAGGGTTACGTGGATAGCAAGACCTAATTTGGTATCGGTGTCGACGCTTTTAGCGACAACATGTCTTGCTCTAAAAAACATATTAGCGGTGTCTATTAATAGATATTTCATCTAATTTTTTTAACCTTCTGCTTTTGCCATTGCTCTAGACCAATAGCGATTGATAATTTCTTCGATATCCTTTTCTGTAAACGAACTAGGAAGATCATAGCCCTTAACTATTAGCCAGATGGTGTTGGCTAATTCTTTATCTAATTTTTTGTCTAAATTACTAGACGACATATATAATTTGATTCCTGTAATTTAAAAGAAAGTAGGACGACTATCTTTGAATAGTCGCCCACCTTCTAAAAGTAAGCGATATTACTTTTTCGTAAATAGCCAATAAAGAACCCAAATCGCTACTAAGCCAACAAGTCCGTTGCTACCTAGTGAATTTACAAGTCCGATAATGTTACCTACAACATCGCCTGGCAAAAATGCTACACCAGGACCAAAAATAACTTGTAGAACTACTGCTAGTGAAACTAGAGCAACACCTACTTCAGTTAATTTTCTTACCCAGCCTAATGCCGTTTCAACGATATTTCCAGCCATATCTAACCTCCTTTGGTTGTTATGATATAATTAATTATATCTCTTTCAGCATAACATATTACACTATCTGTGTCAAGCGATTTAGTAGTATTCTAGTCCATCTTTTATGCCCATTTACGCCAAAATACTCAGTTCCTGGGTTAAAATCAATATTCTGCGCTTTTAACTGAGAAACCATAGTACCATTAGGGTTATATGGATCGATGAACGAGTCTCCAAAATCGTATTGATTTTGTGGTGTAATATTTAGATGCTCTTGTGTATTAAACATAATATGAATAACTTTCATATTTGTTAGTTTTTCATGTAAATCTATTACATCTCGGTGTGTGCCTGTGTTCCATTTCTCAAAACCAATTATTGCTACTGTATCCTCAGGGCGAGGTTTTCTTATAAGGTAGTCTAATGCGTGGAACATAATAGTTTGATTGTCCCACTCTGGTTTAGAGATTAAAAAAGTTCCTATCTGCATTACAGGAGAAATTCCTGCCCAAAAAGCATTGGCTTTATTGTCGGGATGGGGTTCGTCCCTTAGAGCAAGTTGCATAGGATCGTCGTCTGCTCTGAGATAGTCATTTACGCATTTAGCACCGCTAGTGTGAGATCCGCCAACGCATATAATAGAATTTATTAGGTTATTAGTTGATTTGCGAAACATTAATTCTATTTATATTCGCGCTTGCCGCCTTCGATATCCCGCATTTGTATGTTAACGTTACTGCCTACTACGTCTTCGTCGTATGTTTCCATAGCAATTTGCCTACATAAGTCTTGAAACCATTGATCTACTATTTCTTCGTCTGTATCACCTACTAAACCGTGTCGTCGCAACATTCCTACAAACGGTTCATTCCAATCTAATTCAAATGCACCATTGCGTGGGTTTTCACTGTCAATCTCTACATCAACAATAGTAAACCACGGCTCGCCTTTCTTTGTTGCTTTTTGTTTAGGTGTTAACCTTTTCTTAGTTTCTTTTAATGGTTCCGATGCTATTTCGGTTTCACTACCAAACATATCTTTTATTTTATCAAATACACTCATTATGTTCCCCATGCGTTACCAAACAGATCTGAATGTAGCCTTGGGCTATATCTCATACCATGTTTCATAACTGCTTCTGCTACTGTGATAGCATTTCCTTTATAATCTTCATATAATCCACCAACTGGCATACAATAAACAGGACACTCTACGCCTGCCTCTTTATATACTGCTACCGCCTTTTCTACTTCTATCATACTTTCTTCACTATCAATAACAAACTTAAAATACATATCAGATCCAGGCACGTTGAAGTATTGTGCCGCTACCTCAGATTTAATAGCATCTTCCCATTGTTCGCCGCTAGGCGATAGTTTAGGCGAACAAGACCATGTAAAGAAAGGTCTATTGGATTTTTGCCATTGTAACCAAGAGGTGTAGTTTCCCATATATTCGGCAAACTCGCCTTTTAAACTTTTGGTAGTGTTAGTCTCAAATGTAACATTTTTTAAATCTTGCATACGCTCGTGTGCAAACAAAGCGGGATATATCTTTTGCCACATCATAGGCTCACCACCCGTAATAACCAAATGTATGTCTTGCCCATTTGGCATCATCCAACTACCATTAGGAGTTATCTTTAATAAGTTATCTACCAATCCATCTAAATCTACATCAGTTGCTAGATGTTTAAATCGTGTATCCCAACTTGCGTAACTATCACAACCTGTGCTTACTAGTGGTAAATCATCAAAGTGTGTATACTTAGAAGCATCTACATTAAGACGCTCTTCGCTTAGTTCACCACGTGGCATACCAAATCCTTGACATTTTAAGTTACAACCAAATAAACGTAAGAATACAGACGGCACGCCTGTAAACTTACCCTCACCTTGTAAACTATAAAATATTTCAGTGTATCGTATTTTCATTGTTTCTTTTTCTTTTCTTTATCTGGAGTGGATTTTTTCCAAGCATCTCCAAATAATTCATTTAATGGTGTTGCTTGGTGTTCTTCTCTACTCATACCCCAACTAGGTCCTTTTAAAAATCTTTGCCATTGCATTCTAATCTTATCTTCTTCTTCCCTCCACTCTTTCTTTTCTTGTTCTAACTGTTTAGGAAGACTATCTACTATTTTAACAGATTCTACTAAATTGTCAACTACTTCTACAATGTTTGGGTGCCTAAACCAACTATAAAACCAGTGTTTTTCAACTAGTTTTTTGAGACTATCGTTTATTAATTCTTTCGTTTTATCTATATCATCTTGCATAACTCTCTATGCCTCCCTCTCTGTGTATGTCCAATGTTAGGCAATGCAACCCGCCGTCCCAAAAGAACCTGTGTCTAAATGGAGTTACAATAGGTTCTACGTTGTGCTTTTTAAACCACTTAAATAGTTCTTCATTTTCAGTTAAGCATAGTACAGTCTCAGGATTAACCATTAGTACGTTAACATCCCATACTGTTTCTTCACAAAAGCCTACCCATTCGCTAAACCACTTGTCTACGTAGTCAATAAGTTCGTCGTTGTGTTCCTCACCAGGTATCCACCACTTGCCTTGAACTTTATCTTTAATTTCTAAAAATGGAGACATGTTAGACCACTGCGTGTCTGGCAAGTAAAAGACATCCCAGTTTGGAAAATACTTTTTAAATTGCAATGCTTCTCCATTAGATACAAATGCGCCGGGTTTTATAGGTGCGTATATACCATCCGAATGCCCGTCGTTAAAAGCAGTTATGATATTATAACTGTCTTTAAACTCGTTTCTAAACCATTTATATGTTGTGTTGGGCAATCCATCTAATATAATAGTATCACCTAGTTTAACAATGTTAGGCCCTTGGTTCCAAAAATCAAATCTTGTAGTGTTATCGACGCCGTAATCATTAATAACATTGCCTTTATACGATTCTATTTCCTCATATAAAGTCTCAAAAAATAATACGTTTGCCCTGCCTGGTCCTGCTATTTTATTATCAGTTAAACAACTTAAATCTCGTTGCCTTAAAATATAGAAATTGTCATTAACAACAACCTGTTCATCTCTCGGAAACAACGGTGGTTTAGTTAGGAAACCTGGATTTTCATATATGTCGTAGTCTTGTAAGTATTTTTTAACTCCGTCGTTGTCCTGCAACTGTGGCATGTCTTGTAACACTCTGTTGACGTCAACTTCTAAATTACGGTCAACAGCATCACCACCAACCTTGTAAATATTATATACTTGATCAAAGTCAAACACACGCGGGCGTTTTACGGTCACGCCATAACTTTCTAATACTTCTTTAATGTTCTCTAAATCTTCTATAGTCTCTTCAGTGATTTGTCGTAGAACATTTTTTACTTTTGTATTATCAACGTAGTCAAAGAACTCCGGACGATAGCAATCGCCTAGCCAACATTCTTTAAGTGGCTGGAATCCTGTGTTACAATTGATTACACCCATCCAGTAAACCCTGCTTCAGGGTTATGATAGGTTGAACTGTTCTTGTCATTTTCTCTTGCTTCCACGCTAATAACCCATGCTCTGCCGCCTGTTCTTTCACGCAACCATCCATCAGCATAATTGCAGATACGCATAGCAGTGCCTTCCATACCTGGTCCTTCCTCTTGTACAATCAACTTACATACACCTGCGTTGTGTAGCATTTGGAATGTTTCCATATATGGATCATCGTGATCAATGACAAACGTATGATCGTAGTTTTCTTCTAACCATCTTTTCAGTTCTTTTAAATCGCTGTAGTCTACAAGAAACCCTTCCTTTGTCATAGTGTGTGCGCCAAATGTAAAATGGAAACTACGACTATAGCCGTGTATCATAGCGCAGTTTCCATCATGCTTATGCTGTCTATGGGCACATGGAAAGTTGTAAAATGTTTTTGTAGATGTGAATTCGGGTAACCCGCTCATTTATTTTCTCCTTAGTTGCAAATTTCTCTGTTATATAAATCTATTACTGCTTCGTTTGTTTGTGGATTTAGTACCCATCCACCATGCTTATTCATTATATCTCCGTAATTGACTTTTGGATGTCCTAATATACCAATACAGTGTCCTATTTCGTGTGCTAAAGTATTATATAAAGCACCACATTTGTTTAAATCATTATACATTAACGGATTTAAATAAATGTTGCAGTATTGCATCTGTCCATTATGTGTCTTCCATTCCGAGTATGCACAATGATCATTATTGTAGGCAAATCCAGCAAATCTTATCTGTCCAAGTTTACCATAATTAAAAGTTAAACCGGCACCTTTCCATATAGCACCAGCATTTCGCCATTCTATATTATCGACACTGATGTTAATATTTTTACTTGGCCATTTTGCACCATACAAACTATTAACATCAACGCATTTAGACACTCCAATTGTAGAAGAACCGCTACACCCTGCTAACAATGCTATAGCGAATCCTAGTATTTTAAATAAATTTTTTCTTACCATAAAGAAAGGGGCAGGGCAAGCCATACCCCTTATCCATCTAAGCCTTTACTTTGCCTTGTAAGTATTTTAATAAAACACCATACGCTGGTAAGAATACAACTAATCCAACGACAATCTTAGTTAACGTTTGGTTAAACGCCACTGCTGATAGCCAATCTGCTGGGTAGAACGCTGTATAAAAGAATGAATATGTATCAATAATGTTTGCCGCAACTGTTGAGATTGCAGGTGCCGCCCACCACATATCTGTGTACTTGTCGCGAATATGTTGAAATACATATACATCTAACGTAGTGCCAACGCCATAGGCAACACCACTTGCTAAACCAATTCTCAATGCTTTTTCCATTGGAGCACCGCCAAGTGCGATAACTGCAATACTAGCAATAATAGCAGGAATAACTGCCATTGCAACTACTGCTCTACCGGTTTGCTTACCTAACATACGAACTGTTAAGTCTGTAGCAATAACTACTAACGGAAACGTAAACGCGGCCGCCGCTAGTGGAAACTCACCAAAGAACGGTAAAGCCGCCCCTGGGAATAAGTTAAATTTGAATTGTACCAAGTAGTTACTGATAGCAATTACAATGGTGTGCATAATCACTAGATTACGTACTAGTGTTTTGTCAACACCTTCTAAATATTTTGATAACATCTATTTCCTCCTTAATTGAATAACTAATGTTCTCATTACCAATTCTTATCACTCCACCAATTTTCCCATGGGAAAACTATCCATGAAGGCGATTCTGTCTTATTAATAATAAGAGAAGAATAAGATATATTCTTAAAACTACTGCCTTCATTATTAACTAGTGAAGAAAATCGAACATTGGAACCCCACACGCTTTTCCATGGCACTCTGCCAGGAATTCCTGCGTTTTCCCAATCTTGTTTTATCCAGTTAAACGTTGCTCCGGAATCATTAATATCATCAACAATAAGAATATTGCGAGGATCGATGATTTCTTCGTAGGTAAAACTGGAACTGTCTATGCCGACGGCATCTGTCGCCATTTGCATGTTTGTTTCTGGGTCGCCTCCATCTCTTAATCTTACATCCAATGTATACATGTTTGTTTTAAGATAGTGGCTTAACATTGTAGCAGGAGTTAGTCCTCCCCTTGTGATGCCCACAATGTAATCAGGACGCCAATTACTGTCATAAATTTGTTGTACTAAATCTAATACTTGTGACTTTATGTCTTGGGTATTTAGATGTATCATTTTCATATGGTATTTAACCTTTTTCGCTACCGCGGCGCAAATTCTTGCTGTAGTTTAATGTTATCAAAGAATTCTTTCTTTGTGCTTGCATCGTCCTTAAATGAGCCACGCAATACAGTAGTTTGTGTTAAACTAGAATGTGCCATTATGCCACGATTCTCACAGCACCCGTGTGTTGCTTGTATATAAACTCCTACATTTGTAGACCCAGTTGCTTTCTGTATTTCATTAGCAATAACATTGTTAAGTTCTTCTTGCAGTGTTCCGCGTCTAGCACACCATTGTGCGATGCGTGTATACTTGCTCAGTCCGATTAGTTTATCTGCGGCAATAATACCAATATACGCAACACCTGCTACTGGTTGGTGATGATGTGAGCACATACTTTTTAATTCGCTTCTTACAACAAGCATGCCTTCATAACCTTCTTCTAAATGGTTAGGAAACGCTGTTGCGTTAGGCATAGGATCATAACGCCCGCTCATAAGTTCGTTTACGTACATCTTTGCTAAACGCCTAGGTGTGTCTTGGGAGTTAGGATCGTTATGCCTATCAATAAGTAGACAATCTATTACTTCTTCGAACTTCTCTGTAAGTTCTAAAACAAGTAATTCCTTGTCACTTTCGTTCATATACTGAGAAATATTATCGCCTGCCCAAAAACGTCCGTTATCTTCAAATATTCTATTTCTAATTGCTCTACTAATGCTCATACTTTCTCCTTATTATTATTATATTATAAAGGTTATTTAGACAAATGTCAAATATAATTGATTAAATGGCATTTTTTCTGATCAAATTATGAATCATAATATTAGCATTCAGATAATCTTTCTTTAAAATTTCTACCTGTTCTTTTAATTCATTTTTCTTAATTATGTCATATCTTGCCATTAAGTCTTCAATGAAGTTCATTAGTTCATCTTTGTGCTTGCGGTAATTTTCTTCTCCATCAGTCCACACACTAGGATACTTGAATATATCCAAGTACATTTCTTTATAACTTGCTCTGTCAGGAACAATAGGTATTGCTCCTGCCAAACAGCCTTCCATCATGCTAATACCTAAGTTTTCATGTAGACTGCAACTAAAAACAGCCATTGCTTTTCCCATAACTGCGTAATAATCTTCTTTGCTTAGATTCATCTTTTGTGTTATGTATACCGTAATCTCTTGGTGATTGCTTATATCCTCCACAATAAATGGTTGTTTATCCTCATTGTATCGATGCGGCCACATAATCACAAAGTCTTTGCTAGTATTGTAATATGGCTCTAATTGTGTAATTATAGGGTTATGTGGTTGTCCACTTCTTATTGCTTTTGTCGATCTATGATTTAAATTAAGATTACGTAAAAACATTTCTCTATGGAAATTAGTAGCATAATAGTTATAATCCAATGCGTGATACCACGCTTGCTCTTGGACATTACACCACGGCTTTGACATTTTAAGACCTAAAATATCAGTCGGATCGTATGCGCCTGCATGCCATATTCCGTGTATTTCTACAGGTATGTCAAGCAGTTCGCTCATATACTTGATGGGCGTTACAATAAAGTTCCATGCGTCAGTGATTAAAAATTTATCGCCGGCTTTGATTTCACCGCGACTAAACATTTCACTTACTCGCGCAGTTTGGCTTGCCTTGTATTGGTTAGTTTTTCCAAAATCAAGGAACGCACCGCTTGTGGTTTTATCTTCTAAAGTAACTCCATCAATGTTCTTGACTACGTAATCAGCACCGGTGCGCTGAATTTCTTCTTCAAGAAGTAGTGGAATATTGTCATACCATTGTTTAGTATATCGTTGGTCGATAGGTTCTATGGGTATAATGTAAATTGTATTTGTCATGCCTTAAACCATTCTGGTTGTTGTCGGTTCTTGTTCCACGTAGCAAACGCGGCTTTTTCTCCCATATAAAAATTTCTATATGATTGTATTATATCGTCACACTTATATTGCTCTGGCATACATAATGGAAGTTGAGTAAGTGGGCCATCAGGAATACCCGCAGGTGGTGTTTCTAAATAATCAAACAACTCCCAAGACTTATGCATCTTTTTATACCTATACAAATATTCTAATAACATCTCATGCCATAGTTTAAAATGCCATTTGTAGTTTTCCTTTGTTTCCATTGTCCACAACGTACAAGGATGTTTGGCGTGTGCTACTTTGTATAGTGTTTTTTCTTTTACTCGATCTGCTAATTTAAAATACTTTACCATACGTTTGCCAGAAACAGACGGCCGTAACTCTTCAGTTCCTTCTAAAATACGGTGTGCAGTCGATAACATCTGACCGCTCTCAACTGGCATTTTTACAGCATGTTTATCACATTGCATCTCTGCAATTTCTCGTTGTGTTTCAGCAACACCAAACATATTCATTGATATAAACGCTCTATGTCTTGTTCCTCACACAGGTCACCATATTGTATTTCTATAATACTTAATTCCTTATTAGAAGGATTAATTAATTGATGCCATTCGCCTACTGGTATGTGTAAGTACTCGTGTTTACGTAATACGATAGTCCAACAATCATGTTCTATTAACTCTTCTCTCCTAAGAAGGTCTCCACGAGAGCAAGACTCTTGATAGTCGGTCGACAGAATCACGCGAGCAATGCCCTCATTTACAAGCCAAAATTCACTTCTATGTTTGTGACGTTGGAAACTTAAACAGGTATTAGGCTTTACAACTAACTCTTTAACTTTAGTATTTTTAAAGTTAGCAATAATGTCGTAAAACCCCCAAACTCGTTCAACTGTGGTTCCCCACCGGCCTACCTTACCTTCTGCGATCATATCTTTGACCGTTTCGATCGGAACGATGGTCATTTCCTTTTTTATGATACCTAGGCTTAAAATGCGGATATCCTGGCCAATATCTTGCCTTTCCGGATTCTTTCCATCGAAGGAAATCACTGTAAGGACTCTTTTCCTTATACAAATGTGCCTCATCAAAGACACGCCCAAATTGACGACAGAAGTCGCGATACTCGTCCAAATCTTTAAAGATTTGTTTAACTGCTGGTTTCATAACAGCACCTTTATTTTTATTATATTAGTTAATGTTATCATAAGCGATGATAGGGTAGACGCAATTGCATCCATTTTCGTCATCTTCGCTTACATCTATTTGAACTTCTCTACCTTTATAACGCTCATTGATTGCTAAGTAGAGATCGTCCGCTATCATTTCACAGGACTTGTAGTCTAATTGTAAAGTGCCTGTGGAATAAAGATTTTCTAACCATCGTTTAAATTGAATAAATTCAATATCACGATCGTCATGAAACACTTCAATAGCAACTTTGAAGTGGAATGTGTGTCTATGCGGGTATCCTAAAAACGATACGTCATACTCATCACCCGTTGCTAATGCCGGATCTTCCAATGCGGCGGGATACTTGTGTATTCCTTCTTTGGTAAACTTTACCCAAATCATTTTAGGCATCTGTTGTAGTTTTTCTCGTAATAGAGCCTTGTGGTGTTCTTCTACGTTAAAGTCCATTTTTATTCCTTAAATGGTTGTGTTGATATAAGATGTTCTTTGTCTGTTTTGTCACGCCAGTCATCGCTTCCTGGCATTGGACCTTTTGTTTTTGTAATGTTAGGCCACTCTAATGAATATTTTCTATTAAACTCTAGAAAGTCAATAGAGCCTGTTTGTTTATAATCATTGTCAGGATCAATGGCACCGATTGGGCATTCTGGTTCACAGACACCGCAATCGATGCACTCATCCGGATGTATGACTAATGTATTCTCTCCTTCGTAAAAGCAATCAACTGGGCAAACTTCTACACAATCAGTTAGTTTGCACTTGACACACTTTTCATTTACAATGTAAGTCATAATATAAACATTATACTATGACCATTTGATTGTGTCAAGCAAAGAGTCATGATTTTTAAGGTAGCGTATTTTAATTTCATCGTTTGATATACCGTCCCAAACAAAATCTTCGCCATATATTAAACCAAGTTGTCCTAAGTGATTGCATATCATCGCAATTGCTTCTACTGTGCGATAGTTAGCATTTAAAGCACCGCCTTCTACGCTATTTCCGTTTGATTCTCCGATCCATCTATCTCGGCGGGTTATTTTATTTACTTTAAACTTCCCTAGTTCCATAATTATTTTTACACTTATGTTACAATCTTAATAAACGGACCTAATCTCGTCAGCAATGCCATATTCCACTGCTTCTTCGGCATTTAGCCACACATCTTGTGGTGGAAGTAATACTTCACGAATCTTCTTTTCAGAAAGTCCAGTACATTTTTTATAGTGCGTAATCATACGATCTGTTGACATTTCGAACTCACGTACAACTGCAAATAGTTCGTGTTCCTTACCACGTGATCCCCAACTATATTGGTGTGATAGAATAGAAGTATTAGGAGTAATAATTCTGTGTCCTTTTTGCCCTGCCATAAATGTAAGCACACCACATGATGCAATCATTCCTAACCCTACAGTTCTGACAGGAATAGCAGATCCTTTCATAACATCAATAAGAGCAAAAGCCGCATGTACTGCGCCGCCTGGGCTGTTAATCATAAGTGTTAAATGCTTTGGTCGCTGTTTCTTTGGTAGCATGTTTTTCTCGAGAATAAAGCGAATTGCTACCGCACATGATTCCTCGTTAAATCCAGTCATAAACATATGTATATTGTTGTCATATAGTGGGTCACCTGATAATGGTTGACCTCTTGATCCAACTGGCGGTCCTGCTGGGCCACTCTTGTCTTCGTTAACTTCTTCTTGTGTTTGTACTGTTGCTTTTGCTTTTTTGGCTGCCATTCTATTGCTCCTTAATCGAATAGTTCGTTAAACGCTTTATTTGCGCTGTATTTTTCTTTTACAACAGGTTGCTCCATTCCCATAGGTTCTATACCCATCTCGTCTGCCATTGCTTCAGAGGTATGTGTGCCTTGTATTCTTGCAAACCATTTGCTGTATTTTTCAATTTCTGCTATAGCATTGTTATAATCTTTATGTTTAAATACGTCATTTACGACATCAGTAAACGTTGCTCCATTAGGAGCAACAAGTGCGGACGGATAAATTCCACTGTCGTAACACTCATTTGCTTTTTGTGTTGCTAGTATATGCATGTAGACATTATGTCCCATTTGTAGTGCATAACTAAAACTATCCCAACTCGTTCTCCCCTCCTTTCCTATTTTATTTAAATCACCAGGACCATACGGACAAACATCTTTCATTTCAAGTAGTTCACTAATCACACTTGGTTCCCATTTAGCATCTGGATAATGTATGTTGTAGTCAAAAATTCTCGTATCCGTTGAATATTTTTTATCATCAATAGCCTTGATCATTTTATAAGTCCAATTACCTTTACGTAAATGTTCTGTATGTATACTAGTATATATCGTTCCGTAAGCAGTTGCTAAAAAAGGCGATGCACAATCATACGACAATGTGATATTAGGATTCACTGTTTCTCGTAAATTACGTTGGAAGCAAGTTAATACAATACTCCATAATAGTTCGCCAGTTCCTAAGTAATGCATCCATTCTGTTTTTTCTAATAGGCCATCCTCTCTCATTCTAATTAAACGCCGCAATGCTATTTCAACATCGCGTTTGTTAATAGAACTTAATGCCCAACCTTCAAAGTCTGCCTTTTCTCCAGTGCTATATGGCTTTACTGCGTCATACCATTCCTCACATTGAGCCCAATTATTACCTTGTAATACGTTAAGAAACTTTGTAGCACCTGGCTCTCTTGCTTGGGAAAAGAACTCATTGTTAATAAGAGTTCCTTGTAGACACTTTTGCCAAGTATCAATACCATGTTTGTCAGCATGAGCAACACTAAAAGTAGGTAAATCTAATACCATAGAGTAATCAAATGTGCCTTCTAAAAATCGCAAAACTGTTTCACGAAGTTTATCAGTCTTTTGATCTACGCCATACGGTTCTAACCATTGTCCTTCCCAAACTCCTTTAGAGATTTGGAAACCACCACTGTCACCAACGAGAACATTGTTTGGAAATGAGTCTCTGTTTCTTACCATATCTTCCTTAGGAACGAACTTTTCCAGATCCATATTAGCATGTCCTGCGGAATATAGTGCCCACGGATACTTAAAGTATCCTTCATCCATATTAAGAAAGTTTAGTCCTTCGATGCCGTTGGTAAACCTAGACGGAATTCTATCAGTAGGAACAAATTCCTCATATCTTTGTTTCCCTATGTATGCGGAATAGAAAGAACTAATCGCTGGCAAGTATGTTGCGTAATCTTTCTGCGTATCCCTAAAATCAGATCTCATTACTTACTCTGTGCTGGAAGAATGTATCTGTATTTTGCTAATCCGCTATCTACGGTAATCTGCATTGCGCCTTTGTCGCTTAGAGACATGACTTTGTCACCAGTTAGGTTCAGTATTTTTTGTACAAACTGAACTGGCCATGACCAACTGCCTTTAAGTGCAGTGCCTACGCTAGACTCAAATGTAAATTGTCCTGCGTGTGTGCTGTGGTCACCAAATTCAAATACCAAGTTTTTGCTATCAGTTTTAACAGTAAACACATCTTCTTCTGAGTTTACTTGTGCTTGCCAAGCAAACTTTTGAATAGAATGTACAGATGGTTCAAACTCAATATCCCATTCTGATAATTTGAACTTAGCACTTTTTAGTTTGTTTTCAATGATTTCAGCGTTCATAAATCTGTAATCGTTCTGAAAATCTCCTTCCTTATTCTCAAAATGAATGCCTGTCGGTACTACGACTCCGTTACGTTCTTGCTGATTGATCTCCAATTTTGCTTCTTCTTTGTAAGCGGGAATCTTTAGCAGGGTATCTAGTTTATTTAGATTAGGCATACCGAACGTTCCGATAAATTCAGCAATAGGATCATGTGTATCAGCAACCATAACAACTGCTCTACCTTCCTCCATTGATTCAATCATAGTGCCTTCTTCAGTACCAGATACTTTTACAATATCTAAGAAACCTAAAGAATGCGTGTGACTAATAATGTCTGTTAAAATGTCTTTCATATATTACTCCTAAGTAATTGATTATTATATAATATTTTGTGTATTTTGTCAAGGCAACGGCTCTTGAGAAACATTTCTAAGGTATCCAAGACTTGGAGTGTCCTTAATACCTTGTGGTAGTTCGCCAGGTTTTTGTATGACTGCCCAACTAGTTCTAAATTGGTAATGGCCATCTGATACTAAATCAAACCCATTTTTATTTGCCAATCCTTCTAATAGTTCTTTAGTCATATAGCAATAATAGTTACTCTCAAATTGTTCTGCTATTTTTGCTTGCAAACAATCTGCGTAACTGATAAACGCTATTCCGCCAGGCAACAGTAAGTTGTAAATGCTGGCAAAGTACTTGTCTATCATATCGTAGGGCAGGTATTCGAAGTAGTTCCAACTAAAAACAAATGAAAATGTTTCCTGTGGTAATTGGCCAAAATTAGCATCTTCGTACTGATATACTCTAACTCTTCTTTTATAAACTTCTTGAAATTGAGCAGTCACTTCTTCAACAACATCTAAATCCTTACTTGCAATGAAAAAAGGATCCATGCCAGTCATATTTTTAGTCCATATATCACTACGCGGAGTTATTTCCAAACCAGGAAATTGAAAATTAATTTGCTTTTTAATGTTAGTTAAAACTAATGATTTTAATTCATCGTCCCAATGATTATCGTCTATTTTCTTTAATTTTCCATATTTTTTCACTTCATAATTATCATAACTGCGAGAAAGATTCTTTGGTTGAACATTCGAATAAAACTCTTGTTGTAGTTTTTCGTTTCCTGCATCAAGTTCTTGTTCTAATTCTATAATACTGTTTTCAAAAAGATCAAAAACATTAGTATCTAAATCAATCTTACTCTTCTTAAGAAATTGTTTAATATCTTTGTAGTTTTTTCTAATATCATCTGTATTGATGTTATCGAGCAACGCTTTTTCTTTAATATAATCTTTTAGTTTCATAATTCAAATAAATCATCAAACGTGCTTCTGGAGGTGCCCTGCCGCAAATCCCAGTTAAGAACATTCAATAAATTTCCTACTTTTTTGTCAATAATTGCTTCTTCCATTGCTGTGTGATCAAACGGAAGATCTTTGAACCACTGTGGTAGCCGTTGCTCATCAATAGGATATGCAACGCTTGTCATATTTAACGGATTGTTTCTAAGTTTGCAAACAATTGTCTTTTGACCGTCCATAATCTGCATACTGTACTTGTCGCCGTTCATAACTCGTAATGTATTCCAGTTCATTGCCGCCCTAACGTGCCCGGGCATGTTTGCCTTGCCTTGTCGTTCTTCTTTTTTTGTGTACATTGTTAAATTATTCACACGCTTCGGAGTACCTTTATCCCAGCCAGGCTTGTCGGCAAATTCATATTTAAACTCTTTAATTTTAGCAATCACTTCTGATTCCTGCACTCCTGTAAGCACATCAAGCAATAATATATTTAGAAAATCTTGCATAAACACTGGAGTATCTGATCTCTTAAGATCCATACCCATTGCTTTTACCTTACCAGGGCCATCTTGGTCTGTGCGTTTGCCTTCTAAATCATATATAAGTGCCGCGTAACGTTTTTTAGTAATATACAATCCGCTACTTGCAACAATTTCCCTGCCGCATACAATAATCTCACCTAATTCATTGTTACAATTAAATGTTTGGTTCATAAACGCTGGAAAACTTTTGTTAACCTCATCTGCTACTTTGTCGTACAACTCGATAACCGCTTCTTTATCCCATGGGATATTTCCATTGTCTATATCTTCTTTGAGAACATTATAAGCAGAAAAATAACAAGAGTCAGTATCGCCATATATTATAGAGTCTCCTTCGTAGTCGTACTGGCCTGTTATAATTTTATTAATATAACTCGCCATATGCTTAGTAATAGTTCTACCAGATAGCGTAGTGCTTTGCCCTAGTCTCTTATCAGAGAACCTACAGTAAGGATTAAGTAACGCACCATATAAACTGTTTAGATTAATTTTCTTAACAAGTTGCCTTTTATCCCAAAAAGCAATCTCTTCTGGAGTCTTTGCTTCTCTTAGTTTGCTTTGCATGACTTTACGTTCTGCATACCACTTCTCCAGTAATCCTGGAATAATACCTTTCTTGTCGTTTCTAAACAATGTTCCGTTTGCTGTGAGGATAATCTTATTATCGCTATTAAATACCATCTTGTGGACATCAAAAGCAGTCATTACTTCTATTTTACCATCTTCCCAGTCGACTGTAATCTCTACATTCTTTTCCCGACCCATTACTGCTTCGTACTCAAACGATCCAAATAGTCCTTCCCAACTGTCAGCGTGAGATTTACCATTATCTATAATAGTTTTAATATGGTTTAATGTCATTGTAGGACGTAGTTGTCCAATAATAGTTTCGGGACTCATATTAAGTGCTCTTAAAGCAGACGGATACAGAGAGTTAATATCTACAGATCCGATCCATTTATGTAGTCCTTTGCGAGGTTTAGCAACCCAAGCACCTGCCGCTGATGTTGCTTTTTCACTATCTCTGTCTGGCTTATTAGGAACAATAAGTCCTTGGGCGTGGGCGTCATTAATAATAGCCTGTTCTGTTAACGCAACTGCTCCCATTGTTGTAGGAAGAAGCACTGTGTTTTCATGTGCCAACACATTAGCGAGGTCAATAAACTTTAGTTTCTCATCCATACGCACAATAAGCATAACGTCTTGCCTGTTGTATTCAATAAACTTCTCAAAGTCTCTGTTATACAATTGGTCAAGTGTGCCTTCGTATGGAATTTTTCTGTCGTTTAGTTCATATTCGGATACAGTATCAAGCGAATAGGAATGCATTTCATGATATGTATACTTGCGATATAGTTCTAAATAATCTAAATGTACTCTGCCATGTAATTGATATCCTTCCTGCTTACCTCCAAACTTCTCATATTCGTATTTTTTAGGATGCAAGTTCCATAAGCAATACCGTCGAGTGTCATCTCTGCTTAACACCTTAGTAGTTCTATTAATTAAGTATGGTAAGTCATACCCTTCACTGTTCCAACCAGTGATAATATCAGAGTCTTGTATAAGATCAAGAAATGTTTCAAGTAATTTCTTTTCATCTTTATAGTCAAAGATGAAAGTGTTATCAAAGTTTTTACCAATACTGTTGCCAATATCTTCGGGCATACCTTTAGGACGTAACGCAAGTGTTATTAATTGTTCCAATTGAGACAAATAAACAGTAATAGCAGTAACAGGCGCAGTAGGATCGCTTGGCTCACTAAATCCTTTTTCCGGATCAAAGTCTGCCTCGATGTCAACATAACAAATATTTAACTGAGGGGATTCCGCTCCAATGTAGTTTTCAGAAAGACATCTAAATATTGGATTAATATCACTCTCATAAACCTTATTACCGCGGTTTATTTTAAGTTCTCTAGAGAACTCTTTTTTGCTTTTAGTGTGAAATCGACTTACAGGAAAGCCGTGTATAGTTTGAAATTTGCCGCGGGGGTCATCGAAATAAAAAACATATTCTACTGGAAATTCTTTATAGATGCGTTGCCCGTCGACTCGCTCAGCGACATGTATTTTGTCATGATCTCTGTCTAGGTAAGCGTCTACATACATATAATATATTATAACAGAAAACTTGTAATTTTACAAGTATTTTAACTTTCCTTCTACTATTTCTTTTGCAACAATATTTGTGGGTTTATTTTGTATTTTACTTTGAGACAGTAAGTCGTATACTTTTGTGCTAATGTTCTCAAGTTTTTCTTTTACAAGTGGATGATCCCATTCAGTTTTGAGACTGGCCGTTATATCATGTGATATATTATATGAAGAACATACTTGTACTATTCCTCCACAGTTTGCCAAATAATCAGGAACATATAATATTTTGCGATCTTTTAATATTTGTGATGCATCGCCGAGTAACTGATTGTTTGCTCCGCCGCATATTATTTTTGCTCTTGTCTCGCTCGCAAATTGTTCAGTGATCATACCGCCTGTAGCACAAGGAGCATATATATCAACTGGAAGTTGGTTAATTTCTTCTATACTATCACACCATTGTAGACGAGACGGACTCATGCCATCAAATTTCAATTTATTGAAACGCTCTTTTGCTTTATCATAGTTCTGCTTGTCAATGTCGTACGCATAAACTGTAAGGCTAGGTTGCATTGATGTTAAAAAGTGCGCTAAACGACTTCCTACCTTTCCTAAACCAATTATTGCTACAGATCGGTTCAATAATGCAAATGTGCTTGTGGCGTTCTTGCGGCCAGCGTAGTAGTTAAATGCTCCAGTTATTGAATTATACACTCCATAAGCAGTTGCCCATCCTGAGTCTTTACCGCGGTAACCTAACGCATATTGGGTATGCTTATGTAACTCTAACAAGTCATCTTGCGTAGTTCCTATGTCGCCAGCAGTATAGTAAATGCCGTTTAAACGATCCAATGCTTCAGCAAATGATTTCCAAAACTCTGGACTTCTTTTACCTGCTCTTGAATTAATGGTGGTTTTTCCGCCACCATAATGTAATCCTGCAAGTGTATTTTTATATGTCATTTGCCTCGATAAACGCAACGCATCGTAGCGTTGTTCATCAAAGTCTTTATATTCCATATAACGGCAACCGCCGATAGCAGGACCTAACTGTGTGCTGTGAATGGCTATACATGCATCTAATCCGGTAGTGGAGTCAGTAGCACGTACTACTCGTTCATATCCGCCAATTGCGTAGTCAGTTAATTTAATCACTAGATAACCCTAGGGTTACGTTTAGAGTGTTTTACCAACCGACTCTAAGATGCCTTCTAATTCACCAATATCAGTAAGTTGTTCTTGCCAGTTAGATTTATATGCTGTACGAATCGCTTTGTTTAATACAGCTGGCTTTACGCTCATTTCTTCTGCGATTGCTTTTACTGTATCTCTCAAGCCTTCTTTAAGATCGTCTACCTCTTGCAGTACGCGAGTCCCCTCGTTGACTAGTTGTGATAAACGTGCTTTTTCTTCGGGTGTGTAAACTCCTCCTGCCATTTTATGCCTCCGCCTTTTTGGTTGTTTTCTTTGCAGTCTTTTTTGCTACTTTCTTAGTAGTTTTTTCTTTTGCTGGTTTGGTTTCTTTTAATAAACTAGCAATTGATTTTTCAATTTTAGCAAGCCGTTCATGGACTGCCATCATTTCTCTTTTAAGATTCATCGAGTTTTTCCTTTTTTATTATGTGACTAATACCTTTTACATCTATGTATATTCCGCTTGTAAGTTCTAAGTTTTTATTATCACCACTAAACCTACCTATTTCCTTCTCACCGCTTGGAAAATGTTTGGTTCCTTCTTCAAATAATCCATTAGTAAATTCACCGTCTAATAGAGTCTCTCTAGTCAATTCGTCAAACATAATCATTTTTCCAAATCCGTTAATAACATCGTTTTCGAATTGTCCCTCGTATATTGTTCCGTCTAACATTTCATATACGTATACACCGTTTTTTGGCTCTCGTTCTGCTGGATGTACTTCTATCCATCCATCTTCTTGGTGGAAAATTGAAATTATGTCGTTTGCGTCTATTGTAAAAAACCATTCAGCATTGCTTCCTATCTCAGTAGACATGATCGCGTGGGAAAAATTATTTTGTAGTATTTCGGTTATATTCTTAGTAACGCCACTTACAATATATTGAGTCCGGCCATCTTTTGCTAGTATTTTTGAATTATTTAAATGTATTTCTCTTACTCCAAGAGTTTTTTGATCAGAACAGGAAATACTTACGTAGCTTTTATCGTCACCGTCGATTTGCAAACCCTTATAACAAAGTGTTTCTTCGTCATCTTGTAAAACTCCATAGTCTATAATTTTACCATTGAGTTTAATCTTATACCAAGTATTAGAGTTGGGTTCTTGTTGTAATTTTATTTTTAACATTATATTTCAAACACCGCCTCGTAGTAAATATCATCAGATGACTTAAACGGTATATGAACATCATTTGCTGTAATAGCGTGTAATTGTATTTCTGCTAGAGCCACTTTAATATTTTCTATAACTAGATTGTGTTTTCCCTGCTCTAAGTTCACCTGAATCTTCTCGTCTAAATAATTTCCATCTTGTTTTTTAGGCGTTACAGCTCTTTCACTAATAAGCAGGCCGTCTAACCAGATACGAACAACTGGGGGTTTAAAATCCCATTCGCTATCGATATAAAAGTGTAGTTCTGTAAGTTCTGACATATAATGTATATATTATATATTCAAATTTGTTTTTTGTCAATGGTTATCTGGCATTTAATGCGGGAATGGCAATCTTTTCGATCCATGCGTCTCTGTCCATATCATGACTGCCTGGAGTGCCTAAACTATCAAAATCTACAGCATCAACAATACGATCTGCGTTTATGTTTGAGACGCTTTTTAGGGCTCTGCCTTTTAGCGTTGCTCGCATAATAGGATCTTGTGCTGGATCTTCGTCCCATATTGGATTGTCCGGATCTATAGTAAGTCTTACAATAGATATTGGTGTTTGTTTATGGTCAAAACGCATCTTACTTGCCCAGTTAATAGCATCTTCTGGATTGTCAAATGCAAATACGCCAGCATCTTCGTTATAACGTGAACCGCCTGGACCTTTTACCCAGTTACTTGGATGGAACTGCTCTAAACCTTTCTTTTTAATGTTGTCTACATTCTTTGTGAAAGTAACGTGAAAAAGAAAGTCTGGTAAATCTGATAATCCTTCGTAAATATCTTTAACATACTCGGTATAAGATAGACTAGGCTGATAACCAATCTTATATTTGTTTCCGCCTTTATGCTTCTTAGTGCCACTGTTATGGTTTTTAAGCAAAGAAGAACCTACGACTTGACTCATTTTCATATTAGTATTTATACTCATAATACTATTGACTTATTTTACGATAGCATATATAATATATGTTATGAGAATTGAAACAGATGTTAAGTTAGATTTTAAAGATGTGCTTATTCGTCCCAAGCGTTCAACGCTAGGATCCCGCAAAGAAGTAAGTTTAAACAGAGAGTTTAGATACAGAAACAGTGATTGGAGGTATAGTACTATTCCAATTATGGCATCCAATATGGATGGCGTTGGTACGTTTACTATGGCCGACAAACTTACAGAGTTAAACTTGTTTACGTGTCTTGTAAAAACTTATAATACAAAAGAACTTATTGATTACTTTAAAGACGCACATTATAAAAAACTTAATACTGTAGCGATGAGTATTGGAATTACGGATAGTGATTTTGAAAAGTGGCGTGAAGTTAAAAAAAATACAGAAGTGCGTTATGTGTGCATTGACGTAGCAAACGGATATTCAGAACGCTTTAGTGAGTTTGTAAAGAAGTTTCGAGATGAATATCCACGCACAACAATTATTGCCGGCAACGTAGTGACCGGAGAAATGGCAGAGGAGTTAATATTAAATGGTGCGGATATCGTTAAAGTTGGAATCGGTCCTGGTAGCGTATGTACTACTAGGCTCCAAACTGGGGTTGGCTATCCTCAGTTGTCTGCTGTTATTGAATGTGCAGACGCGGCTCATGGGCTTGGTGGGCATATTATTGCTGATGGGGGATGTACTAACCCTGGTGATATTGCGAAGGCGTTCGCAGGAGGTGCTGACTTTGTGATGCTTGGTGGTATGCTTGCTGGACACGATGAAGGAGAAGGCAATATTATTACCAAGCAATACGCAACGAATGAACTCTCTAGTAAGAGCAGGCTGGTAGGCAGTCAATTGTTCGTCACAGAAGAAAAAAAGTTTGTACAGTTTTATGGTATGAGTAGCACTGCCGCTAATAAAAAACACTTTGGTGGATTAAAAGAATACAGATCTTCTGAAGGAAGGGAAGTACTAGTTCCGTATCGTGGTGCGGTTGCTAATACAATTCAAGATATTTTAGGTGGAGTGAGAAGTACATGTACTTACGCTGGTGCTAACAAACTTAAACAGTTATCTAAATGTACCACCTTTGTACGTTGCACACAAACACATAACGGAATATACGAAAAGAATACTATTGGCAATTAAGCAAGATCATTGCCAAAAATATTATCTGTGATCCACCCATAGAGTGGAGTTTTAAATGCTAGTTCCCATATTCCGTTTTGGCTTAAACAAGAACTATTCGGTATGTGATGAATTAGTTTGCTTTTATGAATGTGTTCCGACACATTTTCTATTAATACATTATCAACGCCGTTGTATGTAAATTTAGGAATGTAAACCTCACCTTCTACAAAAAGATTTTTATTGTTTGCATGTTTGGCTATAAAATAAAGATTATCAGTAGTATCATAATATAACTTATTACCTTTAATAACATAACCATCATCAGTTATTAAGCAACCGTTGAATTCAGTATATTCTTCTGTCTTGTTATTAAACACTTTTGGGTTGTTGCCCACTACTTTGTCATGTCTGTAATTTAAAAGTCTATAGTTTTTATTACTATTGTTAACCTCATGCGGGAATATATCTACAGAGAAATTGTCATTGTTTAATTGTTCAAAGATATAATTGATATTTTGCGTACAATCTAAATATGTATGCCCTCTACGATGTATTAAATCACAGATGTCCACTTCACATAAACTAACATGATCTATATCAATACCAAATGGTCCCTCATCATAATCACATGAGTGATCAGCACCAAGATGTTCGATAACCAAAGTATATTCATTCTCTATGGTATCTTCTATATCAACAGTTGACTTAAAATGATAACCTTTTTCCGGAATTCCAGTTTGAACATCATGTTCGATAAGAGTGTTATACATCATATCGCCATTTGGTATATTACCGTAGCGATCAATGATGTAAAATTTCCAGGTTGGAATTTTTTTAGAAGTGCAATTGTAAGTTACACCAATTGACAATGTGAATGGCATGTTATTGTAAAAGTTCTTCTAAAAGCCAAAGATAAAACGGACATTTAAATTCAATACTATAATTACTTTTATGAACATTTAAATATGTAGTAGACGAAGTCCATATACATTTTCCGTCTATTACAGCAATCTCATTCATCATATCATTATTTCTAAGATATTCTATAAATCCGTCTGTTTCTATTTCAGATTCAGGACATATTTCTGCTACTGTTACACCGTTATCCCACAATACAGATTCAATTGAAATTTCATCAATTTCAATGTCGACAATATAAAAACCATAATCTTCCTTGCCGCCAGTAAAACGATTAGTTTTAAGTAGATCCCAAACATCTTGCATATCAGACTCGTATATAACTTTTATAGTATGGATGTCTTCCTTATCATCGTCTACTTCGATGTCATATTCTTTAATGGATATCTTTTTTCCGTCTTGCCAGACTGTTGTGTGATTTGAAGGATTGTCTAATTCAACGTTTTCTTCTAATACCGTGTCGTTTAGCATTATAGTGCAACGCGGAAATGGTAATTTTCCGTTTAAATCGTCAGTTAGTTTGAAGTATATTTTAAGTGGGATTGTTTCTAAACTCATTGTATTATACGTGCTATTGATTATTTATGAGTATACGGATACTTACTCAAAAAAAAAGACATAGCTTGTGACTATGTCTTTTTTGTGGTGTAAAATTATTAATTATTCACCAATGCCTAGACCATCATACCATTCGTTAAAGTTGCCTGCGTATGCAAGAACAACAACACTACCTAGTTTTACTAGTCCGCCATCTTCCCATGGATTTGCTGTGTAATATTGCTGTGAACCACCGCCAATATTCAAATCTGTAGTAACAGTTCCGGAACTCGTAATTGTGCCGTCAGCAATGTTAGCTGCCGCATCTGCTGTTAAAGGATTATATATTGTAACAGCATGACTTAAAAAATTATTAGTTTCATCATGTGAAACGTCGTCAACAATAATATTGTCAAGTTCTCCGTCCGGATTTAAATTCTCATCTTCGCCGCCAGAGTGGCAAATTTCAAATTTATATGTGTGTGGTCCTGAACCAGCACTGTCGTCATTAATTGATGTTATTGCTACAGATAATGGATTTGAATCAGGTTGTACTTCATTTACACCCAACTCGCCTTGGATAAGAACGTCATCTTTGTATACTTTGATGGCGTAATCTTCTGTAGAGGATTCATATTTTTTAAAATTAAAAGCAATCGTGCTCATGATTATTTTCCTATTGTTTTCGCGAAAACCAATTCTGAGTAAACTGGCTATAAGTAATATTTATCTAAATCTTAGATAATAATGTATGGTCGCCATTGAAATGCCAAAAACCAGTGTGTTGCAGATCTATAGACTTATCTACCCACACTTTAAGTCCTGCGTGTTGAACACTTCTGCAAAAACTATAGTCTTCTGTTAAATATTGACCTGTTTCGTCCACAGTACAGTTAAAAAAGTCGTATTGGAAGTCTGTTTCGTCGCCTAATCCAATGTCATCATGATACTTAGTAGCACCTGCTTCAATGAGTTTCTCAAATACTTCGCGTTTAATAAGCATAAAGCCTGTGCCGGCACTGTCTGCTTCTACTAAATCTTCTCTACGCTCACCATCCTTTTTAATATTTACTACATACTTGGGTGGAATAATCTTTTGAGGATATACACCACACGCGACATCAACATCGTGTGTTACTAACTTAACCACATCCTCTGGTGTCCAACCAATGTCTGCGTCTACAAACATTAGATGACTGCCGTTACCCATAAGAAATTTAGCGGCGCAACTATTACGCCCACGATTAATATTGCTTTCATTGCTTAGTGTGTCTATTTGGAATGCTAATTTATTCTGCATACCAAACACGGTCCATTTAATATAACTTTGGAAGCATGACTCGCTTATTTGACCACCATAACAAGGCGTACAAAAGTGTATATTGATATTCATATTACGTATAATTCTACATTAATGGTATGCTGTACTCATATAACGTGTACGTTCATTTTAGTGTTATTTCTACAACGAGATCCTTGTCGCCTTTAATTATTCTATGATGGCGATTTTTCGGTATTACATAAAGATTACCGTGCTCTAACACAACAGGAAGTTGATTGTCTAACTGTAACTTCCAGTTAGATCCTTGTAATACACGAACTTCGCGTTCTTCACGATCACGATGCCAGCATAGTTCTTCGCTGTCTGTGTCGTGTTTGAAAGTTCTGTGTATTGTGTACGGATTTGTATATTTTTGATTGTATGGTTTTACCACCACTGTCCACCTTTAATACCTAGTGACTTATATCTTGGTAGTCTGCAACTCCAATAACTTGCTGTAGTTTTGTCGTTGCGATTTTTGCAATCATGTCTTGCTACAAAGTTACGAACGCGGTCAGGGTCGTCTGTTTTCACACTCATGCCTTTTGCACCAAAAGAAACTTTTTTAATATTGCCAGTCTTTGGATTTCTAACGTATACATAAAACTTTTTAGAACCGCCTCTTTTTGGCTTATTAAGTTCTACATTTTTACCGCGATAATCTGCTTCACTTAGTGATTTGTTCTTTTCATAACAATCACAATGTTTGCACTCTGGCCCACATTTACATTCTGTAACAGGCACACCGCAACATTCTGTTGAACACATTTCAACTGCTTCTTGAACAGACTCCATAGCATTACCTGCTTCTAGTTCTGCTCTCCAGTTTTCTTCAAACTCTTTGGCGGCGGCTTTACGATCTTGTACGCTAAACGCATAACCAAATTCTTGTGCGTAACTTTTGGCCGCGGCAGTTGCCCAGTACAACCATAACTTAGCGGCAAGTTCGGAATCATATACACCTTTCCTCCACTTGCGTGTTAAGTTCTTCATGATTGATTCCTTTTGAGGATATAAAGAGCCGGTGTTGTCTGCGTAAAGGACTAGTTCGCGAACTGCGTCTTCATCTTCGACCGATTCGCGAGTATATCTTGTTTTAATATCTTTTGGAACTTCTGATTCAAAACGAGGCATTCTCCATAATACGCCGCGAGTTGCTTTTCCCTCATCATCAAATGTTATACCATGTTTTTGCTTAAAGGTTTTAAACAATGCACCATATTTTTTAAGGTGATCTGGATTAACCCTAGGAATTGGGTTGGCTAGTAGAAAGGTCCAATGATTTTTACGTGCAGTTTCATGTATAATAGGAGCTACACTGACTCCTTCGTATGTGTGAAAAAATTCAAGAAATTCTTTTAACATTCCGGCTACCTTTGTTTCTTCCGGAGTGTATGTGGGTGCAAATAACTTATGTTGACGTTTTGCATCTGCCGCATCTAACTGCGGTGATCTAATAAACTTGCCAGAGCGGTTTTTAAGAAGATCATCTTCATCTTCATCTTCTTCTGCGATTTCAATAGGAACATCTAACGAAAAAGTTTCACCTTCTACAACAATACATTGGCCAATGTCGGTCTCTAATAGTTCTTGATCTTGCCAATCAAGTTCAATTTTGCCTTCATTATATAACTGTCTTACTTGGCTGTAAAACTCTGTAAATGCTTTTGACCCGGGGCGAAACAAACATTCCGTAAATGGAATACCGCGTTCGATATGTTCTTGTATTGTTTTACTTACTGTGGAATGTAGTGAAAATTCTTTTATTCGCATGGCATAAATCCTTTTATGTATTTATGCTTCTATATAAATTTTAAAAGATAATATCACCACTGGTACATTTGATTCTGTTAACTGTTGTCTCTTTAGCACCGTTGAATTTCCCCACTCCGTGCGACTTAACGTATGCTGTAATAGTCATCTTATCGCCGACATCAGGTAATGTTAGGGTGTGATAACCTGCAAAGAACTTTACAATGTTTCCGTTCTCGTCCTTGGTTGTAATCATATATGAATCATGTTTGGATAGATATCGTTTAGAAATAACACTAAGATTAAACGAGCATCGTTTGCCTACAGTGCCAACATATTCACTAGTTTCAGACAACTTTCGTTCATATGCGGCTTGTTTATTCCATGTCACATTAGAGAAGTATGTTTTTGGTAGCGCGGCAACTAATCCCAACTCCGTGCTGTCCATTGTCTTAGTGCTAATTAGTTTATACACCTTTTCATCAAACTCACTGAGAGTTCCCGCTATATGTTTAAATAACAACCCTTGGAAATGATTGACCATTGCTTCTGCCAGCGCACTATCTTCTTCTTTGATATGTTTGCTTTTATCATCACCTTTAAGAATATCAAACAAAGAAAAAATTATATGATCTCTGTTTGCCAGTGTTAGTACAGCTTCGGTGACATGAACTGGTACGCCGTTGTCATCAGTCACTACTTGACTATGATCTAAATTTACGTATGACATATATGCGTCATTACTCTTAATATGGCTCATACCGTTTTTACGATATGCGGCACACGATAACTCAATACAAAGTCTGGTGTCTAAGAATCGCTTTTTACTTCGAAGATCCTTGTAAATTTTATAAGCCACTACTGGATTTTTAGTGCTTGATCCTTTAATTCTTTGGTTCATTTTAGTGACGTCCGCTCTTTGGTAAACACTATACTCTCCTCGGGACACCGTAACGGCCGTCTAATGTAAAAATGTATCTCCGCCCATTTACACCATAAGAGGCAGTCATACGAATTGGTGTATCGAATCCAGAGGTTTCTTTTTGGGTGTTAAAAATATGAAGGGCGTCCATTAAAGAATCCTCATATACTTTGGTCTCTCGAGGACTGCCAGCGATGTTGCGATACTGTATTGTCCAATAATCTTTCTTATTCATTATTATGCTCCTTAAAGTGATTTGATAAGTTCATTAACTTCGTCTTGAATAAATGGTTCGGCTTCAACAGCCCACAAAACAAAGTTAATCTTGTCATGAGATACTTCTTCGTTACATGCCTCAATTAACTTCTTTGCTAATTCTTCTACCTTAACCATTTAAGTCATACTCCCAGTTCTTTTTAGTATACCATTTCTCTACTACAGGCAATCCGAATTCGTCTTCGTCTACGGAAATGTAAACGACAGTCTTTTTGACATTGGCGTAGCGGTATCCATCGTCTACCCAAACCTTATGGGCAAACTCTTTACAAAAGTCAAAGTCGTCATCGTTGACGGAGTATTCGAAATAGTTGCCTTCTTCCTTTTCAATGAAGCAACCAATTGGATCTTTGGTAAATTTGTAGTATGCCATTTATCTTCCCTATTTCTTTAGCGTATATATACATTATACAGTATTTGACTAAAAAGTCACGAAAAAAAGTAACGTAAGTGTTTGATTTTAAAGGAAAATAAAAAATTTAATAAATTTTAATGCTTATTTTTGTAAATATTGTAAATATTTGAATATATCTGTGCGATCTTTGAAGACCTTAGGTATAGAATTAATTATTTCAGTAAATTCTTGATAGCAGGGATGTAGTTTTGATAAAATATTTTTTTCTGTATATTCTGCATCGGACCAGTGAGAGGGTTTTCTTAAAGGTATAAAATATACATTATCTATACCAATGTCGTCTAGAAATAACTTTAAAATTTTGGGTATTTCTCGAAAATTGTCTTTTTGCAATATGAACACCCCGCTAACTACAGGCCTATTAGGAAGTTGCATTAACCAATTTATATTTCTTAAAAGTTGATTCCA